TCATTTTAAAAGTCTTCGTAGACTCTCATAAAGCTCTAGGGGAGGGCAAGCGGAAAGTCCGCTCATCTGACCGTCGTTCACTTCTATAAGTGTCCAAGATCCATCGGTTTTCTCTGCAATGTCGAGAACGAAGAAAGAGGCAGACTGAGAAACAATTTCGGCACATTGGTCGGCAAACGCTAAACCTTCGGGGGTCATCGTGCCTATTTCTTCCGAAATGGTCCAATAGAAGCCGTAGGTCAAACGCTCTTTGCCGTAGTAGAAGAGTCGCCATTCGTTTGAAAACGGCAAATCGTTCAAGCCGATTTCTAATTTTTTTAGATCTGCATATTCCCGTATCACTATTCCCTGAGTGCCAATGAGCGGATCTCGCATTAGTCTTGAGTAGACGGCGCTGCAAGCGTCCCAATCTTTGGCAAACATCATCGTGTTCCAATCGAACTTACGAGAGTTTGTTCGCCCTTTTAAAATGTAAGGTCCGCCAGACTTCGGTACGTCTTGAAGACGAAACCAAGACTTCGGCGTGAAGTCTACTACGTCGTAGTAATAGTCGAAGCTAGCGATGTAGTTGTGCTCACGGAGCGAGTTCACAAGTCTGCTTCCTTGAGCAAGCAGATCCTTCTCTAGCTCTCGGTAGTAGGGAAGGGCAGAATATCTAGCGATAACAAGTCTTTCCTGCAAACCAACTCGACTGTCGGTCACGGGAAAGACTTGTTTAGCGATTTCCAATTCCTCTTTCGTGTCAACATCGGAACGAAAGAGGATGACTGGATTTTTCACAGACGGGATTCCACGTAGTCAAAGGTCTTCTGGCTTAGTCCGACGTGAGCCGCACCAACATCGACGACCACTTCTTTGAAGGCGTCACCGAGGCGTTCGGCTGAAGTCCTGACAACTTCCTCTCTTGGTGTCATAAGACGGAGGTGGTTCTTCATGCTCCTAGCAGCGGTAGCAAGATCAGCCGCCGTAAGTTGAAGCGTGTCCGCAGCACCCATACGATAGAGGGCTTCAAGCTTAGCACGCTCGACTACCTCACGAATGACGGCAGGGATCTGCCCGTCTAGTTCTACCGCTGCGGCGGAGACATCTTCATTTGGCGACATTAGACCACGGGCGTAAAGCTTGAGAAGCTTCCCTGCGGCTTCTGTGTCGGGAGGGAGCACGCTGATAACCGCATCGAGACGACCTGGACGCAACATGGCTTTGTTGATCTTCTCAACATCGTTCGTAGTGAGGATCGTCATGATCTCGAAGCCCTTCGAGTCAACACCGTCGATGTTGTTAAGAACGTCGTCAACTTCCGCCGAGCGACCACCTGTGACCACACGGTCGATGTCTTCAGCGAAGATCACAGCCGGGCTATACTGACGTGCGAACAAGAGGGCGTCGGGAAGACCAAGCACACGGTCGAGATAGATGAACGTCCAACCGTTCTCAACGCATTTCTTTGCTGTGACGTTGGCAGTAAGGGTTTTCCCCGTACCGTATTTACCTTCGAGCAAGATACCTCGGCGAAGAGGGATACCGAACTTGCGGCACATCTCGGTCTTCTCAATAGGCGTAAAGATCGACGTTTGAACTTGGTGACGTACTTCCTCAGAAAAAATGAGGTCGTTCTCGTCGGTCTTCGAGAGATCGAGAAACTGCGGTGCGTACTCGAAGTCGAAGTTAAGTTCGCCGTCTTCCGTCGTGCGGATGCGGATAGCCTTTCCTTTATATACCGACTTCTCACGGACGTAGAGACGTACTTGATCGGCAATATACTTGATTTGCTCTTTATGCTTTTGCTTGACCTTACCGCTGATAGCGAAAACGATCTGACCGTTCTTACGGCTGTAGTTGGTCTGAAGGTCGCCTTCAACGCCGGGGATCTTGAATCCGCCCCAAACGACTTGTACACTTTCGTTGTGGGAAACTTCAAGGTTGACCATGACCGGTGGACGTGGACCGAAGAAGCCTGGAGTAGGAGCTGCATGGTGCCAGCCGTAGATCTTACGGAGCGTCTCCATCAAAGCATAGCTGCCGTCGAGAGGGTGAGCGACGACCTCTTCGTGGATTGCGATGACTGTTTCTTCTTCTTCGATTTTGCGTTCGAGACAAGCAATCGCTTCTTCGTTCGTCATCGTCTCGGGGAGGGTGATTTGTGTACCTTCACGCCGAACACCAACGTCACGGAACTTGAACTCGCCATCCGCAGACGACTTGTTGGCTTTCTCTTGGAGAAGCTTCAACATTTTCGCCATCGTTTCGACATTCACATCTGTTGCTGCGCTTGACTTCGCACGAATCTGCTGCGTCATGTTCACTATCCTCACTTGAAAAGTATAATTGAATGCTGGTGAACCACCGTAACAGCCAAAATAAAAGATGGCAACCTTGACTTCGTGGAAAAGCTATTTGACATCCTCCCCACGGCTAAAGCCGGGAGGAGGAAAAAATATGCCATACCGTTAGGTTCGAGTCAGAGACCCGCCAGCATCTTTATCTACCGAGGTATTCCTACTAACCTTTTCGGAGATAAAGACGATGCAAGAATCCTATTTCAAACTCAAAGACTTTCTCAAAAGTGAATCGCAGCGTTTCAAAGATGCCCGTAAAGAGGGTCACGCTAAAGACCACTACGAGCGCCAAAACTACCGCTACCACCACATCGCCTACTGCCTTATTCGTGGGCGTACCCTAGAGCAAATCGAAAACCACAGGCTCAACCCACACCCCCAAAACTACAGCGAGTGCAACGAACGCTACCTTCAAAAAAGAGTTGCTGACATTCGCCTCGCCGTTGAGGAGGGTCGCTATGGAGCCGCTTGATAGGCTGTATGTCATCTCCAGACGTGATTTAGGGCGTGGAGCCCAAGCCGTCCAAAGTGCTCATGCGGTAGCTGAGTTCATGCTTCAGCACCCAGGACGGTGGAAAAATCACACGCTTGTTCTACTGTCCGTAGATGATCTTGACGAGCTTGAAGTATTGCATAAAAAAGCAGCAGAAGAATTGCCAACGGTGGTCTTCCTAGAACCTGACCTTGACTTTTCTTTCACCGCATTTGCTGCTGGTGGTGCGAGCACGTTGTTTCAACGCTTGTCACTCTTAAGATGAGACAGTAGACTGTGAGTGCTTCCGGTGCCCGAGGCTAGGCAGACGGTCTCTAAAACTGTCTTCGGGGTTCGAGTTCCCCCGGAGGCGCTCCTCAGTAGAACATACCATATGCCAGCATCGGTATGTGTCGTTTCTTCTCATCATAACCTGAGAAGTGGAACGTCGGCGTCGTGTCGATCACTTCGTTTACGGTCAAAGTAAGTTCGAGATCGCCGAGCTTCAAGTACCATAAAAGAATTTCGAGGTACCCTTGAGTGCCGCCTTGCAGATAGCAGCGACCTTCCGTCTCTAGTTCGTTTTTTTCGTAATCAGAAAATTCCCACCCGAGCTTTGTAAGCGTATCCGCATGGTGTTCGGGGATCGTGGACTCTTCGTAGTCTTTACAGACTTCAGCGCCGAAGTCAAAACCGGTTTTAGTGACCGCCGTGAAGTACGCCTCCCTGACATCTGCGACGGGTTTATTAGACGTTACAAAAATATCTAGGTGCTGATTGTGACCATCCTTGGACCAATCTCCTAGTTGAAATTTGATAGTGTGCTCAGCGGACATCGTAGTGGATTCCTTCTTGCGCTTGGAGGTCTAACTTTTTGAGCTGGGCGATGGTGCTTTCGGCACTAGTATGATGGATGCCGATGCCGCCACGCTTACGCCACTCCTCAATGGAGATCAACATGTCGTCGATTAGAATCGAGTCATAAGCGGCTAGGTTTTGTTTATAACGACGACGGCGATAGACGATGGGCTGGCTTTCACCAAACTTTGCATTAACCCACAGACGCTTTTCGTAGCGGGCTCTCAGCTCGTCGTGCGTGCTTGGTGCCGTCAAGAAGATCGGGTTGAGCTGTTGCAAAAACTGCCATAGTTGCTCCCCGTCCGGCATCAACTCAAGAGAAAGCCAAAAGTTTGGTATCCCTTTAAGGAGGTCCCACGCTTCGTGCTCAGGAACATTTGCAAAGGTCCGCTTTGTATGCTCGGTGAACTTCTTGTCGAAGTCGGCAATCACACCATCCATGTCGCAGAAAATTGTATATGCCGCTAGACCTCGAAGCATCAATCATTACCCCCAGAACTACACGGACTAGAATCGTGCGAGCTGCAAGAGCTGTCCGGCGCACTCGACTCGAAAGAAGACGAGAAGCTAGGAGATGGATCGAAGTTACAGGGATCTGCCATCATCGGCGAAGCGACATCAAAAGACGGGTTGTCATCCTGCGATGCGTAAGGCTTAGTTGCCTTGCGGCGTGTCTGCGGTCGAGGCGTAGGCGCTGCTGTTTGGTGCAGACCTCGCCACTTTTGGCTGAAGTCGTCGTCCTCAGTTGTTGGTGCAGGGCTTGCGAGAAAAACCTCTAGAGTTTGACCTTTCCAAACTACACGTATGATGCCGTAAAGGATGAGTCCTCCTACGATAGCCAAGAAAAGTTCCACCGGGTTCCCTCCAAAAGTTAGGATTGTATGAAATTCACAATAGCAAAAAAGACCCCCCTTGCAAAGGGAGGTCTTTCACTGAGAAAGGAACCAGCATTGTCAAGCTCAAGAAACAATAAAGGCAAAGCTTGACTCAGACTGCTTTCTTGTAGGGTACTTCTTCGAGGCTTTCTTTCCGACTCTGCTGCTGCCCACAATGCGGGCAGCTCTTCTCTTCGGCGTTACAGTATCCCCAAGGGCGGTGTTTAGTTATGAAGAACATCCGAGGGTGCCAAAAATGTCCGTTATCACAGTTATGTTGCACACGCTCAGTAGATCTTCGCAGCTTAGAGCCCGCACCTTGCATCGTTGATGCAGGCATAGTACGGACCCCCAATTATTCTGCGTCGTTGTTTAGAGCATCCATGACCACATCAGAGCCCTTGACTACTTCTGGCTCTTTTGGAGCAGGAGCCGAGCCAGATTGACGGTTGGGGATATCAAGACCTTTCGACGGTTCTTGCTGACATGCGTACTGCGTAATCGTCGTTTTGAAGACGTTTAAGATGACCGGCAAGTCGGACTCAGCTACGTCAACCGAGCTTTCGACTGCGGAGAAGTTATAGCACCAACGAACTTTCTCTTTGGTGGGACCGGTCAAGAGGACCGACACACGCTTGTTTGCACGGATGCGGTAAAGCTTCTCAGCGCCGTCGCCGGGGATCGACATTTGGAATTGACCCTTACCATTGACGAGCGTGTCGCCTGCATACCCACGGGAGTCCATCGAGACGATGTAGACTCGCATGTCGTTTTTCAGATCATCGAAGCCGACTTCAGCTTCGAACTTGACTTCGTAGTCTTCGTACCCTGCTTCGACAGCCTTATCCTTAAGGATGGTAAGCTGCTGAGTGTAGAAGTCTTCCGAGTCAAGGTAGGTACGTCCGTCAACTTCCATATCGAAAGCTGATGCGACGTAGCCTCGAAGTTGGACCGGCTCGTGCTCACTAGGAGCGGTTTTTGCCCCTTGGTCCTTTTCTTCTTGCTCTGCTTTCTCTTTGGCGGCGAGATCGGAATCCGTGCCGCTCAGGTCGTTACCACAAGCTGCGATGACATTCATGACCAAGATGACCAGTACCATTTTAATCGACGTTTTCATTTGAGAACCTCCTCAGTGTTGTTAAATATAACTTCGGCAGAGTTCGCAAAAACTTTAGCATAAATCGTACAACCCCTTGATTTATATAGAAAGAGGCAAGCTCACTTCGAGCTTGCCCTTGCTGGTGCTAATTAAATGTGGTTAGAAAACAGCTAGTTAGGACGCAATCGTAACTAGCTGTTTTATCAAGGGAACGTTGAAAACCTACAGCTACCTAGCTTTAAGCCGACTGCAAGGGGTACTTGCTGCTGTAATGGGCGTGTGTTTCGAGCACTTCCTCAAACGTCCACTTCTTTGTGACTACCCCATTTAGAAAGACTGTTTTCAGCAGGTCTTGCTCTTCGGGAACGCTTCCGAAAGGCACGCAGCGGATTATGCCGTCAGCATCTTCGATGACTGAAAAGCGTCCTTCGAGTGATTTCTTGCCTGGATCAGTGACGGGATCTTTCGAGACGCCCACCCACTCACCGTCGATTTCTGCGGCGGAACATTTGTACGCCATCTTGAGAAGGTCACGGTGGATCTTTTGGTGACGTTCGCCACCTTCACCGAAGGCGATGTTGTCGGCTGCCCAATAGCTGCGACACATCTCTTGAAGGATACACTCGAACATTTCCGAATTGATGCCGTCGCCCCAAATCATGCGGACCTTCGGGTTGAGCATCTTGTATCCTTGCGGCGTCATCTCTGTACCGAAAGCCTCACCGAGAATCGTGAGGAGATCAATGACGACTTTCGGTGCGTACCCGGAGTCAGGACGAATCACCGTCACGCCGTTACGCTTTAAGATGGTCGCCTTCAACTCTTTACCAAAGATCTCTTTGCATGTGTGGTAGATGTCGTAGCTGTCCGACACCATAGCAATGAAGCCCTCTGGAAATTCTTCACACATGTTCTTGTAGGCTTTCGACTCTTTAGGTCTTGTCCACGAAGTCACCGTCATGTGGCACATAGCAGCGATGGAGTTTGACCACACCTTTTCGGTGTCGTAGTAAGCCATAAGCCAAGGGACCGAAAGGAGCGTATCGGAGCCCTTCGAGTTGAGTATGTATGCTGCTCCAACTCGTGCTGCCGATTGGTCACTCGAACTTCCCCGCTGACCAAAGTCATGGATTTTGTAATCCAAGCCGAGGGTGTGCCCGTTGGTGCGGAGCATGAAGCCGCCGACGAGACGGCGGTCGTGCCAACCTTTGGTTGCAGCCGTAGTGGTTGCCCAATTGTGAGAGAGTGATGTTTCAACCGCTGTCGCTAGCCATTGAAATTCAGGGTCAGTTGCGTGTACTGTGAAGAGGGGAACATTCGCAGGGACGATGATGCCTTCCGGTAAGGCTTTGATTTCAAGCGGCAGAGCCCCTTTATGCTTCTCTAGAAGACTTCGAAACCCTTCTTCATCCACGATGTCGAGATCAAAGAAATGTTCTTTTAAAATTGGGAAACCCCAATCAAGCATCTCTTTGCTAATGACGTTGTTGCCACTGAAATTGACTAGATCTTCTTGCAAGCCAAAGAAAACCACTTTGTCGTACTTGCCGCCACGGGACGAAAAGTAGTTGTAAATGTCGGTGATGCCTGGAGGCAGTTGCCTGTGAAAGCTATGCATGTAACTGTCCATTTGGAACAGGAACGGATATCTCGGACGATACATTTCTAATGCAATCTGACTGCGGGTCTTACTCATATTACCTCCTTGATGTTGTTTACACGCTGCGCTTCTCTGCCTTCTTTTCTCAGGTACAGCGTGGAGCTTTTAAAATGCTTGCCGTATGTTTCTGAATCGTCGATGTGCAAATCTAAACCTACTTCTTGGCAGTATTCTGCTTTCGCGGAATCCCACAACTCGGGGCGCAGCCAACCGTGCCCACGCTCGTCCCAAGAGACCGTGATGCCTTGAGAAGCTCTGTAGTCGATGATCGAGCAGAAGTGCGTGTAATGAACACCTTCTACGAAGCCTGCTTTAGCAAGATCCCATAAGGCATAGCTCTTGGTGGGACCAGTGATAATGTGAACTTCATGATTTGCCTCTACGAGAGCTTTTGCAACTGCGGCAAAAACCTGCGGGTGCTTGTCGATGACGCCGTGAACGTCCAAGCCAAATCGCATATCAACCTCGACGCCACTTCTTGCCGTTTTTCCAGACGAAGTGATTGATGATGTGGAGATGGTCCTCGAAGATCTGCTCTTCAAGATAGCCTAAGTCTCCGATAGGAATCCATTTGGCTTCTGCTGCATCGTCAGCACCTTTGATGTAGGGGAAAGCCCCTAAGTCAGGTAGCTCGAAGTGAAAGGCTCTAGTGATAACGCGACCACGAGTTGAACGACGGGGATGACCAAATTCTTCGTCATCAGCCGCACACGCGATCAGTTCTCTTCTGGAGAGAGCAACTTTCTTTACTTTAGTCATCTGCTCTTTATGAAAGAAGTCGATGCTAGTCTCTTCCATCAGCTCTCTGAGGGCGGCGTCGAACTTGTCTTCAAATTCACCGATGTAGCCACCTGGAAGAGCCCACTGACCTTTGCCTGGGTCTTCGCCTCGCCTTACCATCAAAACGTGAGCGTTTTTTGTGACGACGGAGTCCACAGTGTTTTCGATGATAGGGTAAGGGTAACCCCCTTTTATAAAGCGCTTCTGAAGCACATGGAGGTGCTCACTTACAAGACTACGGCAACGCTCTGGGTGCTCTGTTTTGAAAGCTTCGAGATAAGCAGCGACCTGAAGTGGTACGTTCTTACGCCACTCGTAGCTTGCTGCACGCTCGCGCGCCTCTTTTAAGGTCTCGGACAGCAGAAACGTTTTGTTCTTAGGGTTACTAAGATCGAGAATATCGAAGTATTCGTTGTCGAGCATCTCCATAAAGTAGGAGTTGCGGATGTCAGTCGCCGACACACCTCTGGAGAAGCTTGCGGTGTCGATGAACTCCCACTGCGGGAACCAGTCTAGGTAGACAGAGGTATCATCTTTCTTATAGCCGATGATCCCAATTTTGAGGTCTTTAGGCGAACCACTGTCGTGGTCAGACCAACCAACGCTTTCGGGATAGACCTTTTCCAAGATCGCTCTGACCTTGGTGTGGACTTCCGCTAGCCAGAAGGGGTTCTTGTAAGGATAGTCTCTGACTGCCGTAAACGTCATCCGACTGAGGTCTTCCTCGTCGAAGCATGGACGTGTCATCTCAACGCGCTCAGCGGTCGTCCACGGGTTGTACGTGTTGACGGCTTTCTTGTCTGAACCGTTGACGGCAATAACATGCCGACCTAAGGCTAGGGCGCGGTCGATAATTTTCTTGTGGGCGTTGTGCAGCGGTTCGCCGCGATAAAGGAAGACAATAGCATCGAAGGCGTAGTCACGCATCTTGTACCCTCTCTGGGTTTCTTTAGACTCTAGCGCACTTCTCTCAATGAGAAGGTTCACCCGCCAAACTCTTATGTATCTATCCTAAACACACCAGTATACAGAAAGCAAGAAAAATCTTTCTCAATTCACCAACACCTTGAGGGTCTTGGGTTCCCCGCCGCGAAGCATCGTCACCGTGAACTTGTCTTGGTGTTTTATTTGCTTCAAAAGCGTAATCGCTTGAGCTGGTGACGTAAGAGGTTTGCCGTCGAGCGCCGTAATTACGTCGCCGTCTTCTAGACCGGCTAAGTCGTAAACTGAGCCTGGGTCGAAGTTCCAGATTCGAAAGCCTGTCACCTGACCTTCTTTGTCGAAGACGGCGTCAGCCGTGGCTCCCATAACGACGATCGTCAGCTCTTCTTCGGCGATGTACTTATGAACCTCACGGCTCATATGGATCTCGTCGCCTTTGATTTCCAAACCTTTGATAAGCTTTTCATTGGCTAAGTATTCGCCTGTGCGAAGTACCCGCTCGGCAGAGGGCGACGTAATAATTATCTCTTTAGCCGCTATCTTTTTTATGATCCAGCCATCTACAGGTTCGCCCACACGCAGCGAAAGTACCTTGTCGCCAGATCGCACCGTGGCAATAGACGGATTACCCGTTATCGTTCCCACGAGAAAGATTTCCGCATGTGCTGCGGTTGACAACGCAAAGAGGCACAGAAGTAGTCTACGCACAGCTCTACCCCACATGTTGAAACAGGTCTCAGTCTTCGTCTTCTTCTTCGTCCCAAGCTTCTTCAGCGAGGTCTTCGAGATCTTCTTCGTCGAGTTCAACAGGATCATCGTCGGCGTCGAGGTTGTCTAAATCCTCGTCTTCGTCGAAATCATCTTCGTCGTACTCTTCTTCGTCTGTTTCTTCCTCGTCTGTTTCTTCCTCGTCGTCCTCTTCGGGGTCGTCGAGGGGTCGAATATCCTCATCTTCGGTTTTGTATTTCGTAGGCACTAAGTAACCCTCCTGAAAGTTGCACAGAATCTTTCTGTGTCTTATTCTTTCTCAAACTCTTTATTAAGCTTGCCTACGAGCTTGTTTTTTGCCTCGATAAGCTCGGTGCGGCAGATGGCAACGACGAAACCAACGACGACACCTAAGCTAAATCCAACTAGACCTAAGATCATAAATTCTCCTGACTGGTTATTGGTACCGTTCCATCATACAAAAAAGAGGGAGGAGCACAAGCCTCTCCCTCTTTTTTTAACCTGCTAAGGGAACCTCAGTCGGTGATAGCACGGGCAAGTGCTTCGCTGATCGTCATGTTGCCGAGATCTTCAGCAGTCATGGTGTCAACGATGTCGTACTTAGCGCCTTGGGAAACGAGGTCGTCGTCGAGGGACTTCAGGAACTTCGTAGCTCCGTCGTCGCCGCCGATTTGGACAAACTGCACGCCAAGCTCTTCGTCACGGTCCATTTTCTTGGACGCTTCGATGATAACACGCTTGACCTTAGCAGGATCGTTCGGAGCGCCGTCTGTTACAACGACGATAATTTCGCCGTTGGCTTTCGTCTCGTTTTGCGCCTTGCGCTTGAAGTAGCCGTTGAAAGCATCTTCGAGAACTTCAGCAAGAGCCGTGGAGCCGTTTGGCTCTTCGGTTGTGAAGATCTGCTTCACTTTGTCGTCAAGCACGTTCTCATGCTTGTTGAACGTTCCTGCGAACGTGTAAAGCGTGATTCCGTCAGGATCAAGCTGTTGGATCTTACGAGCGACAGCTTCGGTGCCTTCCCGTGCTGCGTCCCAACGGCTTTTGCCGCCCGGTTGATCGGTTTCGCCCATCGAACCGCTGCGGTCAATGATAAGTGTGTAGTCACGATTGTCGAGTGCTGCGCTCATAGGACCTGCCTCCAAAATTGTATAACTGATTGTCTTGAGCAATCACCTTACCGAGCTGGATGCGAAACGCAAGAAGAAAACGAGCCTGCTTATTTTTTAGTCATCTGGGGAGACATAAGACTTCCAGCTCTCTTTCCATGTACGTGTCAGACGGAACCTAACCGCCGTAGGGCGCTTTGGTTTCGATCTGAGCACCATGCCTGCCTCTTTAGGAGTCATGTTGTCCTTCTTGCCGTTGCATTGACGACAGCAGGTAACGAGGTTCGACCAAGAGTTGATCCGTCCATCCATGTTGAACTCCTTCGCACGAGAGCGCGGAATTACGTGATCTACGGTCAGATCCTTAGAGGCACCACAGTATTGGCACTCAAAGTCGTCCCTTAAAAAGACGTTCTGCGAAGTTAAGTTGATATTTTTGGAAAAAACCTTGTCGTGATCGGTCAGCTTGATAACTTCCGGCGCAATGTAGATACGGCTCGGCGTCCGCACGGCACGGTCAAGCTTACCGAAGGCATGTGTGGACCACGCCTCAATGTCATAACTGACCCATTGATGATCCATCACAAGTGCTTTCTTCTGAAAAAGAAGACGTAAAGCCCTCTCGACTGTCATCACGCACAGTGGGAAGCAATTACGGTTAAGCACGAGCACTTTGTCGGCAAGGATATCCACTAGTCTTTTTTGATAAGCACCACGATTACGTCTTTATCGCTGTACTGCTTTGTGTGCGGCGTGTAGCGAACGTGATGAATCAACCTTTCTACAACAAAAATTCCTTTTTCACCGAGGTCTATCCAGTCACCCCTGTTGAGGGGCTGAGCCGGAACGTACCTGATGTTGACTTCTTCACCTTCGATTTCCAGAAACACCTTAGACTGTAGCATATATAAGCATTCCTTCAGCTAAATTTTTACCGTTCGTAAGACACCAGATCAAGAGCCTTAGAAGGCTTACGCACCGAAGGTACTGGTGCCGATTTCCACATCTCATCGGCTTGGTTCTCGATACTCGTCATGAGGGCATCTAAGCTCTTCCGACGCCCGTCCCACGGCGTCAGATCGCCGTACTTCAGACCGATCTCAAACTCCATCTCAATGGGGATAGCGAGGTTACAATTCCAGTGGTCTTCGATGTACTTCTGCATATCCGCAACGAAGCACTGCTTCATAATCGGAAGTATCAGCCGCACGTCCTCTAACGGTGCTTGGACAAGGCAGGAGTCGTGGACGATGTTTTGAACTAGCCACCGGTCTTCAAGGTTATTGTCGAAGATATGCTGCATGAACGTAAACATGCCGATAGTGCCCGCATCTGAGCTTTGACCTTGGATCGAGCTGTTCATTGCCTTGCGGTCGGCATCAGTCTGAAACTTCCATTCGTTGAGGCTAAAGAGGTGATCTAGACGACGACGGCGACCCATGAAGGTCTCGACGTAGCCTTTCTCTTTCGCAAGCTTTGGGATCTCTTTTAGATAAGTCTCAAGGTCAGGGAACGCCGAGAAGTAGGCTTTCATCTTCTCTTCCCCTTCCTCCGGCGACCATCCATTGCGTTGGCATAAAGTCTTCACGGTCATACCGAAAAGAAGCCCAAAAGTTATGCAATTTTTAGATGTTACGCCACCCGCAGTAAACGTGTGCGACGAGTCCGCAACCTCGATATCATATACTTTCTGTCTCTCCTCTTTCACTACTTTGCGAGTGACCGGAGCGAGGTACGCCTTGGTTTTGTAAAGCCAGTTAATGTCGTTGGCGACCTCGTTTCCTTCTTCCTCAGACCAAGCCTTTAGAGCAGCAAGGACGTATAGATTCTTGTCGAGCCAGTTATAGGTGATCTCAGTCAAACCGTTAGTAGTGATGCGAGTTCCAAACTTTACCTTCTCGTCGCCGATCTTAAAATATGTCCCTCGGCAGTCTGTCTTGTACTTCTCGCGCAGTCGGCGGAGTAATGCGTCTAAGCCGTAAATACCATCAAAACTACGGCAGTCGCTGACTGCCAATGCTTTCGTCTGTTTATTTGCGGAGACAAAACCTACGGTGCGTGCGAAGACGGCGGCATCGCGCACTCGCAGCCTAAGACCATAGTAGGTCCGTACTTCGCGCCCTACGGGGGTCGTGTGCTCCTCGGAGAAGAGGACGCTTACCATACCAAGATTGAAAAGAAGCTGCTGAATGTCCGTCATCAGCTTTTTAGATGCCGACATAACCACTACAGCATTGTTTTTGACTGTGCCGTCGCCCTCGAAGTAGGCACGCAGGAAGTTAATCACCTCTTCGCGTGTGGAGCGAAAAATGATGTCAGGCACACTCTTAGTAGAGGAGTAGCTCTTCTCTAATCCGACATGCTCAAGGTAGCGTCCAACCTTTGAAGGCAGTCTGCCAATACTGTTACCAGAGTAGGAGTAGTGCCGGTACCGTAGCTGATATCCAAAACATGATTCAACACAGTGCTGAAAATCGGCTAGAAGCTCTTGCGAGCCTTCTCTACTTGCTGCAAAAATCCAGTTCTGAGTATCGCCTTCAGCAACCATGTAGCCTAAGATACGAGCCAGAGCGGGGCTCATTTTCGTTGGGAGCTTTGGAACGTTCGCGTGGTGACGACTCCCCAACAAGGACTTGAGGCGTTTCTCAACTTGAGCCTCACTCTGAAGCGGCGTACCTGGGTTAAGTTTTTTGTAATCGTCGGTCGTCAGGTTATGGACCCTAAGATGCTGGTTTAGATTGCCAAACTGTCCATCACAGATCCTGCAAAATACAGTCTCTGAAAAAAAGGTCTTTGGAGTAAGCTCCGCAATTTCCGGTGAAGTCTCCGCCCAAAGACCTCCTTCGCGAGGAATTACTAGAAGATCGCCTTCCCTGATATCCTTCAGAGTAACTTCCGTAAGAGCGCAGTCGCGCCAAACGATGAGAGGATGATCGGCGTCTCCCTCAAGTGTGTTACCTAGCTCTGTCTCAATAACTACAGTGCTGTTCACCCACTTATGGTTCACGGCTAAAATGTCGGCGATGCCGTTGCGCGACTTCACTTGCATACCAGCAAGCATCTGCACCCACTTCGAGTCGTCTTTGTCCCCAACAAGGTCTTCGATCTTTAGGACCCCTTTAGACGTGTAGAGAAGGGTTGAGCCTACGAGGCATTTAGCTGCTTGTCTCATTTCTTTAGATACCTTCTCCGCAGGCATCCCAAACATCAAACTAGCCGTTCGACGGTGAAGGTCGGCAAGCAAACCTGCCGCTGCAAAGTCTCCATCCGAGATCGAGTCGTCGTTGATCGCAGCCTCAATGAGCTTGGCGGATTCACTGAAGATGGAGATCAAGTTCTTGTCTTGGCTGAAAAGAGCTGCCCAACGGACTTCAGCGGTCTTGTAGTCACCTTGGATAAGACAGGTTCCGTTTGGAAACCGCATCGACGGCGGCTCCGCTTGGAACATGTTTTTCACCTCTTTAGCTAGCTTGATCTTACCTGCGGGGAGCTGCTGCAAGTTTGGATTTGAGCCGGAGTTGTGTATGCATATTTCATTAGCTATGAAGTTGTGCTCGTCTTCGACCTCTAAGTCATAAACATTTACAGGCACATCTAGATACTCAATTTTAGTAACGATATGATTGCGTCGGATACCGTAAAATTCAAAAAGCGTCTTAAGTTTGCGGAAACCAATTTTGAGCCGTCTAGCCCCAGTATCAATGTCTGCGACTCGGCTAGCTTTAGCTATTACTCCACGAGATAGGTAACCGTAGTCGCTGTACCTAAGTGCGACCGCTTTAAGATCCACACCAACATCTGAGCATTTTTTCTTAAATGTGGCGAAATCAGTTACGTGACTGTGTTCCACAGCATAAACTGGTCGTCCTTTAGAATAGGCTAGAGATTTTAAAATTTGCCATTTGGTAACTCTCTTGAACATGCCGTGGTTTTCACCGTGAAGTGCGTTCCTATCCGCAAGATGAGCCATCCGCAAATAGCCAAGCCTTTTCTCGACATACTCAGGATTTTGTGCCCGCTCCAGCATATGCTCTGCGGCGTGTGCGGCGTGTGCGGCGGCTGTCATACCTTGAAGGTTTTCAACTGCGTTATTAAGTTTATTACCGTCGATGTGATGCACATGCTCAGGCATGTCACCATGGACTTCTCGGTAGATCAACCTGTGTTCTCTAATTTCCCGATCTCTCGAATGTAAACGCCCGTAGCCTGATGTTGTCGATCTTCCTAGAGCTAGTAATGACTGGTTGACCACTAGATCTTTAGCTTGGACATAAGAACCGTCGATAAGACGGACTCTGTGCTCGGGTGTCACATCGAGATAGCCGACATGCTTCCTTCCCTGACCTAACCAGTGAATCCGTACAACCTTCTTAAACCCTGTTTTTCCAGCCCAAAGAACCTTCTTAACCCTAAGGTTAAGCTGATCGTCGTAGCAGTAGACTAGATCACCTTCCTTGATCGACTCTATAGGAAGCCCCTTTGGTGCTTTGGATACGTCTCTTACGCAGTCGATCAACGTGCCTTCGGCTACGCAAAGCCTGCCCGTGGCTGTCCCATGCAGGTTGTAGGAGGCACGAACCCGAGAGTCTATGCTGTCGCCTTTCGGGTTACGGATGAAACCTTCCATGCTGTCAAGGTACGCCGTGCCTAGCTTTTTCAGCTTGCGGTATTCGCTTTCAAGCTTGAGTGCATTGTCTTTAAAGATGGGCGTGCCGTCTTTGTCGTCCATCCGAACCGGAACGCCGTAGACGGAAGCATATTTCTCTTTGATCGTCGGCGTGTCTTTGTAGACAACGGGCAAGGCGTAGTTCTCTAAAAACCCAGAGTCGAGTTTGCCTTTTTTGGTCTTCTTCGAGAACTTAATCGGCTGAAGCTGCAAGAAATCTAAAAAGAACAACTCTTGTTGGTCTTGCTTGTTGAGGTCAAGCTTAGGTAGTTCTTCTTCCTCGTCGAAGCTCCAAAGGCTTTCATACTCGGCTGCGTTCTTAGACTTGCCACCAATCTCTTCTTTGTAACGCTTACGAAAGTCTAAAACTTCCGGCAGAGTTTGCAGATCGTTTTCAATTTCTTTAATACGGTTCCAAATCGGAGAGTCTTCGCTTTGGAGGTAGCCGAGGTGCTCAGGCTTTACCCAAAGACCGTTGCATTCCATGACGGCGACGGCACGGCTAGCAGGGAAGTAGTAATGCTTCTGAAATTTGCGGAGAAGCTTTGCAGCTCCCTCAGGCTGAATCACAGATAGCTCTTGTTCTTTACGAGCTACAGCTTTGGTCAAGATCGTATCGGAGCCGCCGTAAGTATAAAGCTGATCGAGACGCAGCTCTTCAAGCGACCCGTCGCCTCTCTTCTCAAGGCTTTCTTCCTCAAAGAGGAAGTTAAACATTTCGACGCCTAAAGTTTTAAGCGAAAACGGTGAGCCTGAAAGCTGACCGGCTAACTCTTTCCGGTTCTCGTCAAGCCAGTGCATCCCTAGCATCGTACACCACCACGGAATGCAGCCTTTCTTCTTAGGTATGATCTTCATCAACCCGTAGAGGACCGAAAGGTCGAACTTGATGTTGTGACCAATGAACCACAAGATGTTGGTCTCTTCCGGCGTCGAGTTGATTAAGCCATTCATCCGCTCGGCGAGCTGCTTCTTCAGAACCGGATCGGCAAAGAGTGGCTTTTCCCTATGCTCGATAGGAAAGACCGTAGCCTCGCCGTGGACATGGCTAAATTGCCACGTCAAAAATTTGTTATTCCACACACGGTTCAGTCCTTCGGTTTCGGTGTCGAAGGCAACTGTGGACTTTTCTTTCAAACCACGCCGCAAAAAGTCTAAGTAGTCAAAAACATCTTTGACTGTTTCAAGCGGGGTGATCTTTTTTATCTCGATTGGTTCAGGTAAAACTCTTTTCAACCTTGGCATGAAGTGGCTAGCCAAGTGTAAAGCGTCTTCCTTTAAGAAGCGGACGCTAGCGGGGGCTGCTACGACGGTTCCCGGTGCAATAGCCACAAAGACTTTAGTCGTGAAGCCACCTTCAAAGATCATCGTGAAGGTTTTACCACGTAAGTTTTGAAAGTTTTGCTCTTGCTTAGGCGGTAAGTCTTCCTTGTTAATGGCGTGATCGTACAAATTTTTGAAAACAGAAGCCCCAAATGCACACAACATTTCGGGTTGGTGAAAGAGAAGCTCCTTTAGAAAATGTGAAAAACACAAGTTAGCTTCGAAGACTGTCGGCTTTGCCTTTTCTAAGTATGCCCGGAAGGTTTTTGTGACATAATAAGGAACACTCAAAGCCGTTAGCTCTATGAAACTCGCAATGAAGACTTCGTGCATGATTTTGCCTGCGATGTGGCAGGCAGGCGTGCGGAGGTCGGACTCGTCTTGGGTCACGTTGTCGGTGACGAAGAAGATCCGTGCTTTCGGACGACCAGTGAGGAAACCTTGCGACGGCACCTGCTTACAGGTTTGAAACTGAGGGCAGTTGTCCTGTTTGCAGTTCGGCTCGCTAGTGGAGTGCTTCTTGCGAAGGCTTTTTGCAAATTCTTCAACTTTCCAGTTAGCCATCTGCTGGTACTCCGCTCTGAGGGTTGCAATCTGGTGTAGAGTGTCTTAGAGTCTACCTCAAGAACAATCGTGTGCCAATCTAACTAACATCGAAAAGGGTGGACCCTATGCAGGGCAATGTTATCCAGATGCCGACCTATAGCCAATATACCGACCGTGCAACGGGCTGGAACGCCATCGCAGGCTCCGATGTGCAGCGCCAGCGCAAGATCACACGCTACATGCTGTGCGTAAATCATGCACCAAATACCGACGCCAAAGAGCGTGCTGTAGTGCTCGCAACTAAAAACACCAGAACGGATTGGCAGCTCTTCGCAAAAGGCAAACCTCGTGATATGGTCGTACTCTTCGAGAGTTTAGATTCCAACAACGAGCTGCGATGATGGCACGCAGAAAGGTCTCTTCATGCGTAAGTGGACGCACTACTTCCCTTTCCCTGAATTTCGTCCACATCAAGAAGAGACCCTCTTTCGCATAATTGATGCCTTAGAGAAGAAGCGTTTCGTTATCCTGCAAGCACCCTGCGGCTGCCACGCCAAAGGCACCCCCATTCTTCTCTACGACGGCAGCCTCAAAGCTGTAGAAGAGATCGTCGTCGGCGACGTTTTAGTCGGTCCTGACAGCACCCCAAGAAAGGTTCTAGCTCTCCACCGTGGTCGAGATGTTATGGCTAAGATCACGCCTCTCAAGGGCGAGCCTTTCGTCGTTAATCAAGGACATATCCTTTCGCTACAGCGGTACGGGATGAAAACCGACAGAAAACGCCGTGCAGATTGGGGCGGAGATAACAGAGTTACAAACATCTCTGTTAAAGACTATCTACAAGAAAGCAACAATTTTAAGTACGTCAATAAGCTTTACCGTGTACCTGTTACGCACTGGACACCGGCTGCTCTTCCAATTCCACCTTATCTACTTGGTGTCTGGTTAGGTGACGGAACTTCTAACAAACCCGAAATAACAAATGCAGACGACGAAGTTCTAAGTGCATGGTCGGACTTTGGGGAAAGTTGGGGCTTATCACCTAAACGTGTATTGAACACGGCAAACTGTCCGCAGATTTATTTAAGTAAGGAGGACGCCCCGGTCAACAAGCTAGTGCAAACTTTAAAGTCTTTGCAAGTTTGGAAAAACAAACACATACCAGGGGCTTACCTCACCGCCTCAACTGAACAGCGACTAGAACTACTTGCAGGTCTTATAGACACTGATGGTCACTGTAGTAGTAACACTTTCGACTTTATCTCAAGCAAGCCAGCACTAGCCGATGGTGTCGTTTTCCTGGCTCGCTCTCTAGGCTTGGCTGCATATTTAAAAATATGCCAAAAGCACTACGTAAAGGATGGTGTTAGAAGTGTTCCGAAAACGTACTACAGGGTCTCCATAAGCGGTAACCGCGATATAGTTCCTTGCCGAGTCCTTCGTAAAACCGCTACTGAGCGGCTCCAACAAAAGAGTGTTCTCAGAACATCTTTCACCATCGAGTTGCTCCCAGAAGATGATTACTTCGGCTTTGAAGTAGACGGCGACCACCTCTACCTAATGGGTGATTTCACTGTCACACATAACAGCGGCAAAAGCTCGACGGCGTTAGGCATCGCCCACTACTACGACTCGGCTTACTTAGCCACCGTTCAAAAGCAGCTCCAAGACCAATACGTAGAAGAATACCGAGAGGACATCGCCCTCCTTAAAGGTAAGTCTAACTATGTCTGTTCGCATTTCTCCAAAGCCCGGCGAGAAGTCAACTGTGCGTCGGCGTCGTGCGGTCTTAACGTCAGCGGGCGTAACGCCAAACTAGTGCGGGAAAACTGTGAAAGTAAGGGCTCGTGTGCTTACATCAACGCTAAAAACCACGCCATCGCTCACCCTAGGACGCTGCTTAACTTCAGCAACCTCTTAGCCTTCAGCAATATCGTGTTGGAAAACGGCGAAAAAATCTTACCGTTCCGCAAGATCTTGATCGTGGACGAAGGGCACAAGCTTGAAAGCGAGCTTTACAGCTTTGCAGAAATCAGCTTCACCGCTGGTATGTACGAAAAAGTGCAGGCGTTGTCAGAAGAACTCCACATGCAAATCCAAGAGTGGAGCAAGATAGGCACCGTCGAAAACTTGCCATCGCTGCCCTCCGTTAAGGTCTTTGCCGAAAACCTTTTAAAAGAAATCAACGAGTATCTTACCTCCGTAGGAGGCGTAGACGACCTCCCCGCCGACGAAGTGCGGCAAGTTCCTACGCTTAGGCAAGAAGCTGAGAAGATTTCGACCTTTTTAGCCGACGTAAGCAGCAAGACCGGCAACTGGAAGGTCAAACCTGCGGTCGGCGGCATCTCGGTCTGCCCTCTGCACGTTGACCATCTCCATCAAATGGCTTTCTCTACGGCTGAAAAAGTCTTGATAATGTCAGGCACAATTTTAGACCCTAAAACATTCGCCAAAAACTTAGGCATTAAAGAAGAAGACTACGAATACATCGAAGTGCCTTCTACATTTCCACCGGAAAACAACATCATCATGAGCTACCCCGTAGGTAGCATGGCTCATCATAGCATCAAAGAGACGTTTCCACGGCTTGTCAAAGCTTTGAAGTTAATCGCCAAAAAGCACGCAAACGAAAAAGGTGTCATCCAAACTTTCAATTACCGCATCTCCGAGATGTTGCAAAAAGAGTTCGGCAAAGATCCCCGCTTTCTATTCCATACAAGAGAGACTGATAAAGCTGCGCTGTTAGATATTCATTTTAGATCCAAAGAACCCACGGTATTAGTCGGTCCTGGGTTTAAAGAAGGTGTAGACTTCAAAGGTCACCTTTGTACGTGGCAAGCTCTCTGCAAAATGCCGTGCCCTGACCTCAAAGATCCCATCGTAGCTGCAAGGCAACGCCTAGAAGCTGCTTGGTACGATCTTTTGGTGGCTATGGATATTATGCAGATGCTAGGTAGACCAGTGCGGTCTGAAACTGACAAAGCGTTTCAATACGTTTTAGACAGTTACTTTCCAATCTTCTATAAAAGAAACCGTAGGCTCTTCCCTAAAGAATTGCAAAAGTCTGTCTTCATAGCGGAGTAGTTGACGTGGGTAAGATAATCGTTCTAATAAACGTTTTTTTGGGGGCATTCGCCTTAGCCTGCCTAACGTCCTTTTTCAAATTTGCTCCCGCTTACAGCGAAGTCCTCCAAGCTGCGATCTTCTACGCCGAAGTTGCTTTAACACTCGGCATCCTCGTCCAAGGCTGTCTCTTCATATCAACGTTAGCACTCAGCCATGAAGACCTCTCTAACCAAACCGTTTTCCAGTCCATGGTCAGAAGGCTTACGACTTACCGTAACAGTAGAGCTTGCCTCTTTGGTCTGTGGTTTCTCATCACAATCTTAGCTCTAGTAGCTTCCGACTGGTGGCTTTTGAGCGTGGCAGTCGCTAGCCGTACCCTCAGTTGGCTCATCGACATCCATACGGAAATTCTCTATGAGAAAAGAGGTTTGGATCTGAAAAGCATCAAACAAGATCCCGCCATTAAATACCTTCTTGAAGACTACAAGAAAAAAGACCGTTCAAAATCTGAGAAAACTGAAGTCTAAAAAGATTACTAGTATGGACCTCTTTTACTTTTCGCTCAGCCGAGGGTGCCCTCTTGATCGTCCCCACAACCCGCTACGTCATCAAAGTCGAAGCGAAACAGACAATTCTCCGTAGCATCGCTAAAGGTCTGCTTAAAAAAGCAGCAGTCTCTTTGCTTGCTGTTGTTTTGTCCATGGCGGCGTCTAAGGCTCGGGCATCGGACTTCAATTCGAAGCTAAGCACTTACGCCAAAGAGACTACGGCTACCATCTACGAAGAGGGTAACTACAAAGAGATCAAGATCGAAACATCCGGCACGAAAGACAAATTCGATGTCGTAGTCAAGAATTTGGCGACTGAAGCCTTCATTACGCTCACGATCATCCCCGGCACCAAGACCAAAATCACGGAGAAAGCCTCCGGTGAAATAGACTGGAAGACACGCCTTTGGGCAGATGCTCTTAAGACCTCTTGGGAAGACTCCGCTAAGGAGTTCGCCAAGTGAGGCTAGTTAAGCAGAAATACACCGTCGTCACGGCGGGGGTCTCAAGCGAAGTCATGGAGTCCATGTTCAAGTCTTACGAAGGCGAAGCGAAAGACTACGCAAGTAAGCTGCTCAAGGCTTGGATACCGGTCCTCTCCAATAAAGAGCAAGTCAAATGGGTTGCCAAAAGACTGCGGGCTTTCTGCGACCGTAAGTTTTTCAAAAAAGAAAACCCGCTCGCCGACGACTACGTAGCACTCTACGATCTCTTCGGCAAATTCAGGGACACCAAAAAAGATGCCGAAGAGAGTAAGTTCAAAACTCTCAAAGCTCTGAAGTTCGCACCCGACGCTACCCCAGAAGAAGCCGTCAATGCGATCAAGCAGGCTTTCAACGATGCCTTCGACAGAAGCAAGTCCAGTTTAGTGGACACTTCGTCAGGCGAGCCCGAGACCCTCATCAAATTCCCGAACGGCTACGAGTGGCAGATCTTGCCTGATTCTTCTTGTGGAAACGAAGGTGAAGCAATGCGTCATTGTGGGAATTCGGATGGACATCCAGACGACAAGATGCTGTCGTTACGCGAGCCTGTGAAAAAAGGCGGCAAGCTTCTTTGGCGTCCGCATCTCACGTTTATCGTGAACAACGGGTTGCTTACGCAGATGAAGGGCAAAGCAAATCAAAAGCCTGACAAGAAGTACCATCCATACATTATTGCCCTTTTGAAAGACCCCATCGTCGAAGGCATTATCGGTGGCGGCTTTGATCCGCATAATAACTTCGCGCTCAACGATCTCGCCAAAGAGACGCAGAAGAAGTTGATTTCTGAAAAGCCAGCGCTTGATGACCTAGATGAGCACGAGTGGTCAGAAGGCAATATCAACATGCTTAAAGACTACATCCCAAAGATGTTCCGTCACAGTGGCAAGGGTGACGACCTGAAAGCCGAGTCCTACGATGACGCTCTTGACGAGTTTGTGCTCTTCGAGTCCACACTTGGCGAGAATTTCAAAGCTATGGTCCCACTCCTTGAAAGAGGAGATCTTGACCAAACGATGTTCGACCGGGGAGGGAAACAAGACGCCGACTTCATGGATAAGTACGTACAGACGGAGATCTTACCAAAAATCCCCAAAGCCGCTCTCATGAGATTGTTCAAGAAGTATAAGGCGACTGACATCAAAGATCTGTCTAATAAACTAGAACCAGACTTTCTACGTTCGCTTTGGGAGGCAGGATTTAAACTTGAGGCGTTCCACTCCGCAGTTCGTCGTTTTTTCAAGCATACCCCTTACCTTGAAGTAGATGAGCCTCTAACTGGAAAGTCCAAACTGCGGCTCGCCATAGGCTTGGACTCGGTGATAGATGCGATGCAATCCAATAAGCACCACGTAAAGCCCACTCTCAAAACGTTTTGGGACATTGCCACATTAGAAGGCATCACCGACAAGTTCATTGACCTAGTAAAGGTCAGAGAATTTTTGGCTCACGGTGCTTGACTCCAATTCGGTTCTCTGGTGTAATCACAGTACAGCAATCAAACACATCTTGGGTGTCGGGAAGAGGATAGAGACTTGCAGCGGTAGCGCTCGCCTAAGAAGCGACCCTACTTATGCCTCTCTCGCTTTAGCAGATCACTAAAGCACCTTCCCGGCACCCATCTCCACTTTTAAGAAGCCATCGTCCAATGTCTTCCGTTTTAGATATTTCTAACTCTCCCCATGGACGCCTAACTTCAGTCTCTTCGCTCTACCTCATCCTCACTAACCTTTTGACGCACGTCTTCAACGGAAACGACCAACGTCGTGCGCTGCCTGTTAGGTGGTATTTGTGGACTAGGCTCGAAGAGCATCCTGCCGTAAGAGCCAACGGTCGGAGACCTCTTTCTGAAGTCTTCGACAAACTTCACGTAGACACTCAAAAACTCGTCGTGAATATGATTATGCGCACTCCTTACGCATCGAGTTGGGGACTCATGGGCAAAGACCCTGACCCCGCTCTAGTCCCAGCTTTGAAGGCTTTCACGGAGGAAAAGAAGAAGAGCTTCCACGACGAAGGCTTTCCGACCCTACTTAAAGAATTTGCAGCTTCACATCCGCAGTTTTTTGTTGCTTTGAAAGACAAAAAGCAAGACGACGCCAAGATGCAGCAGTGGGCTCTTAAAGAAATGGCTACCCATGGCTACGAACTGTTCTCTGTGAACAAACAAGCCGAAAAGTTGATCCCAATCATCCACGCCTTGCTTGATCTCAACCGTTTGACGATCCCTAACTTGGCGCGCAAAGATACTAGAGACCATCACTTGAGCCTCTTCAAGAGCGCCTTCATGGGCGTCGAAGTGGCGTTGCCGTGCTGCTTTGTGGAAGAGATGGCGACGAAGCATCTTGAGTTCAAGGACTTCTTTTCGACGGCAATTGTTTTTCAACTTCTCTACGAAGAGACTCAAGGCTCTTACTACTTGCCCAATCTGAAAAAGATAGGCTGGAATTTGGGCTTCCGTGGGTCACCACATGAGAACTACGACTACCTCCACCGTTACAACGGTCTCTTAGGTACTGATCCTATTTTCAGCTACCCGCAGATCGGCTACGAGCGCGTCGGTGAAGTTACCTCTGAGTTCTCCGCGCCGCCGAAGGTCAAGACTCCTAATGGTCCAACGCCTAAGTTCACTCAGAAGGCGACCATCTATCAGAACGGTACACAGGGTACGCACTCCTACCGCAACGTCGAAGCCCGCAAGATGGGGACCTACTTCGTCGATCTTGAGCACTTAAAACACCGTTTCAAAACAACCGAGATGTTGTCGTCCTACGATTTAGAGCTGCCGAACCTACCGCGCCAAATCCGTTTCATGTCGCCAATCAGTCAATATGATATGACGCTCAAGAACTCGGTTTTTAATGAGAAGGCACAACGTCGTGTTTTCTGTTCTCTACCTCAAAACCCTATCTTTAAGCCTGACACGTCGAAGTTTCAAAAGAGCATCGATAAGAGGTGGGAGCCGATCTTTGACCGCTACTTGGCTACCAACTTTTCGTTAGCTGGCTTAGCCGAAGTTGCCAAAGACGACTACACCCTATTCTACAAGCTGAAGCCTTCACTTGAAGCGTTCGCCAAAGTCTTAGCCAAAAAGAAGCAAGATCCAAATGCCCACGACTATGAAGTCACTACGAGCCGCCAGTTCGACACAGACGAAAGTCTCGACGAGCCTCATCACTACGAAGTAAGAGAGAAGCTCGAACGCTCCGACAAGAATCTCTATAGCCTATACCAAAGCTATTTACCGTCTTGGCTTGAAACCTTCTCCGACAAGACTAAGCTCAAAGAAGCCGCCTACGGCTTTTCACCTATCAGAGTCTTCTTGGCTCAAGAACAACCAGGCAAAGGCAAACGTCGCACCTTATGCCAGTCGTCTATCGAGCAGAAACTCTTCGAAAAGATATCGAACAGGTTCTGCCAAGTGATCTTGCAAAAGATCAACATGGACCACTTAGACAATTCCATTTCTAATTACTTACCAGGGCAGTCAACCGCTCTATACACTATGGAGCGGTTTAAGAAGTACGTCTCCAAAAGAGACGTGGACGTAGATGTCTTCAACCTAGATGTTAGGTCTTGCTTTGATTCTTTAAATTTGAAGCATAAGAATTTCTTAGAGTGTCTTGACCACGGGTTAGATAATGTTGGAGAGCTTCTCTCGCCAGAGGCTAGAAGCTTTTTAGAGTTGACGCTCAAAGGCTACCTCTACGGCAACTACGTAGAGACCAAGAAGTTCAAGTTCAAAGTCGATAAAGGAGTCAATCTAGAAGATGGAGCACTACCCACTGGCTTCGTTCTAGCTCCTACCCTATGGCTGACCCTAACCTTGCCTTCGGTCGTCTCCCTAGCGAAGGATGTGGCTGCCAAGAAGGTTCTAGCGTTCGACCTCTGCGGTGATGACCTCTTTGGTCTATCGCCAGTAGGCTTATCGGCAGAAGACAAGACTGCCATCATCAAGCCCTACGTCGAGCTTGCACAGAAGCTCGACCTCAAGTTCCATTTCTTCAAAAACTACCGCGACGGCTTCTTGCCGATTGCGGAGAAGCACGTAGGTAAATTCAAGGACAACCCTTGGGTTGAGAAGTTTCCGTTGATGTCAGTGCCTCTCTACCACGCAGGAGCGATGCTCCACCGCCGCAGACTGGTGGAGACCGTAACTTCGTTCAACGACAACACAGCTATTCACAAAATCCGTATGGCTGTGGCAAAAAAGATCCGTGAAGGCGAGGCTCTCCTTACGGGAGCTAAGCTTGTTCTCTTCGGTGCTAGGTCTCCTACAATAGCTTTTGACCCTTATAAGTCGAAAGCCCTCAAAGTCGAGGAGGAGCAACCGTCACCCTTAGAGAGACGCCGAAAGACCATAGGAGACCTCCTTCACGGAGAACGCAAAGTGATTGTCTTCCACAAGCGCGACCGAAAACTAGTCTTGCAGAAGCACCCCAAGATCAAGTTCTTGTCCGACAACCGTATGCAAAAAGAAGCGAGGTTCAACATAATCAAGAACGAACAAACCCATCGCCCGAAAACTGCCGAAAGTTCGGAAGCCCCCCAAGGGAGGGGGGAAGGGAAGGGGAGGGCATCCCCCCTATCAATACGTTTGTTCTGGGAAGTCCCAGAAGAAGTAGCATAAGCACCTTCCTGTGTATTACTCTTCCCCAATATCATTTAGGCAGGGGTGAACTACGTGCGGCGGGAGCGGCAAGATCTTACGGCGTCACAGCGCGATCAAATGCGGGGTATCCTTGAGGTATACGCAGAAGAAGTTGTTGAAGATGCTGCTGGTTGGAAGATCTGTTGCCCCTTCCATAACGACAGCAGACCCTCTTGCACGGTCTTCTACGGCAGTGGGGTCTTTAGCTGTTTTTCATGCGGTGCTAAACAGAGCCCCGTCAAAGGTCTCATCAAGCTTGGCGTTCCCGAAGAGCACGTAAAAGACATCTTCGAAGTCAAAGAAGATGACTCCCAAATACGCCGTATCAAAAGCCTCCTCGAACTCGAAGAGCCAACCCCGCCTAAGCAGCCGACCATAGGCATCATAGACAGAGAGCCGTGGGTACCCGGTTGGGCATTCCGTAAGATCCGCAGCGAGTTTCTACTTGAGCAACTAGATCTCAAACCCGAACTGGTACGGCTTTGGATTAGAAACAGACAGGGCAAGATCAACCAAGAGCGGTTCCAACGCCTGAGCCTTGCTTACACCGATCATGCGCTCTTTCTCCGACTCAGCTCAGAGCAGAAAGTCAGAGTTTTCAACTCCCCAGGACTCCAACTCGCTGACCCCATCTTGCCCCCGTTTGGATTGCCGTCTTTCAAAGTGTCCAAAGCTCTAGCAGGCATCTTTATCGTAGAAGGTCCATACGATCTTCTACGCACAAGACAACATCTTTATGACTTAGGTATCAGTAACCACTTCGCCGTCGTTGCATTGCTAGGAGTTAGCCAGTGGCAAAGTTTCTTAATAAAATATGAATTGAGACTACAATCGACCTGTGGTAATATCCCTTTACTATTTGCCTTAGATAACGACGACGCAGGAAACGCTTTGCTTATCAAAGCACAGAAAGACCTTGCTAGATTGCAAGCCCCGTCCTTAGTCTTCCAGTACCCAGGAAAAGACCCTGGTGATCTGGATCTGCTTCCTTTTAAAAATTCTCTTTTAGATCTTGGATTTTGAGCCGTGAGTCGTTACGATCCCAGCAAACCATTTTGCGGAGAACGAGCATGACTCATCTATTCGAGGTCCCCTTTATATTGACGTTGGTATCGACGAAGCATTCTGAAAGCAGGCTTCGCCGTGACCGTATGCGTGGTTACGCCGTAGAGCCGATTCACATCGGCGAGATCTTCGTCTTAGCTGGCTCTGCGGAGGTGGCAGGTGCAGACTACCGCTTCTTCCACACTAGCCCTGTGATGAAGGTAGACATTGAGAACAACGGATTTGTGCTCCATACGCTTAACAGTGTCTACCGGCTTGAGCCCGAGTTTCCGAACGTGGACATCACGAAACTTGACACCTCTTTGGACATCGAGCTAGTTCAAAAAGTTTACGACACTTGCATTATGGCACATGGCACCCGACCGCTTTCGGAAGCGATTGAGGACATGTTGCTAGCTGAGTACGCAGGAACAGAGCTAGTCAAAGACGACGCTTTCGTTTCCGCCCTCGCAGCTCGTAGTCAACTCTGTGAACAACTCTTCATGCACTCTATGGCAACGGTTGCTATGGAGCGTGGGTCGAGGGATATGCTTAACTAAGGAGGTTCTAAAGTGTTTGTTCTTGCTCGGGAAGACGTAGAGGCGGTCCTCAATGCACATGCGGTTGAGCCAACTACGGAACTTGTCGATTGGGTTTTTGAGGAAGCTAAGGCTAGGGTTGAAACGAAAGCTTCAGCCTTCGAAACCAAAGGCTACGACTTAGACGTAGCACTTGCTGAGGTCGAAGACTTCTACTTCGAGCAAAAGGTTTTCTTCGGGAACAAACGCTTTTGGAACCCACAACAAGATGTGAGTTGAACCTTTATCAAAACCCAGCGTAAAACCCCCGGCTTTAGCCGTGGGGATATAAGCGGGCATTAAACCTAAGATCAATATAGAACGTATTTTCTATGATCCTAACCTATAATTTTAGAATTAAAGATTCCTCCACCAGGAAACTTCTTAAAAAGATGGCTTCTGATAAGCACTCAGGGGAGATGTATGAAATTAAAGAAAGATTTTCCACAGTAACTTGCTCGGCTTGTTTTAAAAAAACAGGTCCGAGTGGACTAAGAAACTGCGGAGTAAGAGAGTGGATATGCATTAATTGTAACTCTAGCCATGATAGAGATATAAATTCTGCAAAAAATATTCTCCGTTTCGGGCATGAAACGCTTAACTTAAAAGGAATCCCCCGGCTTTAGCCGTGGGGAGGATGTCAATAAAGACGGTTGGCTGCAATACTGCCCACCAACGGACTATCAAAAAGGGCACGACGCTGCCGTGCGGGAAGTTGTCGAATATATGCTTGAGGCAGAGGTCATGATCCCGATTGAAGACTGGATGCAAACAAAGAAACACCTCTCAGCGGTTACCGTGACGGCTCTCGCTGCCCAAATCGAGAAAAGGTTTTTAGGCATTGAACACAGCGATGAAGAGCTTTAAACGCCCTGCTTAATATTTCAGCATCAGTCAACGGCTGAAGCTTTTCCACGTCATATGTAGCTCTCTAGCATCATCAAACCGTACCGCTCCAACGGAGCAGTGCGGCTTTCACGTTTGGAATAGCTGTTGCAAGCAGGATCGAGCACAAAATTTCTAATGTAAGGAGTGCCCCGATGCCTAAAGCACAGACAGCCCAGCAGAAGCTAGCTCCCATCATCGAAGATCTAGTGGATGTTGTTATTGAATTGATCGGTAAGAAGGTAGAGGAAGTGATCGAAAATGGAGAATTTAGTAGTGGCGGTAGCAGCAGAAGCTCATCAAGTTCTCGGAGGTCTCGAAGCAGTCAGTCTGATGAAGATAGCGGCGACGATGATCGCATGGCTGGTGCTCGTGGGAGGGTCAAAGATCCCGAACATGACAGACGCTTGAAGGAAAACAGAGACGATGACGACGACAAGGATGATCGTCGCCACGAACGCACAGGTCAAGGTCGTGTCAGAGACCCGGAGACGGACAGACGCCTTAAGGGCAACCGGGGGGACGAAGACGATGATGACAGAGGCAGTTCAAGGAGTTCGTCTAGGAGTAGGGACAGAGAGAGGGAGTCGAGAGCCAACTGAAGAAGAGGACAACGGCTCAGCCGCTTTTCGATCCTGAGCCTTGTCTACTTACTAGCTGTTAGCTCCCAAATTGCTCTTTTGATTTTCAAGAGCTGCTTTTCGAGGTCGCAGATTTTGGCATCTTGAGCAAGCATATACTCCAAAACTTCAGGCATCAAAGCTGTTACGGCTTCGTCTGAGATAGTGCCCGAATTTTTAAGTGCCGCAATCTTAGCTATCATCGCTACAGGCGAGCCGCTCTTTAGCCTGTAAATTATCGGTTCTTCAGTTGCTTGTTCCGTTTCTTTTTTCTTAGCCACAAATCCCTCAATTCTAAAATAACCACATCCAGCTAAAGCTCATTCCAATAAGTCGATGTCCGTGGTAGCTTTTCCTATACCATTACCCATAATAAAGGAGAAGCCCAAATGGCAGAGGCGAAAGTTCTTTCCGATGTTGAAAAACAAAACGAAGCGATTGTAGATATCTGCCGAGAATTTGCGGTCTTCTTGAAAGGTAAGAATACGAGCTATTCGGGATCGGCATTCAGAGATGTAAGAGTTGGTGGAAAAGTAATCCCCGCCGACGATGCGATTAATGTAAGAATCGCCGACAAACTCAAGCGGCTTGAAAGCACAGACCCTAACTTCGACGGCGAAGATGCTTGGAAGGATCTGTGCGGTTATCTAATTATCAAGATGGCTTTGAAGAAACTTTAGTGGATAACTGGCTTAGTGAATGTTGTACCGTTCCATAACGATAAGCACTGGCTTGAGCGGCTCCGTTATCTCTCACTTGTACCTGGAGATGTCGTCGGTTGGTAGGTGACGCATTAGTTTCTCCGTTTTGGTCATTAGCGGACTCGGCGTGCTGAGAGGTTCGCGCTCATGCAGGCTGGCGTTCGGCGGCGAGGAAGTTTTTCCTGGTGCTCCCCTTAGTCAGTCATTTGGGTATTGAGAAACCACTTACACGCGAGGCTGACGCCTGACGCGTTGTTCACGTTGATCGTGCCGTTGGTCGTCACTGTGATGTTGTAGTTGACGCCGCCCGCAAGTGCAACCATGCGCCACCGCCGCCGAACGCAGAGCCGCTAAAGAGCAGAGCGAAAAGTAGGGCTAAGCGTTTCATAAAAGATATCTCCATGAAAATTATGGACAGGTCGTGACGGATCGATCAGTGATCGAGGACAAGTTTCCTGCGATGAAGTTGAAGCCAATCCCTGCGGCGCCACCAGTGCAGTTTTTAATAACGATTGCTGATGTCGTCTTAATGACACGAATCCCGGTCCCTGTATTTCCTATCTGAACAATACCAGATGGGTCAGACAGTTTAGCGCAGGCACCGGTGATTGGACAGAAGACCAGAGCAGCGTTTCCACCACCGTCATTTGTCGCAAATAGTGCAAAATTATTATTATGTGTGATTGTCACCTGAGTTGCGTTAGCGGCGAATCCGCCACCCATGCCGCCGTCCAGAGAGCCAGATGCGCGTGCGATAGCTGTGGTATCAGGCGATAAAACCTCTTGGTAGGCGCCCTTCGTGTTTTTCAAGGTGCCGTTGACCGTGTGTGTCTGCGTTGAGCCCACCGGCCCAAGCGTCACCGCGCCTAAGTTCGACGCAACTATTGCATCCGTAAACAAAGATCCCGCGCCATCGCGAACCTGAAGCGTAAACTTGCCACCGTTGGAACCGTCCTTGTCGAACAGGATACGACCACGGCGGTTGCTGCCAGCGCCCTGGTCGGTGACGAAGCTAATAACGGAGCTAGCCGTTGCAGCGGTGCTGGTGTTTGCCAGCCCTAGCAGGTTAGTCGCTGTCGCAACTGGATCGGCGTCCGACTGTGTGACCGCGATGGAGCCGTTTGTCGTGTGAACCGATGCTGAGCCGCTAGCTCCAAACGTCCAAGCGCCTGGGGCTTCCACCGTTGTCGGCGTAAGCTTCAACACTGGTTTTGGGCTTCCACCTATGTTGAGTGTAAAAATCATGTTCTTATTTAAGTTCGGACTGTCGATCAACTTGTCGCCAGGAGCGCCTACGGCGCTCCTGGCTAAAAGCGATGAGAAAAGAATAGCTAAAACTTTACGCATAGATGATCTCCCTAGGGTCTATTAGACTACAGGCAGTTAATCTCTGATTTGTTAGTTGTCTTTCGGCAAATCGAGCACATATTGCCAAGCTGGTCTCAGATATTCGACGGTGCGTTGACGGATGCTGTAGGACGGCTGGAAGCCGTTCGCTTGACTGTTTGCTTCAATGACGTAAGCAGGCTTCTTATACTTTGCGTAGAAGTGGTCGATGGAGGTTCCGTCTGTGGCATAGAGCAGTTCCCAACTTGTTCCAGGCTCGTAAAAACCGTTGCCTGAGTCACGTTTGATTTTGCCTGCCATCGTGCGCCCGATCTCTTCAAAGCGACGACCTTGTTCGCCTTCCATGCGAGATCCGTTGCAACCTCTAGGATAGATAACGATCTCGCTGAAGGTGTGGATGCTGATGTTGATGTCAGGCTTGATGGTCTCAAAGAGGTTTATCATCGCTTGTGTCTCAGGCTCTGAGCCCGCAGATGGACCTCTGTAGGTGTCAGAGTTTCGGCTTGTACTAGAACCGTTACAGACTCCCCAATTCTCGACGTAGTTTCTGTTCAAGTCTACGCCGTAGCCACCTCTTGTGTTCTTACGCCACATGCTTTCGCCTGCCCAAACTTTGGCGTTGCCATCCACGTTGAACATAGGAATGATCCAAATTTCGTTCGTTTGAAGCCACGTCTTTACTTTGGGATCTGTTTCGTAATTGGTAAGCAAGTAGTCGATCATGTCGAGTGCGACTTCGGTCGTCATGACTTCACGGGCATGGTGCATGGCGTCAACGAGCACAACCTTCTTGGTCGAGCTTTTCATGATGACGTTTTCGGAAAGCTTCATTGCCCATATCAAGCGGTTCTCTAAAGAGCTGCCGACGATCACGGGTACGGCGAGGGCGGGGTAGCGGGAGGCGTAGTCTCTTAAGATGGCAGCCACTTCATCGGGCGTCTTGTATTGACCGTCCGGTGCTGCGAGGATTTGCGTGGAGACCACGTTCGGTTCGATTTGATCTTTGAAGTATTGAGTGGCGTTGTCAGGCATCATGACCGAAACGGTCTTGTTTTCAAGGTCAACACCAACTACGTCGAAGCCTTGACTACGTAGGGATGTAGCCTTTTCTCTGACGCCGCTTTCGGCTTTTACTGTGACGACTGTATCTTTGGGTTGGGAAGAACACGACGCAAGGGCTAGAAACGAAGTAACCAACAGAGCTAAGCGCATAAGACCTCCGAAGGGGTGAATGCAACTTAATCTGGAGAGTTAGTTGGCTAGCTGGTCAAAAAGAAAAAGCCTTACTGTGGAGTAAGGCTCTTACGTCGGCTATCAAGAGATAGTTACGGCTGTGTCACGGGAGAGATGGCAGGCTCAGCAGCAGTGGTCGCTTCAGCGGCTTTTTTAGCTGCTTCTTCGGCTGCTTCTTTTTTGCCTTCTTCTTTTGCCTTCGCAAGAGCATCAGCGGAACATGGTTGCGGCTCCTTCGGAGCGAACTTCGCAACTTTCTTCTTCGGCTTGACCTTGACCGGAGCCTTCTTGGCAACTTCAGGCTTCTTCACTTCGGCTTTTTTTGCCGGAGCTGGAGCAGGCTTCGGAGCAGGCTTAACTTCTTCAGCTTGGACCGGTTCGTCGGTCTTCGCTTCATCTTGCGTACAGCCACCTAGAGAGAAAGCTAACGCCACAACAGGAACAAGAACTGTCTTCAAGAACATAGAAATGAACTCCTTTGCAAAGTGTAAAAGAGAGGGTAACGTAGCCGTCATTTTCCGTCAACGTGGGAGCTGATAGGAGGTGAGAATTGTATTGGAAGCTTTACGGAGAACTTAATGCACCGAAAACTTGGGAGGTTTCGGAGGTGGTGAAAAATGAGGCAGGGTCTCTCCTGGGGGAATTTGAGACCTATAGGGATTGCCGCAAGTGGGTGCTGACAGAGCTTAGATCCCAACGACGCCAACTAGGAAAGTTGATGGAGAAGTGGAGTCAAGTTCCAGAAGAGTACAAAGAGTTAAGTATCCCGAAGGTTTTTAAACCAGATGTCCTCGTAGAAGCTCAAGTCCCCTAAGCTTTTTTCAATGACGGTCTTGTAGACGGCTTTGATTTTGGCAGCATCGACGTGCGGATAGTCTACACAGACACTCCGCACGGCATCGTCTTTAAAGTTCCTAGTCTCTTTTGCAACTAGTGTAGAAATCTTGTCAAAAAGACGATCAACACAATGTTGTAAATCATCTTCTATATTTTCCAATTCTTTTTTAGACATCTTTACTCTCTTCCTTCTTTGTAATTCAACCATTTAAAATATCGGTGTTTGCACGCAGGACACTGATGACAGAACCCTTGTAGGTCGTAGGTCCACTCCCAGCGGTGTCCACACTTCAAACATAGGTATTTGTCGGTCTTTTGCTTCACTGACGACCACCAAAAACCCTAGCTAGTCCAAGTATACATATTACCAGTACGATTAGGACGCAGGTCTTTAGCATCGCCACCTCCTAAACTTTGGTCATCTCACTGTTTTTTTTGAGCTTTGTAAGGGTGTAGCGTGTCTTGTGGAGCAAAGTCAAGAAGTAATCTATACTGGTGGTAAATAACTCACAGAGTCGAGATTTAGTCGTGGAGGTGTGGATGTTTGTAATTGACGGTCCTATCACAAACAAGACAGTTAGACGCCTATCACGCTATATCCGCAACCACGTAGAAGAGATCCTCCACGTTTACCTCAACACCCCAGGTGGCTGCACACGCTCGGCTCTCGCAATATTCGAGATGCTACGAACAATGTCAGAAGCACACGGTAGAACTGTTGTCGTTCAAGCAGTGGATGAAGTCTTCAGCGCCGGTCTTGTGATCTTCTTAGCGGGTGACCATCGTCTAGCTACGAACTATACAAGATTCTTGATCCATGAAGTCACGCTCGAAGAGCAACGACGCATGACGGCGAAGACCTACATGGCAACCGCAGGGGACCTCGAAAAAGAAACCGAGATCCTCTACAACCTCATAAAGTCCCGCTGCAAGATGACGATGACGACCCTCAAGAAGAAGGTCAAAGCTGCACCTGAGAATGACTACATCTTCGATTGCGATGAAGCATTCAAGTACGGCATGGTCACACAGAAGGGGTTCGTCTACTTGCCTTCACCTGAAGCGCAAGAGATAGAAATCGAAATGGTCGAAGAACCGGCGTCAACGGCAGCAGTGACAGAAGTGCCTAAGGCTCCTAAAGAGAAGCCAGCGAAGGCAGCACGGAAGCGCAAGGCTTAATAGCTGTTGTTGCTCATGAACGATTCCCAAGCCGATTCCTCATCGTAATCGTTGAGGTCGTTTGGTCCGCTGTAGAGAAACGAGTTTCTTACGCTTGAGAAGTAGTACGAGTTAAGATCATTGTCTTCTTCTGTCATCTCGCCACTTGCGTAAGCTTTCAAGAAGTCCTTTTCAGAAATTGTCACGTAGATTGTTGCGTCGAAAAGGTGTTCGGCGTCATCCCAATTTACATCTAGAACGTCATCGTGTTCCTCAAACGTAGGGTGAGTCATCTCTTTCTGAATGTGCTTATAGAGAGCGCTTTGAGCGCCGGACTCGCAACCGGAGGCTACGGCACTATTGAGGTCGCCTTTCAAGTCATCAAGATTGCCGTCTTCAAGCTGTTCAGAGATTGCCGATAGCATACCTTTGACGTTGCTTTTCTCGATGGCGTCTACGAGCGCTTCAGCATCTTCAAGGTCAGCCGAAACTTTCTTTGCGAACTCTTTAAAGGCTCCTGGGTTCTTTTTAGAAAAAAAGTCTAGAATGTCCCAACGCTCGCTGTCGCCGAAAGACCCATAATCGACGTGGATCAAGTCGTGCTCGTCAAGGCGTTCGATATCGCTCACCAAGTCTGGAGACAATTCTTTGCCGAACTCGATGAGGTTCTTCCATTCATCAATAATGATCGAACCGTTCGGGCGGGTACCTTTTGCACCGCACTCTTTCAATACCTTCTCTTTGTTGTTACGGTAGTAGGTAACAAGATCAAGCTCGGGTTTCTTCTCGTAGAGATCTGCACGGTCTTCGTCGGTGAGGTCGCTTAAGGCAAAGTTCTTCTTCGCCTCGTAGCCGCCACCTTTGATGCCTTCTATATCGTCCTGCAATAAGAGTTCTTTAATGTAGGGATGAAGCTTCTTGTCGGGCTTTTCGTTTGCAAAGCCCTTCATCTCGCCGAGGCGACCCTCGTTTAGAATAAAGGTTGCGTGTGGCTTCCAAAGAGTTTCTTTGCCCTTTTTGACAGGCTCTCTCAAGGATAAGATTTCGTCCCCAGGCTTAACGGACGGTACGTTTCCGCAGTGACGCATCGACGCACCTTCTTTACTGCATGATCCGGCAGGAAGGAGTTGCCACTCCCAACCGTCCGGGAACTTCACGAAGGTCTTGACGCCTTCTTCCTTTTCAAGGAGACGCTTTTCTTCTTTCTTTTTTTCTACGCTTGTTTGTTCAAAGTGCCTAAGCTTGGCGATGAGATCTTCATGCGAGATGTCAGAAGGGAACTTGAAGTTTAGTACGTCAGTGAAATTGTTAGTTTCGGCATTGCTGACGAAGTGAGCAAGCTCCCTGCGGAGGTGTACCGTTTGACTCTCTGTTTTTTTACGGCTTTTGGTTTCAAGGAGATATTTCTTAAACTGGCGTAAGAACCACATCACGCGGTCTTCCCGCTTCAGCACGTCGGATGCCCATTTGACGACGACCTTGCAGGAATCCAAAAGGCTTTGATCGGCAGTGAAGTCTTGGACGACGCCTTGCTTGTCTAAGTTTTTAAACATCTCTAAGTAACGACCGGTTCTACTAGCCGTTACGATGGTGTATTTACTTTTTACTACCCGCATTACCTATCCTTAAAAGCCTAAGACCCATTTTAGAAAGGACTTCAAAGTGAAGGCGACAAGTGCTTCGACAAACATCTGAACAAAAAACATACATCTTCCCCCTACGTCTTATAAGGTTGATTTCTTTTGAAAGAAACACCTAATGTTTCCCCTAACAAATCTTGCACGCACTACGTCTCCACGTTTAACTGCTAAGGCAAGTAGCGATCCAAGTACAATGGCAGGGTTGTACAAGAAATATCGGTGTCATTATCGCAAGATTAAACTCAGCGAAAGACTTTTTACGACATTAAATACCCACTCTATCTTGTGGGGAGCTGCGGACAGATTCGGAGGTTTGATGAAATTTTCAGCGAAAGTTACTCAAGTGCGTGGGGAGAGTAAGCAACTGACGCAACTTCTGGACGCCATTGATACTAAATACGCAGCCAGTTATATTAGCGAGAAAATGGCGGACCTGTTTGATGATTTCGCCTCTGAACACCAAGACATTTGGGATGCTCTCACCGAAGATGAGCAGCAGAAAGTTCGGGAGGAGTACAACAACGACCTCAAGGACAGGTTGTAAAGCAGCCTGAGGGGACTCCTTAATAACAGATTAGATGGCATGTCCGTCCTTCGAAAGATCAAAAAGAAATACGTCATCGCCTCCGTGAGATCACTTCTCGCTTGGAGGTTCGACCCTGACCTTTTCGTCGCTTGCCGAGATGCAGCAGTTGGCATCTTAAAGCGTGAAGGTATTAAGTACGACTTTCTCGGTGACCGTCATACCCCCGCAGGGCAAGAGCCAGGGGCAAAGATTCCCGGCGAAGGGTACAACTTGCACTCTCAGATCAAAGGCAACGATGACTGCCACGTCTCCTTTGCTACGGTCTCGGATCTTACTGAAGAAGACGAAGCCTTCATAAAAGAACACGAAGCACGGCTAAAGCCGACGCTAAGAATTTCAGGTGTAAACTTTCTACCAACCCGAACGATCCCTTACCTTGTTCTTGATTTTACCTTCGATCCGAAGGTGGGAGAGCTAGCGGACTTGCTTTTGGAAAGGCTAGACAGTCGCTACAGCGATTGGCGGCATACGATGTACAAGACGCCGAGGCTTCACTGTTCACTCTTAGGCGTCAGTGTTGCCGACAAAGAAAAATTGGCAAAGCTGCTTCCCGAAATCAGGAAGCACTGCCACGTCGGCGAATCGACAAAGATGGGTCAGCTCTTTGTGTGGGACGACTTCCACATCACGGAGAAGCAGCCGTTCTAAACTTGCTCGTGTTGTCGTAAAAGACAGTACCGGCAATCATGACCTTCGTCGGTGTCGTCTCAGACGGCAAATCACTCCACACCATAGGATCGTCTAGGCATTCATGGTATGTACCGTCCGCCTTCGGCAATATGGTATGGACGTGGACGCTTAATGTGCCTTCTTTGACAATTTCGAGAGCTACCTCGATTTTGTGCTCAGAGCTGAATTTTGGCTGCATAAGATTTCCTCCTTCCTTTGCTTATCGGCATCTTCTCGTTTTCCTTTAGTTATTTCTATAGCCAATTGTGTAACCCCTTGAACACAATAGAAAAGAAAAGAGCCACCAGTTACGGCGGCTCTAAGTGTCTAATTGTTAGACAGACTTACTTGCTGTGCTTGTGCTCGCTTACGGCGGTGATTAGAACGTCCGTTAGGTTGCGGTCGCCCATCGCCGAGATCGGAATGGTGTCTACGATGTCGTACTTAGCTCCGAGCTTTTCGAGGTCATCGTCGAGCTTGGCGAGGAACGCCGTAGCCTTTGGATCTTGACCGACTTGGACGAAGGTCAGCGTCAGCTCGTTTGCTGACGTAACTTTCTTCGTAGCAGCGACGATGACACGAGCGACGGCTTCTTGATCGTCTGGCTCGCCGTCTGTCACCACCATGAGGTACTCACCGTTAGGTTGTGATTTGCCTTTAGCACGACGGTTGAAATAGTTGTCGAAGGCGTCTTGCAAAACACCTGCGAGGTTGGTGGAACCGCTTGGCTCCGTGCGGTTGAGAAGAGCCGTTGCCTTCTCGGCTGTGATATTGTCGTAGCGTTGTGGGTTATTGCTGAAGGTGTAAAGCGTCATTCCATCAGGGTCGATCTCGTGGAACTTCGCCGCCACTTGGACGACGGTCTCTTGCGAGTAAGCCCAACGGGACTTGCCGCTTGGGGTGTCGTTGTAGGAGCCCATCGAACCACTACGGTCGAGGATCAAGGTGTAATCACGTTAGCTAAGACTGCATTCAACATTTTCAAATCTCCAAAAAGTTAAGGGACACTTAAGCACTGACTTCAGCAGTTACCTTGGGTGGAAAAGCAACCGATGCAACTACCGAAAGAGCTAAGAGACCTCCGACGACCGCTAGCGACCACATCGTAGGTACATGATAGAAATCGACAACAAGCATCTTGATCCCGATGAAGCCCAAGACTAACACGAGAGCGTGCTTTAAGTAATGGAACATCGGCATAAGACCAGCTAATGCGAAGTAGAGTGACCGCAGCCCCAAGATCGCAAAGATGTTCGACGTGAAAACGATGAAGGGATCTCTAGAAATTGCAATGACTGCCGGGATCGAGTCTACGGCAAACATCAAGTCTGACATCTCGATTACGATCAAACAGGCAAGAAGCGGTGTGCCGACCCTCTTAGCGTTTTCAATCGTGAACAGCTTGGCTCCGTCGTACTTATCCGTAAAGGGTAAGTAGCGTTTGAAGAATTTCAAAGCCACGTTGTCTTCTGGGTTGACTTCTTCGTCTTCACCTGACCTAGCCAATTTGTAGGCGGTGTAAACGAGAATAGCGCCGAAGACGTACATCAACCAATGGAAGTAGTCGAGCAGCGTCACGCCTACGGTGATGAAGAAAGCTCTTGCTACGAGGGCTCCTAAGATGCCCCAAAACAGAACTTTGTGCCGCAGCTTGTCTTCCACTTTGAAGAAGCTAAACACGACGAGGAAAACGAAAAGGTTGTCAACCGACAACGACTTTTCGAGAATGTAAGCGGTAAGAAATTCACTTGCTGGCTTAGAGCCTTCTAAGTTGTAGACGAGACCAGCAAAGCCTAAAGCTAAAGCAACCCAAAAGGCGGTCCAGCCTAATGACTCTTTAAACCCTATTTTGTGGTCCTTCTTGTTGAAGAGACCGAGGTCCAAAAGAAGCATACCCAACACGAAACCTAAAAAGCCTACCCACGCCCACCACGGATGCGATTCCATACTTGTCCTCCTGAAAGTTTGTAGGCATACTGACAGGTAGAAAACCCAGTGGCAACACTTTTCGCACCCAGCACTTTCAAAGCGGGACTTGTTATGTATTGGACAGAATTTAACTACCGATCTGGACCACAACCTGACTTGACCAAGATTGGTACAAACACGGTTACGGTTCTTAAAAATGTTCTTGATCCTAGTATCCACAAAGCCCTCAAGCGTTACGTCAACGCCTTGAAAGCTGAGAAAGATACGGCGATGTATTTCGACGAGCAGTGGCAAGGGCGTTGGACAAAGAACAACGATCCCATCATGTGTTGGGCACATGACCTCCTTACGCCAGTGATCTACTCACGTCTGAAGGTTTCCGTGAAACCGTCTTATAACTTTCTGTCCTGCTACGGCGTCGGCGGCAATGTGCCGAAGCACAAAGATAGACCTCAGTGCAAATACACACTCGACTACATGGTGGATCAAAGCGAAGGCTTGAAGTGGGAGCTGTTTGTAGAAGGCAATCCCGTTCTTCTTGAGGAGAACGACTGCGTTATCTACTCAGGCACCGACATGTTGCATTGGCGCAATCCTTTGCCTGATGGGCACCACGCTAGTCTTATCTTCTTCCACTACGTCGATTCGACATTCCGAACGGGACTTGAATGAAGACATATAAAATCAAATGGTGGCGTGAACCTGAAGGCGTGCTCCACGAAGAAGTGGTCGTCGATCACGGCTACTACGCACAGAGCGACCGGTTTTTCTTTGAGTACGAAGATGGGGGGATGAAAGAGGTAGCTCTTTGGTCGCATTGTTCCCTCGAACTCGGAGCTGACTGGAGAGAACTTCAGCGGGAACGAGCAAGCTTTGCACCTCACACCTTAGGCAATGAAGTCTTTGAAGACAGAGAGCCTGTCAAACTCGTGGTGGAGGACTAAGTGTGGAGGTAACTAGACACATCGCCACCTTTCGCAGTGCGCTTTCGAAGGAAGAGTGCAGCGCCGTCGCTAATGCCTTAGAGGCGTCAGGACGGTGGGAGAAAAGCCGAACGGGGAACAACCTCGACACTAACTACCGTTCCAACAAGCAAGTACACCTCACGCAGTTAGCTAATTATGATCCAGCTACGTACAAAGTGTTTGATGATATGATCTTCCACGCACTTACCAAAGCCGTAACTGAGTACCAAAGAGCTTACGCCAGCCACAGCTTCGTCCTCAGCGACGAAGGCTACAGCGTTCTTCGCTACGAAGAAGCGGAAGAGTATAAAGTCCATTCCGACAGTGGACCGGAGAACAAAAGACTTGTGTCGGCTTTACTCTACTTAAACGACTCTTTCACTGGAGGCGAAACAAATTTCCCTCTGCAAAACTTCAAGGTCAAACCTGAGACTGGTATGATCTGTTTATTTCCTAGTATTTTCACCCATCCTCACGCCTCTCTGCCCGTCGAGTCAGGAGTCAAGTATGTGGTCGTCACTTGGTATAGGGGATTTCCATGAACGGTTACGTACTACGCTGGAAACGCTTCCTTTTTTGGCAAAAGAAAAAGGTTTGCGGACACGCCTACGACAAAGATACGGACAAGATGGTCCTCTATCTAATGGATGGGTCGATCAGAGAGATTAAGAAGTTCCATAATTGCGAACTAGCCCTTGGAATTGATTGGGTTCTTGTCACAAAGCAAGACATGGAGAAGGCAAGTGGTCAGTCTATCCCTGTTAGACCAGAGTGAGATTTACTGTTTTAGCTACCGCTTCGAGGGATTATGACGACCTCTTATATTTCTCCAAACACTCTTAAGCCTGCACGGTTCGGTGAGATTTACACCGACCGCAACATTAAGCTTGTCGGGCGAGCACGTTGGAATACGGGTACGAATCAGGTGCAAACCGATTCGCTTAGTATCCACACCACACCTATCAACGGCGGCTCGGCAGCGGTTTCGGATATCCCCAACGGGACTTACAACCTATCTGCCATCGGCTCGTCCCTTTGGGCAAAGTTCAGGCGTACCTCAGGCTCGACGACGGTCGCTCTAATCGACATCGTAGAGTTCACCGTAGGTACGCAGCCGACGCCTAGAGAAGATTGGGTTCAAATTTTCTATCGCAGTGCGACGACCACAATCGTCAGCATGTACGGTCACGTCATCGCTCCTGGTCCTGCTTACACCCGTATCGGTGTGCAGATGGGTAACGGCATCTATGACTTCATCGTTGGACCCTCTGGCAGTCCTTATGCGACTCACAACGACATCCAAGCCGCTATCACTGATGCCGTAGACGGCAACCGGATCTTGATTCTCGAAGGTACCTACTCTGTAGCTACCGCTCAGAACCCTGCCGTAGATGCTACGGCAGCTATCTCATGGTCAGGCAAAAGCTTGACTTTGGAAGGTGAAGGCTTCAACACAGTGTTGGTCAACGGCGGTGCGATGACTCGTGCCTTCGCCGTGCAAAGCACTTCGGCGACACTGACAGCCGCACTTGGTAACGGTAGTCGCATCATCAATCTTACAGTCTCGGGTTTCACTCAAGGCGTAGCCTTTTTAGCTCAGACCTTCGGTATCCGCTATTGTAACGTAGATGTTTGGCAGATCAACAACGCCACCTACACTGATCCAGTGGTTACTGGAACGGGCACTTCGGAGAACAACAAAGTACGGTTGCGGGTTCAAAGCGCTGCTCTCTCGCCGACGATCCTGACTCAAGAGTACAACCTTTCAAACTCTAGAGTTCGTGGGAACACCGACTACGACTTTCAAGCGAAGGTCAGAGTTGGCATTGCAAACAGCATCGGCAGGATTAAGCTCCCGGTCTACACGACGACGACTCGAACGGCAGCGACGGGTCTTGAGGAAGGTGAAGTCTTTTGGGATACGACATCGAAAACGTTGGAAGTCAGAGATACGTCAACCTTTGTCAGCTTAGCTCCATTACCTATCGGAAGTATTATTTCCATGGGTGGCGTCTTTACCGCCGTCAACAACGGTGGTTCTTACGCTGAAGCGACGACATTTGTCGGCGTAACAATTCCGGCTAACTACAAGCTTTGTGATGGAACTCTCATCAACGAAACACGGTCACCTCTGAACACACGGTACATGCCGCTGCTTACAGATGACAGGTTTTTGCAGGGTAACAGTGCTGGCGGTCTTTTCGCACCGACGAGTCCGACGTTTAACTTGTCGGATTTGAGCCACACTCACCCTCATCCACACAGTCACCCTTTGGCGAGCCACACTCACCCTCATCCACACACGCACAACATGCCGCACGTCCACCCCGTCACAGGAACGTCGGGACCAACGAACTTGACCATTACGGCAACGGCTGGACCTGCGGGAACACACAGTCACTCGTTCCCCCACAATCACCCCATTCCGTCTCACAGGCACCGTTGGATGTACCGAGTTTTCCGTGGTGACGGACACATCCAGTTCAACACTTGGAGTCCTTCAGGTGGTATCGGTGTTGTTGCCGGGAGTACCCCCTTTGCTGCCGATACCCCAACTGAAGGCTTAGCGGTCGCACCTAACCGAGGTAACCTCTTTGTTCACGATTTAGGAGCCAACACGGAAAGTGCAGGCAGTGGAAGTACAGGAAACCCAAGTAACCCCGCTACGATGGCTACGATGCCTGCTGGAGCACACACTCACACCGTCACCGTAACAGACACGCCGCACACCCACTCCGTTGGCTCTTACATAACAAACGCCTCGCCGACGACTGTTACTGCCGACGTAAACACGGCTGCAACTGGTGCGGCTCCTGGCTCAACGGGCACCGAGTCAGCTCCCCTCACAGGACCGTCTTTGCCGACCACCTTCGACCGGCGTCCGCGCTACTTAGGTGTCCGCTACTACATGCGTATCTTTTAATACTATAGACGTATCTTCTAAAAGAAAAAGGCTCCTCTCGGAGCCTTTTCTGCCACTTCTTTTTTAGCTTAAAGCATTGGAAGCGTCTCAGTCGTGAAGCCACGGCACCTACCCCTTTGTCAAGACAGGGGTTGACAGGATTTGCGAGATGATAGAAGATATTGGTCTCTCTATGAATGGTAAGGAGCTGCTGATGACTACGGAAATCCAAGATAAAATTATCGTCTGCGTATCTGGTGAAGATATGCACATCGACTATAATGATTTCGGCTTGTCTTTTGACTCGACTGATGGTCAAGTATTGGAAGCAATTGCCCCACTAGTACAAGAGCGTTTCAGTGTTGATCTCGGACATCCTGGTTCATGGCTCTATAAAACACGTAAGGCAACGAACAGCCGAAATATTTACGTGATTCCGAACTCCACAGCGGGTTAAACCCCGACCGACTCCATCTTGGAGCCCCGCTGTCACCAAGACAGCGGGGTTTTTGTTATTAACGTTTGTTATCGGAGGTATACAGCCATGACAGAACATAAGCTCGGCTACTTGAACGATCAAGACCGCCTAAAAATCTACAACACGCTTATCAGTGGTTGTATGCACCTTTGGAGTAAGAACAAACTTCAAGATGGTTCTACCATTGATGTAAAAGGCAAAGACGGTAAGACGGTTAAGCAAAAGCTAGAAGACCGCCTTACACCTGTGCTCGAAAGCTTCTCGAAGCTTGCCGAGAGCGACCCTTTGTTTCTTGCCCACTTCACTAGCTATGCCGTGAAGAAGCTAGATGCGAAGGACTTACGTGTAGTTGCGACATTTGCTTCGACTCTTTCGGACGCAGATGGGACGCCCTTTTCCCCTGGAAGCGAATTTAAGAAGCCCAACTGGCGTCTTATCGGGCAAGCAGCTTTCCAGACATTGGACCCTAAGCTTGCTCTACGTGTTGTGCAACTCGCAAACAGAAAAATGAAGTTCGGTATCAAAGCTGAAGCAACGCACTATTCTAAGTCGCTACGATCAGCAGTGAGGAAATACCTTCGTTACCGTGAAGCAAACCCAAAGATGATCGAAGGAATTGTTCGGACAGGTCTCACGAAAACGTACCGTAACCTTTACCGTTGGGCTCGTATTCAGCCTTCGGCTGAAGCGGCTACGTTTCTTGCTTGGGAGCAGAAAGACGGCTCTGTGAAAGAGGCGGACTTTAAGCAGAACAAGCTTACGTTCGCAGGTTTGTCGGAAGTTGAAATTGCAGAGAAGATCCGTGCGGAGCGTTTGACGCCGCAGCGTGCTCTCGGTGCGCTCGGGGACAAGATCTCACCCGTTATCGCAGCAGCCGTTCTTGAGCAGGCTTCGGGCGACCAAGCCGTTATTTTGACAAACTTGTTTGAGGAGCAAGGTCTTCTTAAGAATGTGGAAGTGAAGAAGGTCTACGAAGAGAAGATCAAGACGGCAAAAAACGCTTTGGACCGTGTGGATAGAATCAAAGCGGAGCTGTCTGAAGAAACTAAGACGGCGTTGAAGGACAGTAGAAGTGAGACAAGAAAGGCAAACATTGAAGACTTCGGTCGTGTGTTCGTCCACGTCGATACGTCGCCGTCGATGGCTAACGCTCTCGAAATTGCGAAAGAGTACGGAGCTACCATTTCCGAGTTCGTTAAGAACCCAGAGCAGAACTTCTTTTGGGGCTCGTTTGACTCTGCGGGGAAGGTCTTCCCTAACCCACAAAAGTTTACGAAGGACGGCTTTAAGTTAGCTCTCTACGGGCAGAAAATTGGTGGCTACGGGACGGATTGTCTAGCTCTCTACAAGACAGCTCGTCAGAAAGGTTGTTCAGTTGACATCTACATCACGGACCAAGATCACAACGGCAAGCTTATCGGTATGACAATTGATGAATGCCGCAGAGAAGGTTTGACTGATCCGCAAGTCGCAGTGATCGTGGACGTTCATGGTCGTCAAGACGGGATTCTAAAGCGTGAGCTAGAGAAGGCTGGTATTCCTGTTACCGTGCTTACGGCGAAAGAGCTTGGCGAAAGTGCGCTCGTAACGCAGGCGGTGAACGTAGCGATGAAGGGGCAGATCGCCGTCCTTGAAGAGATCCTCTCTACAGGGCTACTCGACTTGCCGAAGTGGTGGTACGCCGTTAAGAGTGCCTAAGAACTGAGAAGGCTGTGTCATTGCACAGCCTTCTTTTTCAATTGTAGTTGCATATCACTCTTCGTGCGGTAAAAATGGGGATTCGTTTTTAAACCATTCTAAGGTTTCGCCATCTTCTTCATCTGACTCTTCTAGGGTGAATGCTTGAGAAAAGTCGATGCTCTCGTGCTCGGATAGTGAAGTCCACCCATGCCCATCCCACACTTCTAAATTCCTCGCTGGAATACCCTTAGTGAGAAACCAAGCTTTACTGCCGCCTGCGTCTTTCGTTCCTAGCTCGTCCTCTTTTAGATCTTCTTTTTTAACTTTGGACGTACTCACGACAACGGGTACGTACAGATCTGTTAGGGGGTGGTCTGAGTTGTGGTTAGCGAAGTCTTCAGCTTTAGACATCCAAAAACGAACGCCATCAAAGTCTGTTAAAAACACTTTGCCTTTGGCGTGGAAGTCATAGCTAGGACTACCGATGGATCGGGTAGAGTTAGGCTTTAAGCCGTGCTGAGCAATGCTTTCAAGCCGGTTGGCGTAGGTGACGTGATACACCAAGATCTCGTCTTTTAGATCAGAAAGAACTTTGTACTTTCGGTAAACGTCTTTTGCTAAATTTCTCATGCAGAGAATCTTTTCTGACCTTAGCTCTTATCGTCAACCATGCGGACTTTATGGACAGTAGGTTTGTCTTTCGGACCTTTTGTGTGGTCCATAACCCACGTCCAGTTGGTGATGCAGTAAGTTCCTTCCCGGTCTTTGCCTAGCTTGTCGGTACCGATAGACCGCCAATGACCTCTGACCGAGAAGCGGTGGCTGAAGTCGATGGTGCGTCCTAAAGCTTCGTACTCTCGCACTTCGGACTTTGGGCAGACGTGGATAATGCGACGGACTGTGTGAAAGCGCTTGCCTTGACCAGTACCAATTTTGATCTTTTCCCTGACCTTCTCGACGCCATCACGTTCCCGCTCAAGACGCTTGAAGATGTTTTGAGTCAGAAGTCCGAACGTGTTCGTATTGATGACCATGATGGTCGGAGCGGAGTTCTCATGCACGATCTCCATTAAAGCATAGTAACAATACTTCTTCGGCTCGATCTCCCATACCATCACACAGAGCGTGTTAGCGGGCGTTTCTCCAGGTCTAGCTACAGTGATTTTTCCGCCGAGAATTTCGTAAGAGAAGACGGGGAAAGGTGCGTCTATCTCAGGGTAAATCAAAGTGTTGCACTGCTCGCAGGTTGTACTTCCGTCTGCGTTGATGGTGGCAGTATGGGACTTGTGCGCTTCAGCCGTTTCTGGTAGCCATCGCGGCTCGTCGTGCTTAGGCGTAAAGACAAAAACTTCGCACCGCTCGACTTGTTTCCAGAAGTGCTCTTCTAATGTGTTCTGTCCTAAAGGCTTAGACTTCTCGCTGTCTACGTAGCGAACGCCTTGCTTCTTTACGACTTCGATCATTTGTTTGAAATATTTCATAGCACTCCTCAGTCTTCGTAATCGTCAAGGTTCCAATTCTGAGGCGGCGTCCAGCCATGCTCTTGCGCCGTTTTTGCCCACTGAGGGTAGACGGGCTTCTTGCCGAGAACGTGACGGATGCGGTTTTTAGAGTCTTCTGTTTCAGCCACCTCAACCAAATTCAGCTCGTTGATGAGGATCATGATGCTGTTGTGGGAATTACTCATGTAGCACCGACCGAGGGCGTCGATGGCGTACACTGTGGGAAGTTCCCACCCTATGTGTTTGAGTTCTCCGTGTGTACGTAAAGGCAACACAGGAACTTCGCTATCGTCGTTGACGGCAAATTCTAGGTCGGAGTCGTTTTGTACCGAAAACCTAAACTGGTTGCGAACGATGTCACCTTCAAGGTTTTCCGCCGTGTACCGGCGCATTGCCTTGAATCCTTCTGGTGCTTTGTAGTGGGGGTCAAAAACAATCATGTCAAACCTCCTTCACACTGTAAGCTTTGCACTTTTTGCACCGTATTGATTTCACTGTGGCGTCAGCCCTCAGACAACCCCACCAGCCGGAAGGTGTGCAGACAGGACGAAGTGCGCCGTCATGAAAAGTCAGCACATGCATCCGGTTAGTACGGATTGCCGTCCCTGCCGAGTCTTTGTGCTTACTGCCTAATACGAGCTTCATATTGTCCCCTGTATCAAGCGAGACGAAGCAGGGCTTCGTCTCGCCGTCTGCTTCTTAGAGATTGTTGAAGGCATCGGTCAAGTTAAAGGTCGCCTTCTTGCCTGCCGTCACCAATGCTTTTTCCATAGCATTGAGGCGGTCTTCGAGTTCTGCCGTGCGACCGGACAAGTCCGCTTGATAAGCACGAACACGGGCACGGAGGTTTTTGGCTTCGACTTCACGGTTGTCGATTTTGGCTTTGCTGTCTTCGTTGTCGTGAAATTTTTTACGAGCACCTTTGTCCATTTTGATGACTTCTTGACGGAAGGTTTCGAGACGGCTGTTCATCTCTTCATAGACGGCATCTTGAACCGCTTCGTTCGTTGACGGTTCGTTGTAAGCGGGCACGGCATAGACTCGGCAAGTGTCGCCAGGCAAGATGTTGGCGATAGCTTCAAGCTTCTTAATTTGGTCCGTGTGGTGGTCAGGCACGTAATAGATACCGCTACCACTCTTGTAGGGAACGCCGAAGCATTCGGTGTCGATGACAGCCCGCAGCAGCGCTCCGATTTCGGCACTGTCGGAGGTCTTCTGCATACGGCGGTAAGTGTCCAAGATGGAAGCGTTGAACGGTGATTCTGCGCCGAAGGTCACAACGCCGGAGCCTTTTTGCAGGGTGACGATCACTTCTTTGGTGATGTCATAGTCAGGCACGCCGTCCTGCTTTTCGTACACAGGAAGGATGACGGCGACGACCATGCGCTCTTTCACATCTTCGAGGCGGCGATAGAAACGCTCGCCTTCGTCTTTCTTAAGAACCTTACGGAGAGCCCGCAGCAAGCTTGCTTTGTAGTCGTTGCGCTTCATGAGGTCAACGAACGTGCGGGGCGTCTTCGAGTTCGTCTTCTGACCGGGTGCTTGGGCTTGTGCGAGTTTGCCGAGAGCTGCGAGGTGCTTCTCGACGGTGGCACGATCAAGCTCGGTGTTGCTTTTGATGGTCCAGTGGACGAGTTTGCCTTTGAGTTGCATGATAGTCTCCTCAGTGTTTATAAATTAAAATTCGATTTTTTCTTCTTCTTTGGTTTTGCCGAGCAGTACCCGCTCCAAGATGCCTTTGACGACGGCTTGGCTTTCTTCGTCGATCCGGCTCAGGAGAATGGAGTCAGCACTCGTCAGAAGGATGTCGTTGGTATCTTTCGCCGTCAAAGTGCCCTTCTTACGTTTGCTCCTATCGACGTGGCGAAGTAGCATTTGAACCCAATCCTCAAGCTGACGAAGACCCATTGGTTCAGGCAACTCTTGGCGGAAGAAGCCTTGACGGATGAGGTTTGCGACTTTGACCATCTCCTCTGCGAGCTGCGGCGTGGCTTTCATCCGTGGGTAACGCTCTGTCAACACGTTTTGCTCGGTGAGCGACGGCAAGTAATCGACGATGTAGATCCGAGCCCGTGTAAGCGTTGCGTAGTTCATCAACTGAGCACCGGGGTACAGGTGGCGGAAGCTGCTCATTGCACCGACCGTGTTGGCAGTGGCGATGATGCGGAAGTTTTCGTGGGCGACAAGATACTCGTGCCCTTTCTCTTTCAGCATGAGCTTACGGCGTGGCGAATGCGACTGAACAGGCTCCAAAACATCGTTGAAGGCTGCGAGGATACCGGGATTCACCATGTCGATTTCGTCGATGATGAGCCACCACCCCTCCCGCATAGCTTTAGGGAGAATGCCGTCCGTCCAAACGGTAGAGCCGTTCATGACAGTGTAACAACCAACAAGCTCGCTTACGGTCAACGTCTCACCGGCAGGGGCAGCGATGCAGGGTTGGTTGATCCTAGCAGCGATCTGCTTAGCGATGGAGGTCTTGCCCGTACCGGCGTGACCGGAAAGGATAACGAAGCGGTCTTCTTTGATGTCAGAAGCAATGTCGAACGTCTTCGGGTGCCATTGGTAAGCAGGGTTGATAGAGGGGACGTTCAAAAGAGAGTCTCCCGTAGGAGCCCTAACCTCAAACGATACCTCTTCGATCTCGACGTGCATAGCCGGTGCCTGGGTCTCTGTCTTGCGTTGTACGTTGACTTTACTTTGTGCCATGTCGTTTCGCCCCCCTGTTACTCTTCTCTTCGGCATCCGGTGGCAAACCTTTAGGAGGAAAATGCAAAGTACACAAGTGTTTTTATTTAAGTCCTTGAAAATCAAAGGGTTATAAGAAATAACTTTATTTATTTAAATATCTAGCCGATAAGACCCCTAGTCAGCAAGAAGGAGTCATTGAATGCGTTTCTTCGAATCCAGCCTTGAGCGAATCGCCCGGATCATTACCCAACAGTACGGGGTTCAAATCCTGTTTGAGGGTTCGCAGGCGTATACGAACGGCAAGAAGATCGTTTTGCCTGCCCTTCCTAAGGAAGGTGTTGACGCTGAGTTCGCCTCTGACATCCAAGGCTACCTCGATCACGAAGCTGCCCATTGCATCTTCAGTGACTTCACGGTCATGCACAAAATCAAGTCGCAGTATCACCACTACCTCTCCAACCACTGCGAAGACGCCCGCATCGAAGTCCTCATGGTGAAGAAGTATTCCGGTTGCTCTTTGCACCTCGATCCCCTCAACGACAAGTGGAACAAAATCACTATCGCTAAGTGGGATACCTTAGACCGTCTAACCCGTGCCGCTCTCACCGTCCGTGCGATCATGGAAGGTCACTCGCCTACCATCGACGCCGACCTCTTGCCGCTTTTCACTTCCAAAGTCATGGTGCTCTCGAAGCTCTTGCGTAAGGCTGCCACTACGCTTCAAGTCATTAAGATCTGCGGTGCCATCATCAAAGAGTTCGACTCGCAAGTTGGTGAGCAAGAGAAGCAAAAGCAGGAAAAGAAAGAAGAGAAAAAGAAGCAAAAGCAGAAGCAAGAAGAAGGCAAAGGCGAAAAAAGCGAAAGCGGTAAAGGCAAATCCGAAGATCAAGACGGCAAAGCCGGTGAAGGTCAAGGCGAGAAAGACGACGGCGAAGGTAAAGACGACGACAAAAAAGACGGCGAAGCCGGTGGCGAAGGTAAACCTGAAGGTGAGTCGAAGGACGGCAAGGGTGAACAAGGCAAAGCTAGCGGAGTGTCTGCCGCAGAAGAGAAAGAGCTTCTCAACGAGTCCCCCGCACCTGCCAACAATGGTCAAGTGCAGTCCCGTGAAATGAATAAGTTCGAACCGTCGTCGGAAGCTACCGATATCCATTCGTTCATGGACAAAGAGATCAAAGAAAAAATCGAGGAGCAGAAACCAGCCGCTACTCGTAGCTACGATTTTGAAAACGTGGCGCACGTACCAGCGTCTACGGCAGAAGATGTTTTGTACGACCGCACCAAAGACGGTCCAAAAGTTCGCCCAGAGTACCAAGCTCTTAAGCGTGAAATTAACAGCTCGATTACCAAAACCGTAATTGAGCTAGAGCGCATGTTGAAGGTCAAAGAGAACGCACGGACTGTGTTCGATCAAGAACGTGGGGCTTTAAATCGTGCTCGTCTCCATTCGCTTATTACTGACCCCAACTTCAGAAGACCGTTCACAGCGAAGACACGAGTCGAAACGACCAACGTCTCCATCATGTTCCTTTGCGACGTTTCCGGCTCTATGCGTGAGGGGGATAAAATGGAAAGGTTGCGTGAGACCGTTGCCATTCTCGGCGAGTCCCTTAAGCAGCTCCGCATTGAATTTGAAGTCATCGGCTTCACCACCGGCACGACAACGAAGTTCCCGAGCTACGACGCTCGCTTAACTCGCCACGAGAGTCTTCAGCACTATCTCTACAAGTCGTTCGAGAGCGAAGATATGGCTCCGATCATCAACATGACGCCGATGGGTTGTAACTGCGACGGTGAAAGCCTGCGTTTCGCTGCCCGCCGTCTCTCGGAACGTCGGACTAAGCGTAAGATCATGTTTGTGCTCTCGGACGGGTTCCCTAATCCGTCATGCGGCGGTACCCGCATCAGAGCCGTTTGGAATGCCGACTTGAAAAAAGCCGTCGCTGAAGTCTCGAAGTTCGGAATAGAAGTGGTGGGCTTCGGCATCCTCACAGACGCCGTAAAGAACTTTTACAAAGACTACGTGGTCATCCAAGATGTAACTTCGCTGCTTACCGCAGTGCGGACTAAACTTCGCAAAATCCTCACCGCCTAGGAGCTTGCGAATGCGCCGATACCAAATTCAAATCGAGATCCACGATGAAAATGGGGATCTCGTCCGCATCGAGTATTCCAACTACTCGTCGAGCGACATTCTAACCGAGGAAGAAATCCTATCGCTGCACATTCCGATGGTCAAAGAAACCGTCGAGGTGCCAAAAAATGGTTACTTCCAGCTTGCGTTCGTCGAAGTCAAAGAAGTCTTCCGTGTTTACAAAGTTGGCAGAGATGGCTTTGAGGTTCATCCGGCTGAGGAATTTTCTTGAGCTTGCCTGCTTGCTTCGGCTTCATCGTACCGTGTCCGTCGATCTCAGCCCAATCTCCGGTCTCATCGTTCACGACGAAGCCAGGGATTCTCATTTGTTCCATGTCATGCCAAATATGAGCACTATCTCGAAACGGCAGCTCTAGCTCGTTACGATTACGTTTGCCGTTGACCCTCGTCGATGACATAGGGACAAACTCAATATGTCCTAGAAAGTGCGTGTAGACGATCCCCATGTCGGCTACCATGTTGTAGTCACCCATTCCCCGCCAACGAATTTCCAGACGGGGCAAAGGAAGTCCGAGGTTCTCTTTCACGGTCAATGTGCGGAGGTGACGCCACCTCTATTCGTCTCTGTAAGCGGCGTTTTCTTTTTCCGCTGCGAGTCGTGCGACTTCGTTTTCTAGCTCGTTGATTTTGTCGTTGAGCCGCTCTGTAACGGATGCCATAAGCACCTCCTTTTGTTGGAGGTACAAAGCTACCATCAACCACCAGTGCGGTCAAAGACTGGATAGTTGCCGATGTCGTCGCCGAAGAAAGCTTGCGGCTGCGACGGGGTTTGACTAAGCCGTCCCTCTTTATCTTCTATGCACGTCTTAACGGAAGCGTAAACATCCCGCCAAGTCGCCACAGGCGTAGCTAAGGTCTCCACCAAACACGTATCCCAATAGGTGTAGACTTCTTCCGAGCCGCACCCAAAGGATGTTCTGTCTTTCGAGGCAGCAGTCAAAATTATTCTGTTTGGTTTACGCATGAGCGGTTCAGAGAAAATTCCCGAGTAGCAAGCTGAAATAAGAACGACGGTGGGTCTAGTGCCGCACGTTGCGTCAAGAATGGATGCATAGGTCGAAGGGTTCAAACCCGTCTGACCTCTGATGTAGAACTCGCTGCGAGAGCCGTGGGAAGTAATGAAAGCAAAACAGGCGTCCCACGCTCCTAAGTTGAGATCGGTGAATGCCTGCCTGAAGTTTGCGACAGAGGTTGCCCGCACACCGTTGGTCTGTTGGCTGCTCGACCTCGAAAGCTGCAAGACGTTTTCAGGTGCAAGACCATCTGCACCCAACAACTCGGCGACTTTCTTTCTTGCATTGTCGAAAGCATTAATGGAGTCGTCGCCTGTCATAAGGACGGCTTTCCAGTTAAAAAAGCCTCGACTCTCTTGTAAATTGCTAGGATCTGATTGTGCTCCACAGCCTGTCAAAAATAGTAACGCAACGAGCACAACTTTCATAACTACTCCCTATAAGGGTTCTGTGGGCAGATAGTGATAAGAAGATCTGAACTAAGGATACCATGTTCTTTGTTGCCGACGAAGTAACAGGGGACATCTAGTTTAAAACCCTTACCAGTGAACATAAGAACTAGACGGTTGATAAATGCGAAGAGTGTGTAGCGCCATCCAGGTATAATATTCTTAAGCAGAGACGGCTCGATGATGGTGATGCCGCATTCTTTATAGACCTGCATCGTGGACTCGGTGCAGTAGAGCCGACTAGGGTCTGAGTAGTTGAAGTCGTAGTCTTCATCCAACTCTAAATACTCTTCGATTTTGTTATGGAGCTTTGTTTCGATCTCAGGCGTGAGATCTTTGTAGCGGAGAACCATGAACTTTTCGTACTGACAAAAGTCTAACCAGTCGATCATACGATAAAGAAGCGAACCACGATCATTGATTTCAAAGACGAAGATCTCGTCGCCTTTCATGATTACCATGGCGGCGTGTGAGTATTCACTTTTGCTAAGTCTAGATACAATCGTACTGAACGGGATGCCGAAGGGACCGTCTGTGTAGCTCTCCCGGACGAGGATGTCCCCTGACTTAAGTCCTAGTTCTTTTAGAAAGGAAACGATCTTTTTTCTGTTTTTTACTTCCCAAGTTCTTACGGCACTCATATAGCGAAACCCTCGTTTGTTTCTCATTGAAACTAAAGCGAGGGTTTTTGCAGGGAGTGGGACTAAATCACCGCTGCGGCTTTAACGAGCTGGCTAAGAAGCTTGCCGTCTTCGGTCTTCATAAACCCACCTCCCCAACTGGCGGAATGACCGACGCAGATAATGCGGTAGGTCTTTCGATTGCCGTTCCAATCACTTACAGGAGTTTTTTCCGCTGAGGAAGACAATTCGGCTTGACGTAGGCTTCTTTTTTTGGTCTCATAGACGTGAGGTGGTCCCCTCAGCTTACGTTTACAAGCAAAAGTAGCTCACTTGGTAGAGCAAGACTCGTTCAAAGTTTAGGTAATCGGTTCAACTCCGATCTATTGCAACAATATAAAACGTAGACAACTTGGACCACCTACTCTCATAACCCGCACGAGCGGGTTTTTCTTTTGGTGAAAGCATGTTGAATTTTACAGCACTAGCCAAACCCGTAAGAGTCGTTGTCCCGATTCTCAACCGCTCTTTTACTTACAACAAGAAGCTTTACAAAATAGGTGTAGACGATGGCTGGTGGCAGGTGGAGCTTCAAGGCAATAAAGCGACGGCTATTGAAACACATCTATGGACCGACCCCCCTCGGAATGCTTTACGGGGGGTTAGTTACGGCACGAGAGTTGTTTTTTCACATTTTGAAGTGGCTCGCCGCAAATATTCGCTGGACGTTATAGCCCCTCTTGAATTTCCTAATGTTGAAACTTTCGCAAGTATTTTCGTCATGGTGTGGGAAGATAACCGCACCTACTACGTGATGCCTTGCTACGCAGACTTCAAGACGGTCTACATCAAAGATCTCCTTGACGACAATTTAACCCTTGAAAACGTGAAAGAGATAACTCCCGAGCTGCGGACAGTGTTTCTTTTTCATGCACTTGAACGCATCGAGATTCGCAAAAAGCTCGAAGAGCTTGAGAAGATCAAACATGAAGAGGAAATGAAACAGACCGTAGAAGGTCGCCTTCGGTTTGCCTTTGATCGCTCTGGAGCTACGATCACTGAGTATCACGTAGGCAATGGTCGCATTGAGGTGACATGGAGCGTTCCGGGAGCAGGCAGTTTCAACTCTGTCCTCGATGACAAAACCTTTATGGTCCTCGAAGCGGGCTACTGTATGTCAGGAGATGACCGTCGTCACAACGTCACAAGTATGGTAAAGACGGCGGAAGACTACCACGCACGCCGTCTCGTCCATAGAACTCGTGGTCGCACGTTCGACCGCACCTTAGACCCTCACGAGGAACGTGATTATGACTACGACGATTAATGATATGCCGACTTTTCACCGAGAGAGCAGCCTCGTCACGTACTCTTCTCTGCCGCAAATTCTGCGGAAGAAGGTGTCGCTAAGCTTAGGCACGCCGGGAACCGTAGAGTTCGACTTCTTAGAAGTGTGGGAGTTCTTCAAAAAAGTGAAGACGCACGACGACTACGAGTTCTCCAATTGGCAGTTTTTCCACGTCCACCCTCCCGGACTTAACTGTGCGTCGGGGCTTGATATCGAATGTGCTAAGGGTCTAGCTTTAGCTTTCGGTCACCCGCTCTACTTCAGCATTGTGACCTTTGGAGCCAACGCCGAAGAACGCACGGTAACAAGCTTCGTCGCTTCGCCAAGCGGGCTAGAGCAGCTCTCTCCTACGAGTAACATCAATTACTTGAAGGCTTCTTATTTAAGCAAGTCAGAAGCCGAAGATCTATATTGGATGAGTTACACAAGCGGGGAAGATTTGTGTCAGAAATAAACAAAGTTACAGTGCTTGGTCTAGGAGCAATCGGTAGCAATCTTCTTCTACAGTTAGCTAAAACACTTCCAGATTTGCAGTATGTCGGCATCGACTACGACAAAGTGGAAGTGCGTAACATTGGTCCGCAAGCTTACATGACGGAACACGTAAATGCACCTAAGGCAAAAGCTTTAGCAGCAGTTATTGCAAGATATGCAAGACGTGCTCGCTACCAAGCTGTAGATAAGAAACTTACTGAAGTCTACAAGCCGGAACCGAACGAACTCGTCCTTGATTGCTTTGACAACACAGCTTCTAGAAAGCTGACAACCGTCGAAGGTCATGTGCTCCATGTCGGCTTTTCCCCTTTCTATTCGGCGGAAGCTATATGGTCGCCGCACTTTGAGCCAGCGGGGGATGTTCCCGCTGATGCTCCCGACATCTGTACGATGGCTGGTGCTACACCCTTCATCCACTTCGTTGTAAACGCGGCAGCTTTACTTGTCGTAAATTTTGTCTTGAACGGAATCAAGAGAGACCTTATAGTGATCGGATCAATCCAAAACGGTTTTAACTTGAGGTATCTATCTTGACGACATATTGGTCGGATGTTGACAGGTTCAACGAAATTTACAAGCTACCTAGACCTGTCAAACCGACTAATCCAGCGAACGACCGTTTGGACTTCTTTAAGCAAATTCTTTTAGAAGAAGTCGAAGAAGTTGAAGCGATCAAGGCTAAAACCGATCCTCTTGAGCGGTTGACAGATCTTGGCGATTGGCTTGCGGACATCATCGTCTACTGCTCAACGGAGGCTCGCCGCCATGGTCTCCCCATTGAAAAGATCCTCGATGTAATAATGCAGTCGAATTTTTCCAAGCTCGGTGCAGATGGGAAAACGATCTACGACGAGCGAGGTAAGGTTCTCAAGGGACCTAACTACTGGAAACCAGAACCGTCTATCCAAAAACTTATAGAGAAGGAGTTGGCATGAAGTTCAAGTTGATTTTAGCATTTATGGTTCTTGTGGTCGGCGTTGGCGTCTGTGGATACTTCTACAGCTACGTCTTTGCCCGCACCGTCGTCGGTGAGATCGTAGACGTAAAACATGCAGGTGCCACAGGCTTTGCGGTGAATCGTGAAATCGCTTTTTCCATGGCAGTAGCCGTTAAAGACGGAACATCCGGCGAGATCGTTACCGCAAGCACGGAAGACCGCCAATGGGCGGTTGCTAAAGCAGGCATGTGCGCTGAAGCTAAATTCTTCCCGTATCCGCCGTGGGATCTTGAGAAGTCTGGAACGTATTATAATGCTCGACTGGTAAAGTTGAGTGAGTGTCCGGCGAAGTGACCGCAGCGGCAACGTCAGGACTTTGCCACTTCTTGACGCTGCCTTTGACCCAAACAAGTCGCAGCTCTTTTCGCCCCTCGCCACAATACCGCCAACCTAAATGGGCAGCGGAAGACCAACTATCGTCTTGATAGTTTTTGTCTTTTAGCCAGTTGTAACCGATGAGCATGATCTTAGCTTGGCTGAGGTCTTTGTCTGCTCGTAGGATTTCCTTGCCGCTAGCAGATTTCAATCGAACTTCGTTTACGAACTCTCTGATATCAGGTTTGCCGCTGTGGAGATAAGCGACGGTGTTGAGCATGATAGGTACGTGGTAGACGTAGAAGTCTTGTCCTACGATTGTCTTCTCTTCGGGGTGGTCAACCAAGAACTCCATCTTCTTGTAGCCTTTGCCTTTGAAGGCGTCCGACAAACGGATCTCTTTGTCTTTAGGCACCGTTTTAAACGTGTAACAGCGGTTGTAGTTTTTGTCGATCCAAGCAAAGAAGATTACGCTGTCGTCGGGTGTGGCGTTAGGGTAGCCGCCTTTGACACGGTGATGAGCAGGGATCTTGTTGAAAGGTCCGATGTAATACCAAAAGCTGTTTAACTCGTCTCCGTCATCGTCTTTGATGTAGGAAGGCAATTGCACGAAGCCGCTCGCGAACTCCGGCATGTCGGCAAAGCGTAGCTTGTCGAGGCACACCTTCTTGAACTTCTCAAAGAAGCGGTCTTCGAAGAGGTGAACTTTTTCGTCGCCGTAAGCATCGTAGCAACAAAGCACGTTGGCGAAGAAAATGCCTACGTCAGTGAAGAAAAGTTTCCCAAACAACATCTCGATCATCATGACGAGCTGCGGTCTCTTCTCTTCCACCTCGTACTTGCCCGTTCTTACGTGATCTACAAGCTTCTTCGTCAAGTAGTTGACACACCCTTTTGACGGGACCAGATCCCGCATTAGCGATTTCCAGTCAGGCTCCCGCTGCTCTTTCAAGATCTCAGGCAAAAACTTAGTAACCCGCAAGACGTAACCTCCAAAGCTTGTTGGCTTCTTCTAACATACCTAGCCTGCCTAAGCCCTTAAAAAATAACACCTCTTATAAATCAGGTGGTTAAGTTATTTACTCTAAAGCTTACAATAAAGATGCCGATACAATAATAGGCATTTACAATATTATTAAAGGGGTTCTTATAATCCATTTACCGAAATTCGGCGTAAAGCCCCTAGCTTTAGCTATGGGGATATAAGCCGTCCTAGTTCACAACTTGCTCTTTTTCTACACACAGCCCCCGATGTTTGATCGAAAGCAAACTTGGGACTACATCAAAAACCAGTGTACAGGCGAGCGGACCTTCAGCTTGAAGGGTCGCACGCCGGAGTCGCTTTTGCGGCTTGTAACAGCTTGGCATCGAGATCTAGCACACGACAGGCAGTTAAAGTCATTAGGCATTAGAAAAGATGCGAAATGGGAACCTTCCGGCATAGGAGCGTTCGAGAAACAAACGGGCTCCATTGAAGAGAACAATTATAAGCTGATCCAGATAAAGGAAATCACCTCTTATAAAGGGCTTGCAGAAGAAGGCAGACGCATGAAGCACTGCGTCAGAAGCTACGCCCAATCATGTATCGACGGCAGACGAGCCATATTTTCTTTCGTCCGAGCCGACCTCTGGAATGCAGCAGAGGGGAAAAACAGCTTGACGTTAGAGGTAGACCTCAATGTCCGCAGCATCTGTCAGATCCGTGGCTTTGAAAACCGCAAGCCGCTAAGTAGCGAAATGAAGTTCATTCAGGAATGGGCTCAAGTAGAACGCTTAACTGTATCGAGATATCTTTCATGAGAAAGAAGATCTTCTTTTGACATTAAAGGACACGGTTTATTCATATAGCGGTTCATAAACCGTGGGTTTGACTATCTAAAAAAGTATAAAATATAGGGGCAACTTATATTTTCATATGTTTTGATAGGAGGCTCTAATGAAGTTCTATTCCCTTTTATTTGCGGTCTTGATGACCGCCTCAGGATGTGTAACTACACCCGACGAAAAGCCCACGACGGCGAGCAACCGCCCTCGACACCGACCTGGAAAACCTTCCGTCTCGGCTGCGGCAACTACGACGAAACTAGTGGCTGCATCTTTAGTAATGAACAAGGGTTCGAAAAGCTCGCAGCCGCTTTCCGTGCTCTCGGTTCAAGATCAGTCCGGGACGGTGGACGGCTGGAGCAAGTACATCGAGTTCACGCCGGTCTCGACAGGCTTAACGGCGAACTTTATCTTCAATGTCCCCGCAGGTGTTACGCCTACGGCGTTGACAGTTAAAACAAACTACAAAGGACGCCGAAAAGGATCTCAACTGTGGGGTTGGAAACTTTATAATTTTACAACTGGAACTTGGGTAACTGTAGGTGACAACACGCCTGCCGCATCTTGGACGTGGACACCGATGTCCTTTCCTGTACCGGCTCCGCTTAGCCGCTTTATGAATGCCTCACGGCAGATAAAACTACGCTTCGACACCTTTTCAGGCGTAGACCTTTGCGACATTGATTACCTCGTAATTGAAGCGACAACGGATGTTGTGCCACCGCCTCCACCTCCACCCTCAGGTACTTGGTGGAAACCAACACCTGGGATCAAGTGGCAGATGCAATATACGGGCACCATTGACATCAACGTAAATGCGCCCGTTTACTTCCTAGATACGTTCTTCTCGTCTAAGACCTTGATCGACCAAGTTAAGGCTAAAGGACGCAAAGTCATTTGCTACATCAATGGCGGCAGTTGGGAAAGCTACGCCCCTGACGCTGCCAGTTTCCCGGCTTCTGTGATCGGTAAGGGAGTCAGCGGGTGGGCGGACGAGAAGTTTATCGACATTAGGCAGGTCGATATTCTTTGGGCGATTATGCTTAAGAGAATCGACATGGCGCAGCAGAAAGGCTGCGACGGCTTCTACCACGATTGGGCTCACATCTTCACCGAGGACACGGGCTTTCCGATCACGGCAGCGGACCAAATCAAGTGGAACACGCTTTTCGCCACCGAAGGTCACAAGCGAAACATGAGTGTGGGGCTTATCAATGATCTTTTACAAGTAAAAGAGCTTGTAAACTTGTACGATTGGGGCATGATTGAGTCTTGCAATGTATACAACGAGTGTGCTTACGAGAACCCCTTCATCGCCCAAAACAAAGCGGTCTTCGCCCTTGAGTATCAAGGCGATCCCGCCGCCGTCTGTCCGAAGCTGAACGCTTTGAACTTTGACGGGCAGTACAAGCACCTACTTTTAGACGCCTGGAAACAAGACTGTAGATAAGTATTGATCTTTTAGACGCCGCATTGACCCTAGATCAATGCGGCGTTTAACTTTAATCCTCTTTGAGGTAAGCTGTCCCCTTCAGAAACCCAGCGAAGCGGTAAAAAAGGTTCAAGACATGAGAGAAAAGATCTTTCAAGCCGTCATCGGCTCACATCTTTATGGAACAAGCCGTCCGCAGAGTGACGAAGACTTTTTAGGAGTTTACTTGCCTACGGCGGAAGATCTTTGTTCGATGCAGAGCCCTCCCGGTGAAATCAGCGAGAACGTCAAACTGACCGAAGGGCGACGTAATTCTGCGGGTGATGTTGACAGCAAATTCTTCAGTGTCAAACGCTTCTTCGAGCTAGCTCTGCAAGGTCAAACAACTGCTATCGAGCTGTTCTTTGTCCCTGACGAATTAGTAACGATCAAGACACCTCTTTGGGACGAGATCAAAGCGCACCGCAGTCTCTTCTTGTCGAAACAAAGCGTAGCTCCGTTTGTGGGCTTTTGCCGTTCGCAAGCGGGCAAAGCTACGCTTAAAGGTCAGAACTTAAAGCAGCTCCAAAAGCTGATAAAGGCTCTTGAAGCGTTGACCGAGAACGACAAGAAAAGAAAGATCATGAGCTTTGTCGATATGGACGACGTTTCGGCGGCAGAAGCACTAGGGGAGGGAGCCATGCTTTTTGGTATGGAGTTCCCGGTCTTCTTAGATCAGAACGGCATCTTCCATTTGGTCGTCTGCAACAACCGTAAACTCACCATAAACAACACGGCGGAATCGTGGCTGACGACAGCTCGTATTCTAGAAGAACGCTACGGCACAAGGGTTCGGACGGCGGCTGACACCCACTACGATTACAAGTCGCTTTACCATGCGTTTAGAATCGCTGGCGAAGCTGAAGAGCTTTTGGTCGAGGGGCGCTTGAGCTTGCCGAGACCACAGCAGGAGTTGGAGTTTTTAATGGCGCTACGTGCGGAGACTTTTGCCCCCGACTACATGGAGCAGTTAGAAGCCTGTATTGCCAAAGTCGAAGCACTCAAAAGCAAAAGCTCTTTGCCTGATAAGCCTGACTACGACGCCGTTGGAAAACTCTGCATTGACTTACACCGTAAACTTTTTAACGCTTGAGGATTTACAATGACTATAGCCGATGCTGTGTTTGACCCAAACGTAAGACCTAAGCTCCGCTGTGAAGAGACTTGGAAACATGTAGCTAAGATCCTAGCTCCTAAAGTTTCGGAGTGGGCAGGTGAAGAAGTTCTAGAAGGTGAAAGCTTCGAAGACGAAATATTTCAAATTTTAGACGACGCCTTCAGCTTAGATGGTTTCAAGCTTGCCAAAGAGTTCGATGACCTCGGCTATGAAGCCGACTTAGATCTTGTAGAAATTTTAAACGAAGTAGAATACCTCGCCATGAATTTTAAGGCGAAGCAGGAACAGGCGTGGGTAGTTCACTTCGGAGCCAAAGCCAAACTGCTAGTCGGAGCCGTTGTCAAAGTTAAGCATAGACACGACGACCAAGTGGGCACCATCGTTGAGATCGACAAAAAGCGGGGATACTACACCGTACAAATAGACGCTTTAGGGCACGGTGTTCAAAAAGTAGGCAGCCGAACGGTTGGCTGCAATTACGCTTTTGAAGAAGTGGAGAAGTGGAATGCAGAGCTACAAAATGGAGATACCGTTTCTAGCACAAAGCCCGGAGCAAGCCCATGAAGCTCATGGAGAAGCTGGCGATACTCTGCCGGAGTTCGCTCTCGGAAGCGTCAACACCTGACCGTTTCGTCGTCAGCGACTACGACGGCAACCTCATAAATCCTGAGTTCCACGAAGAGTTTTAGTTGCGTAGAGAGCGCTCGACAATCTTATAGCTCTCCGCTAACTCAAGCGACTCTTCGGTGACATCAGGATAAGTCCAAAGCTTCTGCTTCTCAAGATATGTGAAGTAGGGGTGCTCGTCTTCGATATATTTTTTAGCATCGTCGTAATCAATGAAAACTTCTTCTACGTCGGAAAAGCCGTAGGGGAGGTCTTTTACTACGATGTAAACTGTGTCGATTCTCAAGTTGTCTTTAGTGTATTCTTTAGCTGCACTTCCCAATCTACCACCCAATCCTTTCGTAACAGACAACTCGGTAATCTAGACCGGCGTCTTCCCCTTGTTCAATTACTGTCTGGTGCCATTTCTTTTCATCTACCACAGGAAAGAATGTATCACCAGCAAAGCTTTGCTCGACATGCGTCAAAGTCATAGAACCGGCGACATCTAAAGCTTCCTTGTAGAGACCTTCGCCACCAATTACGAAACAGTCGAAGGCACATAACTTCAAGGCGTCGTAGAAGCTAGAAGCTGTCTCGACGCCATCAACTAAACCTTGCTTAGACGTAACTACAATATTTCTACGATTGGGTAGTGGTCTGCCGATAGACTCGAAAGTCATACGACCCATGACAACGGTGGAACCCTTAGTCAGCTCTTTAAAGCGTTTGAGGTCTTTAGGCATGTACCATGGAAGCTTTCCAGCAATGCCGATGGCACGGTTGCTGGCAACCGCAGCTACAATTTTAATTGGGAGGTGAAGCATACTGTCAGGTTACGATCAGCGGCTTTTTTTCGCAAGATGTTTAACGAGGTTTTTGATCTTGATACGTGGACGCTTTTCTAGTGCCACTACAATTTCAATCTCTTCTCCGGACGTGCTTGAATAAACACGGTGGACTACGGAATGATCGACGACCGACACTCGCCACTGGTCCACTTCTTCGAGTTTCTTTTTTCCAACGACAAGGTTGCGAGTTGTCCCTTCGCTGATCGACGCTTCGATGCCTTTAACGGCAAGGGCTCTTACAAGGATTCTGTCGATGAGGGCAGTAACGTCCTTTTCGTATTCACGTCTTTCGTCCGTGCTTGGGAAACGGTACTTACTGAGAACTTTGTGCATCATTGGTCAACTCGGTACATAAAAAAGTAATCGTCCATCACTTCCGCTGCGGGATATCCCCGCCACATCGGCGTGTGACCATATTCGTCATCCGTCAATTGGCTGACTTCGGTGGCGAGATCCCTGAATGTAGCTAGGGGCTTTTCAGTGGTGAATTTTTCTACAGTCTGCCTAAACGTGTACGTAAACGACCCACCCCGAGCACTACCTAAATCTTGGGAGTTTTCATTTTGCTTAGACGCAGAGAAGATGAAAGCTTGCTTGTAGAGAGTGTTCGCTTGCTCTTGTAGCGGCTCTTCGATGGTTTCTGCTATGAGAGGGTGCGAACCCGTTTCGGAGTCGGGCTCAGTGACAATTGCGTCACCGTTGCCGTCAACGAAAGAGCCGGACAGGCAGGAGTCGAGCATGACGATCAAGCGGTCGAAAGGCTCGGTGCGGACTTCAGCGATGGCAGCGATGACTTCCCTGAAGGTAAACGAGCGGTCGTCCGCCAAAAGGATACCTCTGTTGCCGTGCCCGCTGAAGTAGAAGAGAAAGCTGTCAGCTTCTCTAGCTTCTTGTTTTACAAGATCGAAGATTTCGCTTGTTGATGCGTTGGCGTCGATGGCGACGTTGAAGTGGTATTCCGGCTTTGAGAAGAGCGTATTCAGCTCTCTGATGTCGGTAGGTACCCCGGCTAAGCCGTTGGGGGCACCTATGAGGACAGCACGGTTGTTACCACCGCCGTCGTACCCTAAGCCGTTTAAGGACGACGTTGAAGGTGGTTGTCCGCAGCCTGCTAGAACAAGAACGCTGAGAATAAGCTTTTTCATACAGCTTAATCTTGGACAAGAGACCCTCCAGGGAAGCACCGCGATTCAGGAAGCATCCACTCATCAGCGTAGTCCTTGACGGTGCCTGCCTTGATTCGGGCGTCCAACTCGTACCAATATATTGCCTTCTTCTCACCTACGAAGCACTTGGAAAACGGCTCTTGCACAAGCCAAGGGATCACCGCTGTCGCATCGACGATAGCCATTATCACTACGTATTCATGGAACTTTTCAGGGGTAAGTGTGAAGGCTATCTTGCCGCGAGGATCGACAAGAATGGGATCTATTTGTCGCCTAGCGGTCTCTAGTTGAAAGAACCAGCTTGGACCGCCGAACTTTTTACTTTGTGACGTGATTTGTGCTTTTACAGCTAACTCTTCCTTAAGGGGACCATAGAGAAGGTCTGCCTTGTACGACTTGTAGGCAGGTGGGTAGTAAGTAAAATCAGGCTTACTGCACTTCGCACCGAGGCTTTTCGAAACACCTTCTTCCCCACGCCCGCCGATATAGCAGTCGTTACCGACCTGTACGGCATCATCTTGTTTGGAGTCGTCGTAGAGATCGCCATTGCCCACACGTTCGTTTCCGAAGTTCCGTGCTGCTACGACGCTCTCCGGCGACAGCCGGACGATCCTATCGCTTCTATATATGACCTCGAACTCGCGCATTTGCCGTGCCGCCATTTGACCGTCTCCAAATAAAAGAAGGATTTCTTGAAGAAGATATGCCAGCATCTAAGTTTTGTTCAAGGAGAATTTTGCCGTGGCGGTTCTGGCGTTTAAGCATAAAAAGAAAATGGAGACCTTCGAGATAGACGACGAAGAGCTAGAGAGCCGGTGGGAGGAGTGGGTTGCCAACGGCACGAACCCCCACATGAAGGGAATGACGTTTGCCGAATACAACCGTCCGCTCAGAACGAACTTCAAGATTGTAGAGACGATCAAAGATCATTTCATCTACAGCGACATCGAGTGTCTTTTGCAAAGCGACGACTGTCCCGTGTGGGTCTATGACTACAAAGAAAAAGAAGTCGAAGTGCGGTGGATACCCTGACTTACTTTCTTCCGCCCCTAGGTACGAACACGCCTAACACTCTGTTATTGGTCATTACGACATTGTGGGTAGATGAGTTACCTCCAGTGTACTGCCCACCTGAGCGAGATCCACCAGCTAAAACCAAGCCTTTTCGTTGTTGCACACGGCGAATTTGAACTCCACCTTTGTACTCGAAGTTGGCTTTATATTTTTCATTCCAAAGGAAGGTAGCACCAAGAACCATGGCTCTGAAAAGGTCGTCGTGCCCATCCCCTTTTGTAATTTTAGTGCCGACTTCAGATACGGAAAGCATCTGCCAAAGAAGGTGCATGTAAGGTCTTTTGTAAAGCAACTCTTCGATGGGCTCCGGTCTGTCGTCTACTTCGTCGAGTGGGATCTCCGGGGCTACGGTCTCGAACAAGCCTTGATAAAGCTGCGCCCTGAAAGCAATGAAGTCTCTATAGGTAAGACTGTACTGCTGTGCGTCGATACCGAGCTTTCTGATGGCGTCGATCTGCGACTGACTCTGCCATTGGTCGTAGAGAACCAAGCGGACGTTGACCTTCTCGCAGATCGTAGCGACCATCTTTTGATACATACCGTCGAAGTCAACGACCTCGCCGTGGGTACGGTCGGGATAAAGAGCCCAAGCACCTGCCACTTGCACAACTTTGAAGTCGTCTTCTTTTAGTTTAAGAAGCGTCAAGGCGTAGCCGCAGTCCGACTTACCCATATCAATAGATAGGCAGTAAGGGATCGACTTATCTCTATCAAGCTGTGAGGCATCAAAGAAAGGACCGATGATGCTCTTGTCGATCTTTACGTTCCAGTAAGGCTCCTCAAGCTTTGCCGACTTGAGAACCAAGTCTTCACTGTCAATAAAAGGATCGTCCGCAAACGGTGGGATAGAGCCATAGTCACGAGCGAACGCTTTCGGATCTTTTCTCTTTTCGTTGTCTAAGAAGACGGGATCAATGTCAGGGTTGACCTCCCAACTTGCTTTGTGTGAAGTGACCTTCTTTGGGTCCGTCTTGCCGGTCTTGATAAGACGCATGATGTAGTCAGACTTCGACATCGTAGACGAAACTGCACAGAGGTAGCCCGTAGGCACGTTGTAGTCACCTTTCACAAAGAGCTTGGCTGCTTTGTTACGGATGGTAGCAGCAGACTTTTCGTAGGCGATGTAGGTTTCTTTGGCGTTAGCTCTTTTGGCATCTTCACCACCGCCGAACCAACCGATTTCGTCGATACAAGAAAAGATACCTGTACGACCACGGGACGTATCTAGGGCAGCTCCTTGGACGTAACCGGAGATGCCTTTGTGAAAGTAGGAGAACTCCTCCGTCAACCACTTGTAGACCTCAACGCCCTTTTTCTTAGCGTAGAAGTCGAGCAAATCGTGGTACTGCGAAAACCAGTTGGAAGTCTCTATAGCACGGCAGAACTGCATCCAATTTGATTCTTTAGCCTGCTTCAAAGTGATAGCAATGAAACGCATGTAGAGCTGCTGACCTCGAAGCTGCTCGAAGTAGCCTGCGGGGTCAGGAAGCTTGAGGTAACGGTGAAGAACGTAGGAGCCAATCATGCCTCCTGCTACAGCCGACTTACCAGAGTTATGGTGTAGGAAACCGTCCCCCGTGTAAACGTTCGTGCCTGGAACGTGGATGTCCATCATCTCTTCAATGGGACCGTCCTTGATGACCTTTATCTTTACGGGGAAGTAACCTTCGTCTATCAACTTCTTCAGCTTTTCAGGGGCGTTTTTGTAGGTGGTCGTCTGAGTCCCCGCAACGGCACCTAACGGAAGTGAGAAGTAGGGACGCCCCTTTATTCCTTTAGCTTTATCAAGTGTCTTTTTTTTCTGCTCGGAAGCTAAATGTACGTTCTCTTGGAAAATTCGAACAGAATTTGAATTTTTAGTTGAGATGTTGAAGGCAACGCCTTTTTCATCGGGATCGTAATTTTTTAAGTAAGTATTAGCTTTTGCAAAACCGTTTAGTCTCATCGTACTACATCTAGTAACGATACCTAAATTTAAAAGTAAAATACGAACTTGCTCAGCGAGTGTTTTGGAAACTGTAGTGTAGTAGACCTTTACCTTTTGACGCCCGTTGGGCATCGTCTCAGCATGGACTCCTCCATCGCCGTCGAAGAGACCTGCAAGAAACTCGCAGACGATTTCTTTAGGGGAGCGAAGGATGAAGTCTGGAACAATCTTGTCGTGGGAAGTCTCAGGTTTTAGTCCAATCCAATTTAGCCACTCCATTACGGCAACACCATTCAATGTCCAACATTTATAAAATGGGACCGTCGCACATTCCCTGTACTCCTCAAGCTTAGGCTCCTCACCGAACACTGCCAGGCAGCACCTTTTGATATCTGCATCAATATCAGGATTGCTAGACACAATCCGTAAGTTGTACTTTCTGGTGTACTGACCATCAGAGACTAGATATCCAACCAGTCTTGCCAGCTCGGGCGTTACCTCCGTTGGGAAGCAGAAGTCTTTTGCTTGCTGTCCGTGTTCTAATTTATCTCGGCGAAAAGCCCCCAACTGGAAGCGGCTCTCTGCCCACATGTTTGCGGAATACAGAAGTACAACGTCGCCGACCTTGCAATCTTTCATGAGCTTGTGCTCAATCTCACAGTCTGTATTAAGTGTCGGCACGATATGGCTTTGCTTGGCACCCGACATGATCCAGTTGTAGTCTGTGGTAAAGCGGAGCGATTCCTTCTTGCCGACATATATTTTCTCAGCAACAGTTCCATGTGTTAATTCATCGCCGACCTCTACCTTGTTAAATTCAATAATTCCCCTATTTTTCGTATATATTCTAGTATGTTGGGAAACACACCTCATCCCCCACAGAAGATCCACTTCGTCCGGCATATACCAAAAATTGTCGTTGTAGTGATCTAAGCGTGTCGTTTTGCACTTTGGGCAGCGACCGTCATCGAGAAGCTGAATGCGGCTTAAAATTTCATCCGACTTTAGATCGGCAGTGAAGTCTTTACTGTAAAATTCCCAATCTGAGCAGTGCGGGCAAACGTCTCCGAAGAGACGAAGCATACTCTGAAGCTGAATTGGGTATACCGTTTTGGTATCTAGGAAGTCAGAGTCCATACACCAACTGACGATATTCTTAGCCCAAGGCAGGTCTCTGTCGTCAAATTCAGTAACGGCACCAGGATCGAAGCCAGCCTTGATGGCGTCTTCGATCATTTTCGAGGGATTAAAGTCGGTCATTTTTTGTCCTTACGACCTAGCCCCATCCTTATTAAGCGTTTTTCTCGTGATTTTTCGAGATCTATGGAGCGCAGACGCCTTTCTAAATCTTCGATACGTTCTTTAAGCACTTGGATCTCCGCAGAGTGGTCGCAGAGAGGTTCCGCCTTTTCTTCTTGGGTAAGCTCTTTCGAGCCAACCAACGTCTTTACGAGACGGTCAAAGGTGCTCACGTAAAAGTTTTCTGTCCTTTCTTGTATAAGGACATCAGGTGTGATTGTGCTTTGGGGTCTCTAGGAATTGCAAATTGTGGAATAGGAGTGAAGGCTGGACCCTTAAGAAACCTGCCGTCCGAAGTCTTTATTACCCTAGCTTGATTACTTTTGAGTAATGCCTCTAGCGCATCCTTTTGCTCGGTGTCAGGGCGTACCATCGTAGCGTAGCCTATTTTACCTTTGTTGTTATAGAGGATGGCGTAGAACTCTTTGTCGGTGGAGTTCTCGACATAGCTAAAGTCAGACTTTTTCGTTACCCAATTAGAGCCCATCTTCATATTGATACGGCGAGCTTCACGCATGAAGTCTTCATCGTGGGGGTTTTTGTGCTCGTTCTTTTGCGACGGGTCCAAAGGAACACGTAAGAACTCTTTGTGGTGGATAAGCTCGTGGTCGATGATGCGGGTAAGGGTGTCTACGTCGTTGATGATCCTTTTTTGGATCTCAATGACGGACGTGCCTGGCTCTCTCGAACGGTACGTGGTTCGACCTAGCCACTTCGACGAAGGATTGTTGACAATCTTGATACGTGGAACGGCAAGGTGGTCTTTTGCAAAGTTCAAACGAAGGCGTTCTTTAACTAGGCGTTCCACTTCAGCCATGTTAGCGGCTTCGACTCTGTAGGCAAAACGCATTCGACGCTCTCCAGATAAAATTAAGGTATTTCCAATAGATAATCTTCCGCTTCTTGGGTTTTTTAGTTATGCTCATGGAGACTCTTACCAACCGGAGACCAGCATGAAAATAATGATAGGCACACCTGCCTACGGCGGACAGATATTTGCTAGATATGTTAATAGCTTAGTTCGCTCTATCCCCATTCTTGCAGCTCATAAAATAGAGATTGCTGTGATGACTTTGGAGAACGAAAGCCTGATTACTAGAGGTCGAAACGCTGTAGCTTACGAAGCGATGCAGCGCTCTGACATCGACAAGTTGCTTTTCATCGACGCTGACGTAAGCTGGCTAGCTACCGACATTCTGCGGATTGTACAAAGCGACAAGCTCATCATTGGTGGAACTTATCCTTTGAAGGCTCTTCCGATCTCAATGAATTTCAACCCTAAGGACGTGGACTCTAGTTTCTTCGATGTGCATAAGAAGACGCCGGAGCTAGTGGCAGAGTTTGGGGTAAAGCACGGTATTGACGGTGTGGTTGAAGTTCGCCATGTACCAACTGGTTTTATGTGTATTGATACCAGCGTCTTTCACTACTTGAAGACCAAAGTGCGCTCCTACAAGACGTGGAACGACGACAAGACTGGTCAGATAGACATCCCTGACTTCTTTCAGACCGACGTAAAGCCTGGGGGAAGTTACGAGTCTGAAGATTGGTTCTTTTGTTCGTTGGCGACCGAAAACGGCATTCCTGTCTACCTCGACACTAAGGTCATGGTGAATCACACTGGTACCTACACCTTCCAGGTTAAGGAGATTTGAAATGAAGTTGATTGCCCCACCCTCCATGGATATCCATGTTAAAAAAGTCCTCGACGGTGAATATGAGGTTCCCTACGAGTTTAATCCACAAGTTATTGTAGACTGCGGCGCTAACGTCGGAGCCTTCGTCTGCTGGGCAAAGTTCACGTACCCTTCTGCTACCATTCATGCCTATGAGCCGATGCCTGACAACTTCAAGCTACTTGTCAAAAACTGCGCTCGTCTTAAAGATGTTCACCTCTACAACAAAGCGGTTACTCTTTCTGAGATGACCGAGATGTTTGTAGGCAAACACAACTGCGGCGAAGCTAGCTTTCATGACATAGGGGGGCAAACCCTTGAGAAGGTCAAAGTCACTACGGTCTCTCCTGTAGAGTTGCCTCTTTGTAACTTCTTGAAGGTAGATACTGAAGGTTGCGAGATAGAGATCTTGACAAGCTACTTAGCTATTCATAAGCCAGCGGTTGTTGCCTTTGAGTTTCATTCAGCACAAGACCGCAAAGACTTAGATGCTCTTCTTGATGAGCGTTACACACTCTTCGGTGGTGAGATCTACGGCATCGACAGGGGTACTCTGAAGTATGTTCGCTCTGACACTTTGACTATCGCTTAAGCAAAAAAAGGAGAGGACTGAGCCTCTCCTTTTCTTTTGTTCCTAAGTAGGACTTAGTATTCCAGGAGGAATTCTGGGTCGTAAACCATGACGCCAGTGCTGATCGCGCGACCAACAGTGTAGACGATGTAGCCAGCCGCGAAGCCAGTGATGTCGTCTGTGAGAGCGCCTGCCGTGATGGCACTGACGTACTGCAACTTGCCTGAAGTCATCGTGAGACCGCTGACTTCTGCACCTTGGAGGGTGAAGACCTTACCCGTAGCTGCGTCAGCAACGGAGGCATCCGAAACCACGGCTACTTGACGATCCGCAAGAGTCGAGACTTGTGCGTTCGCAAGAGCGATGATGTGGGTAGCGTTGACCGTTACGATCTGACCTGCGGTGACTGTTCCGCCAGATCCGTTCGTGAGCGTAGACGTAAAGTCGATCTTGCCTTTGGTGACCGAAAGGGCAGCAAGCTTCGCCGTCGTGACGTTGCCGTCAGCAATTGCTGCTGTGACAACCGCACTTGTTGCGAGCTTGGCTGCGATGACCGCACCGTCAGCGATGGCTGCCGACGTTACTGCACTTGTTGCAAGCTTCGCCGCTGTGACGTTGGCATCAGCAATTGCTGCTGTGACAACCGCACTCGTTCCAAGCTTCGACGCAGTGACGTTGCCGTCAGCAATTGCTGCTGTGACAACCGCACTCGTTGCAAGCTTGACCGCAGTAACGTTGCCGTCAGCAATCTTAGCCGAGGTGACCGAAGAAGTCGTAAGCTTAGCCGCCGTAACGTTGTCGTCTGCAATCTTAACCGTTGTGACCGCAGAATCAGCGAGCTTAAGTGTGCCGACAGCGCCGTCATCGATCTTAGCTGAGGTAACGTTACCGTCTGCAATCTTAGCCGCAGTTACCGAAGAAGTCGCAAGCTTAGCCGCAGTGACGTTGTCGTCAGCAATCTTAGCCGAGGTTACGGCAGAGTCAGCAAGCTTGACCGTCGTAACGTTGCCGTCAGCAATCTTAGCCGCAGTTACCGAAGAGGTCGCAAGCTTAGCCGCAGTGACGTTGTCGTCAGCAATCTTAACCGAGGTGACCGACGAAGAAGCAAGCTTGACCGCAGTCACGTCGCCATCGTTGATCTTAGCCGAGGTTACGGCAGAGTCTGCAAGCTTCACCGTCGTAACCGACGAGTCCGCAAGCTTAGCCGTAGTGACGTTGTCGTCAGCAATCTTAGCCGAGGTAACCGCCGAAGTTGCAAGCTTGACCGCAGTCACGTCGCCATCGTTGATCTTAGCTGAGGTTACGGCAGAGTCTGCAAGCTTCACCGTAGTGACGTTGTCGTCAGCAATCTTAGCCGAGGTAACCGCCGAAGTTGCAAGCTTGATCGCAGTAACGTTGTCGTCAGCAATCTTAGCCGAAGTAACCGAAGAGGTCGCAAGCTTGACCGCAGTGACGTTGTCGTCAGCAATCTTAACCGAGGTTACGGCAGAGTCAGCAAGCTTGACCGTCGTAACGTTGCCGTCAGCAATCTTAGCCGAGGTAACGCCGCTGGCTTTGATAGCAACGTTTCCGCTGCCGTCGATCGTGATACCGACTTCGTCAGTACGAACAGCAACACCACCGCTGCGGCGTTCAGCACCACCGAGGGGTGCTACTGCAACGCGGAGCTTGCCGCCGTCGCCAGTTGTGTCAAATTCAAGACCAGAGCTACCACCCGAAGAACCTGCTGCGGTAAGACCTGCACCTGTGTCGAGTTCGACAGAGAAGGTGCCAGTCGAGTCAAGAAGACCTGCGCCTGCCGTAAGAGTACCAGCACCCGAGAACTGAGCGAAGGCAAGCGCCGTCGTGTCTACGGTGATGGGATCATTAGAGGTCAGAACCCAGCCGGAGTCAGCATAGGTACCTTCTTCAACGAAGGTGAAGAGACCCGCAGAGACTTCGGCAGCAGGAGTGCCGTCGCAGTCTGGGGCACGCTTAAGGATCGCAGGCGTACCCGCCGAGCCTTTGTCTTGAACGTAATAGATACCGTTGTCAGACGCCGTGCCTTGATCTTTCAAGAGAACGCGGGCAGCGCGTGTCGTAAGCGCGTAGGGGTCCGTGCTGCCTGCGTCAGCAACAACATCTGTCCAAGCCGAGACACCACCGAGAGCAAGAACGCCGTTAGCGGTTGCCGTCAAGGTTTTGGTTACGCCTGAGCCCGCCGAAGTAGAGGTGAAGGCAGCGCCGGAAGCCGCTTTCACGCTTTGCTTAGGGTCAAGACCTTGAGCTACGGAGTCAACGTACTCCTTCGTCGCGGCATGGTTTGGTGCCGTAGGGGTTTGAAGGATTGTGACTACGTTGAAGTCAACAGCCATCGTGTTAGACGGCTGACGCTTTGTCCTGCCGCTTGTATCAAGCGTCAGTAAATTGAAGTTCGCCATTATAGCTCCTAGTTAGAAAAGTTTGATACGTAATCTCAGGTCAATGCGTCGTAAATGCGGTAATGTACTTTAATCTTCAAAGTCGAGTCACCAGAAGTGAAAGCGTTTGCAGAGATGAGCTTAATCGCTTCGTTAATTCCAAGCTCCACAGTGTCAGGTACTGGATTTGAAGGTTTTTCAAATCTACGGCTGTTTGCTAAAGCCTTAACCACGCCAGCATCAACACTCAAATTCTGATTCTGCGATGTTTCAAAGTCGATAAGGAGGTCGCTACCTGCAATGTAGGGAATGCTGTTAAAAGAGAGAAAGCATTCGACGGCATCTACATCAATGAACTTGCCTGCTCCGGGTGCCGGGACAAGGGTTATCGCAGTAGTGTGTAGGTTAAGAATCTCAGCGGAGGACACCGTAGTTGTAGCTTCGAGGGAGTTAAGCACTCCAACGACGGCTACTTGGATATTACTGCCTGTCTGCGTCAGGCTGATGTTTGTGCCTTCAGATAAGGTCACCGAACCGTTGATCGCAGAATCACCAAACTTGGCTACTGACAAGACACCTTTATGGGTGTGGTCAGCACGAGCATAGAGAGCCGAGACGCCGACCGACCCTGAGGCATTAATGTCAGATCCGGCAGTGATGGAAGGGTTTCCACCGGACGCCGAGATTGTTAAATCATTCCCTACTTGAGCGATGGAGACGTTGGAGCCTTCGGTGAAGGTAACGTCGCCGAAGAGCTGCGGACTGCCGGTCTTCTTTACGGAATGGATACCTTCGTGAGCGTGATCGGCTCTAGCTACATAGGTGGAGACGCCAACTGCGGCTGTTCCTACGGCGGCAGGAGTTGCACTCGCCAAAGGTAAAGTGACACCGATTTTGATGTCATTCGTTAAGTTCGTTACGGTGACGAGGTTTCCGGCAAGGATTCTCTTAAAGATAAGAGTGTCAATGGCGATCTCTTTGAACACAAGACCTGTGCCCGTACCCGCAGCGTTGTCAGCGTTGGTGACAGTCCCGCCACCGCCTCCACCAGTCGAACTGATTACAATTGTGTCATCTACGGTGGTGATAATTGTGTTCGCTCCGGCTTTTAGGGTGCGGAACTCTAAAGTGCTATTGTCTTTGACCTTGAAGACTTGACCCGTACCGTCGCCACGGTTGGCACCGTCCAAAACCTTGATCGTGTTAGCAGCAGGTGGCGGAGGTGGACCAATGTCGTCATCTGGAGTGTTGTCGATTTCCCAAACACCTTCGACGAGAGGTGGGGAAATAGAAACAAACTCTTCGTCCGTTAAGTTGAGGTACTCAAGGGAGAATACAGTGCGTTCATATGTGATATTTGGTCTGACGACCGTAACCGTCTGACGCTGGAGACTTATATTTCGTAGGCGAACCGACATCGCATTACTCCCATGGAAAAGGACGCAGTTTTTACAGACTATTTCTAATCTGTAGAGCTGTTGGCGGTTGCGTTAATAGGAGTAAGCGGTTTGAATTTAATCTCTCAGTCCCAACCGCCGCCGTCGTCGGAATTACTTTCCCCGTCGTCCTCTTCTGGCTCACTGTAGGTGGGAGCTATTCCGATGCTGACGGTGCCTGTAAACTGCTCCCCGAGCTGATTCTTGTCGGGGTACACGTCGATAACAGCCCCGTCCAAGGCGGTAGCTATATGGTTCTCAATGACCAAAGCGAGCAAGTTGAAGGGTGCCGTGTCGCTAAACTTCAAAGTCAGGGTTGCCTTGCGGGAGGCGTCGAGCCGGACAGTCTTCAGTTTTATGAGACGCCCTAAGTCTTCCCTTTGGAAAAATTCCACGAGGGCTCCTGACGAAAAACCAGAGGTCTCTAACGTTACTTCGCAGGGCGTCCCTATGAAGCCTCGTCCACAAGTCAGAAGCCTGGCTTCTTTCTCCGAGGTAGACGCGGGCATAATACTGCTTAGGGGACTCGCAGCGTAAACGGACGTTGATAACAGCACCGCAAAAAGGGGTAACAGACGCACAGACACCTCTCTTTCATTTACAACCGCAAATTCATAATAGAAAACAAGCTACCGAGCTTTGTGTAGTACGGAGGAAGAAGAGTAGGAGGATTGAAGGAATTGCAAAAACGGCTTACAAGCTCTACACGGATAATGTCAAGATCTTGAAATGCCGCCTTATCCCAAGGAGGCTGGCAGTGGAACTCTTGGTACTCACGCTCGATTTTCAGAGTGAGGTCTAAGATGTCGTGAGCATGAAGAAGCCGCTTGATGGCGGCAACGGCGGTGGTGTGGTGAATAAGAGTAAGAGTGTCACCTAAAAGGTTTGTCATCAGAACAACTTCGTTGTGCAGGGTGACAATTTCTCCCATTTACCCCTCCTCCGATTCTCCCAACTCTTCGCTCATGTAATAGGTAATGGTCAGCGGTATAGCTTTCTTGCCGATGGCGAGCTGGACGTAAGAACTGTCCGGGAACTCCATCTCCGCTACCTCAGACCCGTCAAGCTCGTCGCTCTGCCACTTCAAGCTTGGCAGTCTTACCTGTAATGAATCTTTGATTTTCTGAATGTCTAACTTCTTTTCTTCTTCGTCGTCTTCGCCGGGGGTACCCTCAGACCAAGTGTAGGTGGGGGGTTTCGGAAGGGTCATTTTCATCGTGGGGAAGATTGCCTTCACGATCTTCAAGAAGTCGTCGAAGAAGACTCGTTCGGAGGCAGCTTGAACTTTGGCGGCGTATGCGTAAACGTTGGTGTCTTTCATAATATCTTTCAAGTTAAGTGGAACTCGCATGACGGGCTCCCCAGAAAATGGGAAGCCTTGGTCGTCGAACATAGGTCCCTCGATCAAACCTTTGTAGGGTTTACCCCTGCGGTTGGAGTAATCCGGCAGCTCGACATCGTTCGCAGGTTCGTCTACGAGCTTGTACTTCCTTTTCAGGAGGCGGAGCTTCTCTTGGTTGATCGGCAAGCCAACACGGTCGAACTCGACATCCATCGAAATCGGTTTAAGAGTTGGGGGTCCTTCTGCTTTTATCTTACGCATCCTCTAATATCCTTATGAGGTATAATAGGTCTGGTCCTGTAATTTTTCTGCCGTAAGCGGAGGCTTCTCGCATCTCGTGGAGCTTATGCAGTACGTCTGTAACTTTGTCGTCGATGACTTTAAATCCTAAGCTTTCGATTTCTCCCCTAGTGATCTCGCCGTCGAACCACTGAAGCTTTTGCTGAGTTGTATATGTTGTCCTAATCGTGACGCCATTTTTACTAAGCAGCAATACAGCTCCCTTCATAGGGGAATCCTCGACCAGCTTTCGTCTTCTAGAACTTTTCTCATGGTGATGTCCCACGAAGTTAGAATATTCTGCGGGTCGTTCTTGCTGACTTCAATGATCTTCCAACGGGTCATATCCCACAGCCGAACTACGACATCTTCAAGCGACACCTTCTTCACCTCGTCGGAGAAGACCATGTTGATCTGCTGAAACACTTCGATAGCACCGTAGTCAGTCAGTACGTCGGACTCCGCACGGCGAGGTACGTCCACTATAAGGATAGGAGGATCTGGCGACACTACTAAGGGACGGAACATAAAATATTGAAACATCGGCGAAGGATCGGAGGCTACCGCACGCTTTAAGGTCACTCGAAAGCGAAGCCTGCCTCCTTGTGCAACCAAAAGACGCTGCTTAAGAGCAGCTTCCGAGAAGGGGATAAAGTCGGGATCTGAGTCGTCGAGCATGAATTTGAAATCGACGGTGCCCCCACTTCGACGATACTCGAACTTGGAGATGTCGAGACCGTAGTAGGTCCCCTGCTCCATGTTTTCAGTCCATTCGACGTAGCCAGAGATGTGGTTTTCTTCGAGGGTAAACCACGGAGGGACGCCGACTAAGTGATTGATGAGAGTGTTGACGCCGTACCACTGCCGGGAAGGGTCAAACATGTAGAGGTCCGTGCCCCACTTGAGGTAGCCACCGGCAAAGCCTGTCATAAAACAGATAGGGCAGCCATTGTGTGGTGTCGAGTTGACACCTTTCCAGCAAGTGCAGCGGCGTCCTGATCGAAGCCTTTGGTAAAAGAAGACCTGCCTGCCGTCTACGCTGATGGCGTTCCGGGTGCGGTTGGCGATTTGAGGGATGAGCTGCTCTTTGGCAACTTGCTTATAAACGTCAACAGCAACGTCCGTTGGATCACCATGACTGCGGCTTCCGCTTGGGTCCGGGTTACGGGCGTGGTTGTACATTGTGCTTTTTGTTCTAGGATCACGCAGCGACATTGTATTCCCACACAAGATTCAATTGTTGAACGTCCCTCAAATAATCTAGGGGAAGCTGCTGATGATCCGCATCTCTATAAATTTGACCTATCCTTCTTTTGCAGCCCTCTCGGGGGATGACCAAAAGCACATCGCCGTGTCGTTAAGCACGCACCTTATCAATTCGTTGCGTTTGAATTACCAATCGTACCCGTTGAATACGGCAACCGTTGGCGACTTCGCAGTCAACCAGCGTGACTACATCGTTTCAATGAGGCGACCGCTTCTCTTCTCCCGCACTGCCTTCACAATGTTCGGCAACATCAATGAAGACTCCTACCTAGCCGCACACATGGGGCACCACGTAGCAGCTCTTGTTGAGCAAGGTGTTATCGTTGTCACCGACACTGATACGATGATGGATTTGACTCCAGCCGATATCCTTACTTTCACTCCTTAATATCTTCTGGTATTGTTTCAACATGACAATACCAGAATACGTCCTTTCCTTTGATCCAGGTCAAAAAGACACTACTTGGGCATATTGCCTATCGACAGTTAAAGACGGTGAGTTTACGCCCGTAGAAGCTGGCTTCTCTCCCGTTTTTGAAGAACTAGGTACTTTAGACTTCAGCAAGCATTTACAATTTAAAGAACGCTTGGTAACTTCATACGGTACAAGTATTGATCTTGTTGCTGAAAGGTTTATAGCTAGAGGCTTTGCGGCGAAGATCGGCGAGTACATCCCATTCACTTTGGGTTTTTGGTCACATGCTTGGCAGGTAGGAAACGTGAAGCTTTTAATGGCTTCACAGTGGAAGATCCCCTTCAAGCGGTTCAACTCCAAATACAAGTTCGAGGATAAGCGGTTAGAAAACTGGTGGGAAGACAGGTTCGCCTATCTGACCACCGAAGAAAACCGAAAGAAGAAAATCGTCCATATACAAGATGCTACCGCTATAGGTTTGTTTTATTACCGAAAGATATTGGGTGTAGATTGCAAGCTTCAAGGTCTTCCGTTTTAGGCGAGAACGTTTATTTAATGAAACACGACTTTAAATGTCCCTACGCAGAAGCCGAGCTGAGACGCCCGTGCGAAGTGGGTAGCTGCAACTTCAACCTTGCGGACAGTCATATTAGTCGAACCTATAAACGGTGCTTCCTCAACTATCAAGAGTCGCTCCGCTACAACCCTTTCGCCCTCGAAAAAGACAAGAGCTTCGACTACAACGCCCTCCCTTTGAAGCAGAAGCACCAACTTGTAGCCTCCTTTTTCAACACTAACTCTCTAGAGGTGGATAGGGTCCACGGCGAATTTTACGCAAGCATCTTCGCCGTTATGGTGGAAGATACGGTCGTCGGTCTGAAAAGACAGCGGCTTTCCCCCGTGCCTTTTAAACAATGTGCCGTCTGCGGTAACGAGTGCGATCACCTCTACTACCCCAAGTCAAATGCCTTGCCGGAAGGCTACGGCTACTGTGCCTATACCTGTTTTCAGCTAAAACCACCGCCAGTGCTCGTCGTAGAGAAAAACCTCGAAGTCGATTTCTTTGATCTTCTTAAAGCCTTAGCTGCTGAGACAACCCAAGACCGTCCCCGCTTCGTGCGTCAGATTGTGGACTGGATCTTGAGCCGCACGCCTCTTGTTTGACTAAAAGATTTGGTTGGTTAGCAAAGAAGAAAGATTCTATGCAAATGGAATCATTAGCGAGCATTACAGTAAAACCCTGAGGACAAAAAAATGAATAGAATCAACGACAAGATCCTAGACAAGCTTCGTGCGAAGCTTGCAAAGGAAACCCCCTACCGTAGTGACTTCGTACTGGCAGACTTTCAAGTTCTAGACGCAGACCGTGGTACTGCCACAGTCCTCGTTCATTATGACGAGAGAGCATTTGGTGTTCCAAGCAAAGAAACCGTAGCCGAGTCCCTTCTTCATCTTTACCGTGCCCAAGACGGTCGTCCTCGTTTGCTAGCAGACGCCGCTACTGTTAAGCATTACCCCAAACACCAAGCCGTATCGTGTACGGTTCGCCTTCCAACGATCCGTCGTCCAATCGAAGACGTGAAGCGTTTCAACTTGAAGCCAATCGTTGCCGGTACCGTTTTCCTCGGCGAAAACATGGAAGACACTTGGAAAGTTGGCAAGTCGGCTGAAGGTTCGATCTTTATTGAGCGCCTCGAAGACGACGATATCGACACCATCCTTCGTGAACGCAGCAAGAGCAAAGCATTCCGCACCCACGCCACCACGTCCCTTACCCTTAACCGCATCGCAGCGTCGGCTTCCGAGATCAACTACTCGGTCGGTGACAAAGTGAACTGCGCTTACAAAGGCAAAATGCGTGCAGGCGAGATCGTCGGTCTTTCGGCTCTCGGCGCTCAAGTTCGCTTCGGCGACGGCGAGCAAGCAACTCTAACGACGGCAGCTCTTCACGGTCTTGTGAAAGCGGCAGCGAAGAGTAACCAAGTCAACAAGCAAGCGTTGAAGGAATACTACCGCAAAGCTTACGGCTTTGGCGAAGCAGAACTAGACAAGCTTGTCAGCACAATCGACTAAGTTAGGAGTTGTGGTGGAAGGCTTTAAGCTCAAGTCGCAACCTAAAACGGTTGCTCAGGCAGTTATATTTGCTGAAGCTCACATTCGGGCTTTGGGGCTGCCTGAGCTTTCGCCTCTTTCGTTCGTTCAAAAAATCAACGCCAACGAAGTAGTGGCAGGGATCTTTCCGCTGACCAAGCTGCGAGAGAAGGAAGTTGTTCCGGGGCTTAAGCTTCAGAACGGCTCGTCCGTAATCGAAGTGGTGCGGATGATCCCTACCAACCGTGAGGTGGTTTACAAGAACAACAGAGGGGGGCTCTTTCGAATCCCCGCCGAAAAGTTCGTCAAATTAGCTATCCAGCAAGGATACCGCAAAGTCTGGAACATTAGAAACTTCCTTATCACACTGAAGACACTTCTTAAGCCCGTGCTTGATGCCATACCTCTTATGTGGGTATTGAAATGGGTTCTCGGTGCGATACGTAAGCGTCCAGGTGCGTCCTTTCAGGATAAGCTTCCGAAGCAAACTGATAGGATTGAAAAGTGAATGATGACGACTTTACACTTGAGCTGACCAAGCTCGTACAGGAAGCCTCAGACAAGAAGATCATAAAGCGTGAGCCGAAGATCATTAAGTCTGCGGATATCTCTCGTCTGCCTGAGACCAAAGCCAAAATTGCCAAAATGCAAAAGGACGGCTTTACGCCGGAGCAGATCGCTCAAGCTATGGGCTTTCCCCAAGAGCAGATCGCCCAATTTTTAGATGACGACGTAGAAGTAGGCACGCCGGAGCAAATTCTTCAAGAAAGCTTGAAGACATTGTTATCGCTAGTGCCTATTGCGGACTCTGTTTACCGTAACATGCCTACGTTTCAAAACTCGTTGGCGGTTACGGGTCTTATCGACTCGTCGAAGTCTTTACTGCAAGAGTTGTCACATCTACAGAATAAAGAAGAGACCTACAGGCTTATCTTAGCAAAAGTCGTACAGCCGATTATCCGAACGATGATTAGCGACATGATGACTGAGCTTAGGGTGGTCTTTAAGTCCATTGACAGTAATCCTTCTAAAGAACACCTAGAAACTGATCTACAGACTGCTGCCGTCAACATAGGTAAAAAGTTCGACGACGCCTACAGGAGATCGAATGAATCCCTTGCTGTTGCTCTCGGCTTAAACCCAGATGCCAAAGCGAGGGTTCTCGCAGGGATGGCATTAGCAGAGGAAAAGTCATGAAATATAAGGTAAGTGCAAAATACAAGCTCGTTGTGGCAAACCGTAAGCAGCGCTATTTCGAAATTCTTCGTGACGTTCCTTATCCTGACGCACACAAACAGCAAGTTGTAGACCACATCATGAAGCTCTTCGACAGAGAAGACCGCATTATGTGGTACCTGCGTAGGGCTCGTGCGGCTGACCTTGCTGAAATTTCCTTGAAAGAGCCAGCACACTTCGAACAGTTTAAAGCCGCTCTCGGCGGTGACGAAGCATTACAGAAGCTTCTCGACGGCAAAGACAAAGCTAAGCAACGTCTCGCCCGTATTGTGAATGCCCCAATCGACACACCAAAATGGACGGAGCGTGTTGAAGCCCTCTACGAAGAGGGGCAAGCTCTTGCTCGCCACGTCAGCGAGCTTACTAAGATCTTAGCCGAAGCCAAAGAGCTTCAAATGAAAACGGTTCTCGACTACAACTTCCCCGCCGAACAAAGCGCAGATGACCTCATTGCACAGCTCAAATCTCGCTATGCTGCGGAGAAAGCACAGCTACCCGACCCACGGCATCTCCGTCCTGTAGACGCCGAAAAGCCAGTCATTGAGTTCCCAAACGGCTGGGCATGGGTACTTGTAGATAAAGAAACATGTAAACGTGAAGCGGGAGCCATGGAGCACTGCGGCAACTCTAATTACAAAGAGGGTGACCGCATTTACTCCCTTAGGGAGCCCATCGAACACGGCAAGAAAAAGGAGCGTCTTTGGAAGCCGCACCTCACCTTCATCATAAACAACGGTAACGTTACCGAGATGAAAGGTTTTAGAAATTCTAAACCTAAAAAAGAACTACACAGCTACATCTTAAAGCTTCTAGAAAGCCCTGTCGTAAAACATGTCGTCGGTGGTGGCTACAAGCCGCAGAATAACTTCTCTTTGCATGATCTTGACGACGCATTGCTAAAAGCCTTGCTTCGTAAAAAACCTGATATTGACAAAGAGAACGACCAGCACGATCATGACGAATATGAAAACGACTTTGATGATAATGAGAACTATGACGATGAGGACGAAGACGACAGATGAAGTTATTTCGACTGGTGCCTCGCCGAGATTTAATAAAGAGGCACCATGTTACGCACCAATTTCCAAGACTATGAAATAGTCTTCCAAGAAGCACTTTCCCTTCTGACACCAGAAGCGGGTAGCGATCTTGACCTTCACGAACTAGCCCACGAAGTCACTGAGACCTTCCTCTTCAACAACCAGTGCCAATCATCGCTAAAAGTGCATGTCGCAAAAGTAGTTGAAAAAAACTCTTGCGTTCTCACTTGGGCTGAGCATATGCTGGTTGTAGAAAATACAGATAGAAAATTTGAAGCTGTGGAAGATGCCGTAGATCTGGGTAGATTATATCTACGCTCATTACCCACACTGAGCCTTGAAGAACGTCGGGATTTCCTGTCGATTCTCGACGGTGACGACATTGACGACGCAGCGGTCGAGGCTCTCGCTATCAAATTAAGGAAGACACTAGATGCTCCAGCAAGTCCCAAAAAAGTCCTCTACAAATTCTTCTACAAAGAAGAGCGATGCGGGCGACAACTCTGTTACTGGCAAAGTCTCAGCGGTCAAGAAACCGGTCGCAAAAGTTCTAAAACCGATGACAAGAGATCAAATCGAGCACGTCGTATCGCCTACTGCCATTAAACAGCAGTTTGACAAGTACGTCGCTCGTGGCATCCTCCCTGAGTCCTCTGTCCCGGCTGAGTTCCGTACCTCTAAAGGTTACGACGAACCGCAAGCAATTGCCGCCGACGTAGTGGATGCCGTTAAGTGGCAAGACACTAAAGTCGAAGACCTCCAAGCTATGAAGGTAAAAGACGTAAAGCAGGAACATCCTTGGGTGGACGAAATCCTTGAGAACTTTGTTGCTTACGACCTATCCCCGACACACAGCAGCGACGAAGCCCGTCTCATTTTAAACGAACTAGATAAAGAACTAGAAGCACTTGAAGAGTCTGGTTACGGACCAGACGCTCGTGACTACGTTTTCAAGCTTAAGCGTGAGCTAGAGCTTCTTATTGAAAAGATGTGATAAGTGGCAATACCGCCGCTAATTATACAATTAGGAGTATGTTATGACTCGTTATACTAATGCCCAAATCGTCGCCGAACTTCGTCGTGTCTTCAAAGCGAACGGAGAACAGCCGTTTTCCCGCCGTGAGTACCAAGACCTTGGTGAAATTTCCAAAACCACCATCGAAAACCGTTTCGGTACGTGGTCGGCAGCCCTCGACAAGGCTCGTCTCTTGAATCGCTTCGAGAGAGCTAAGACGGTGAGCAAAAAGGTTGTGCGGAAGAGAAAAGTTTCTCGCCGCAGCTAACCCGAAAAACTGGCAGGTGAAGGTCGTTCTTTACCTGCCAGTTTTCATTTGTCCACAGTTTTAGAGGGTAATTGATGCGTGCAACATACACTGATAAGGATATCATCACCGAACTGAGACGTGTGTACCAACTGTTCGGCAAGCGTTTTACTCGAAGAGAGTACCGCACCGAAGGACAGATTGCATCGTCCGTCATCGAACATCGTTTCGGTGGATGGCAACAGGCTCTTGATGCAGCGGTGTCAGAAGACAGATTCACGCCCCGTCGTGAGCCTGCCGTAGCCGCTCCGTCTCAGAAGCGATCCGAAGAGGTACGGCTCTCTAAAGAAGAAGTCCGTATTCTTAAAGAAGAAGAGAAGATCAGTAAGCACCACGAGCGTATTCGTGAGCTTGAGCAACAACGCCAAGCTTTCTCGCCTGTGAAAGAGCTAGAGCGTGAGTGGGCAGACGAACGTCGTTCCTTGGTTGAAAAGGCTGAACAGAAACAAGTTCGCTACTTCAAAGACAAAGCCCACAAAATTGACCTCCTAGGAGAGTATGTCACCGAAGCCGTCAAAGACCTCGAACCTATGACGGTTGTCTACGAGCAACGCCCCCGTCAGCTCGTTCCTACTTCTAGCAGCGAAAACTGCACGCTTTGGTTTGAGTTCTCCGATCTTCAGCTAGGGACAAAGATGACCTTAGAGGAGATGGGTGGTCTCAACGAGCACAATTGGGAAATTTGGCGTCGTAAGCTAGAAATCTGGAAGACGCAAGCTATCGAAAAAATCGCTGCCTATGACAGTCAACGACGCCTCGATGCCGTAGTCCTTGCCTGCCTTGGCGACATGGTTGAAGGTCAAGACATCTTCGCTAGTCAGATTTGGCAAATTGACCGCCCGGTCGTAGATCAAGCCACGCAAGGTGCGGAAGATACGGCAGCAGCCTTTGCTGAGATCTGCCTGACCTTTCCCCATATCAAATTCAAGATTTTGGAAGTGTTCGGTAACCACGGGCGTATCGGTAAAAAAGGTGAAACACCTTACGCCAACAGCATGGACAAAGTGTACCAACGCTTTCTTCAGCTACGGCTTGCCGCTATTAGAGAAATCACCAACCTGACCTATTTTGAAAATGAGTCTTGGTTCTACTTCACACAGCTTTATGGGTGGAATCACCTCTTGCTGCATGGTGACCAAGGCATGTCGTCTTTGTGGTCGAACCGTCCTACGGTGAACGGTCTTGAAAAGGGCATCACACGGTATAACCAAATGCTCCAAGGGCAAGTTCACTTCGTCCATTGTGGTCACTTTCACAACGACTGGCAGCTTTCCATGAACATGGCACAGCTACTAATCAACGGATCTTTTATTGGAACCTCGAACTTTTCGGCGTCGAAAATGGTGGCTTCTGGACCTCCGGTCCAAGTCATGCATGTCTTTGAGCCAAGGGTTGGACTCGCTCGGACGGAACGAATCCATTTAGTGGATGGTGACGTAAGAAATCCAATCAAACCGAAAAGCATCATTACAGATTAACTGCTACAAGATCTTAACCTTCCTTACCTATAATCATGCATCATGATAAACTGGTACTTGAGTAGCAGGAGGAACAGCAATGGAAGGTTTAGCAGCAGATAGGATTTTCGAGATCGTAGGCATGATAAGTGCCTGCTCCTTCATCATCATCGCCGTGGGTGACTTCCTGTCACGCAGCATGGACATAATCGTAACAAGAGTCTTCGCTCCTAAGGAAACGATGCTAGCTAAGCAGGTCGTTTTTACTTGGGGTCTTCTGAAGGCTCTGTACGAAGAGTTTCGTGCGTTCCTCGACAAGCTAAGTGCCTACTCCCGTCCCCGTGGAGCCATAAATGCACCGCTGAAAGAGGAGCCAAAAAAGTGAGTAACATCCTGAGCGAGATCGAGAGTGGATATTTAAAACCGTTTCTTGATCTTCTCAGGTCGGGAGGCACGTCTGCTAAAAGACCTGCACCCGAATGGCTGTTAGGGTTCAAGACCAAAGCCTATTTCAACAGTAGCGATTTTCTGTACGCCTCCTACGCCTCTCTTCTTTCGTCCAACAAGAAACAAAAAGTAGACTTTCACAGCGAGACCGGTCTGATTCTAAAGCGGTTATATGAGTACGCCAAAGATCTACCTTCTATGACTAGAACGTTTGATTTCTTGGAAGACTTCCGAGCCTTTATGCGGGGAGAGACCGACAAAATCCCAGCGTTTTGCGGGGGTGCTCAAGAGGCGTATGCGAAGCTGAAATACTTAGAAGGTAGTCCATACGCCTTAAGATTAATTGATGAGTACGTAGACTACAGCACCTTTTCCAAGCTTAAAACGCAGGACTTCACTGCGCTCTACAGGGTCTCAGTCTACGATTTCGCCGAAGTGATTTTGTGCTCTCTATCTGTCGATGAAGTTATAAAGTTCGTCGAGAGCAAAAGATAAAAAGGTAATTTATGACCATTCAAGGTGCAGCTTTTCAAGGAACCACTCAGGAAACATCGAGGGTCCTGAAGAGGGGTCAACTTGAATTTTTCTTTTTCAAGTTCTTCTATGACCAAGCTGAAACGCAACCGGTCATGCCTATCGACGCCCAAACCCACCCCAACTTCCGCATCCTTTCGCCTACGGGAGACATGCTTGCTCAAGGTGTCGCCGTGCCGGGAGCTTCTCCTGGCATTTGGCGGACGGGTTGGGTTGTACCCAGAGATGCTGCCTTAACTAACGTCCACAAGCGCTACCGCCTTCAAGTGGTAATGGTGGACTCAAACCTGCGCCAGTTTGAGACAAGTTTTGAGTTCGACGTAGTAGAGACGGAAGTTCCCGCACAGACGCCCGAGCTTCAACAGCTTATGACGTTCGTCGGCGAGCCGTTGCGTATCAGTTTTATGAATACGGTAAGACCTGAGCTTTTGCGCCTCAGGGTGTCCCCGAGAGGGTTCGACGCAACCGTTCTTCATTATGCGACTTGGACACCGAACGTAACGGGACCGAACAATCTCATCGAAGTCGAAAGAGACAACTTCTTCGTCTATTACACGGACATTCCGTCGTTTCCGACTGCTGGCGAATACTCAGCTATTTGGACGGTACGTGACTTCCCGGAGAGTCAACAAGAGCTAGAGCACCAATCCATAGAAGTCGTGACGACTACACAGATGCACCTCATTAAGTCGCTACGGATGTTGATTGATAAACTACAGAAAAAGCTTGGAATTGTTTATGCTTACACCAACGAACAGCTCATCGAATACATCAAAAAGGGTACAGCACTTGTCAACTCCTACTTTCCCCCGACTAACTTTACCCCTAACGATATACCTGCGTCTTTAGAGGCGTTTTCGGTACTGGCGGCGGCGTGGTGGGGTCTTAATGCACAGAGGATGCTCTATGCAGAAACTATGTTGGAATTTAGTGGGCAAACGGTCACTCTCGGGTACAACCCAGGAGCGGAGCTTGAGGGTATTGCCGCAAGCTTTAAAGAAACACTCGACTCGCAGCTTAAAGCCACAAAGAAATCACTCTTCCGTGCGGGCTCAGCCGTTGGGTTTATTGCGACTCGTCCTCAGCGTAACCGTGGCGGCGTCGTCTTCAAAGTCAGCAATTACTCAGGCAGCAGCAACAATAATAACATCCTCGGCACCCTGGCTGCATACGGGCTACCGCTCGATTGACGGTCGGTTAGCTTCTCTTCTTCTATTTATCCCCTTACTGAAAAAGTTCTTAGGGAGGGCACATTACGTGCTCTTGTCTCCCTATTCCCTGGAGGTATCTATGAGTATGGCTGATGAAAGATTCTACAAACGCAAACTCAACGAGATGGAGCAGGACATTAAACGCTTACAGCGTGAGATCCAAAAGCTCCGTGCGATGCAAAAGAACTCCCGTCGAACTCCAGACAAGCAGCTTACGAGAACCCTTCAACGAGAAGCTGACTTGCAGGAAGTCTTCGACCAAATGCAAGCCGCCGAGTTTCAGCCGGTACAAGTCGAAATTATAAAAGAGAGAAAGTGCGACAACCGCTGTAAACAATGCCAGTCTGACAACGTGCATCAGATCCAAGCTGGTATGCGTACAGTAATAGTTTGCGGAGATTGCTCTTCCAGGTATACTGTTAAGACCAAAGAATACGAGGTAGCGAAACTGGCTTAATGTGGATTTTGAAATTCTACACATTATATTAAATGTTATCTCAATTACATTAGGCGTAATAACAATGGGTAAACTTTTTTTCGTCCGAAAATCACAAGAAACTATGATGCGTGAGCAAACGGAGCTACTAGCACAGCTTTTAGCCGCTCAACAGCTTGCCAATCCTCAGCAGCAAGTCTCCACACACACCATCGTCGAGCGGGTTACGCAGGCACCTGCGGAACAAGTATCGACTCCCGCAGAGTCTATACCAGACTTTCAGTTCGATGAGCCTGACCTGCCGTTCATTCCTAGAATGGATTTAAAGGGTAAAGCTACCTTAGACGCCGTGTCTGAGGAGACTTCGGACTTCGACGCCAAAGGCGGTGCTAAGAAGCTCCGTAAAGTGAAAGAAGGTCAGGGTTCGTGAAGCAAGTCATTGTCATGCGTACAGACTTGAATATGAGAAAAGGCAAAATGATCGCCCAAGGTGCCCACGCAAGCTTAACGGCGTGCATTCGTGCTCAGGTTCTAAACGATCCCAGGTACCAACACTGGTTAGACAACGGGATGAAAAAGATCTGCGTCGGGATCGGCTCGGCAGCGGAGCTTGTAAAGCTCTACACAGACGCAGAAAACTCTGGTATTGTTGCTTCTCTGATCTTAGACCAAGGTCTTACCGAGTTCAACGAAGAGACGTTTACAGCGGTAGCTATCGGACCTGCTGACGATGAAGCTGTAGATGAATTTACCAGACACTTGAAACTTTTATAAGGAGATCTATATGGCTCGTGGACTTGACGTTGGGACATCCAACCTCGTAGCAGCTCAGCTCAATAAAGACGGGCAGGTCGTCACGAAGCGCCTTCGAAATGCCTTCATCGAAATCGACGAGGAGCAAAAAGCTCGCCTTTCTCAAGGCGGATTGAATGCCGTCCACATCAAAGACCGCAGCTATATCGTCGGCGACGAAGCCATTTCGATTGCTCGCATTCTAAATAAAGAAGTCCGTCGTCCGATGGCTAGCGGCGTTCTTAACCCTGACGAGAAAGATGGTCGCTCAGTGATCGGTCTTCTCATCAAAGCACTTCTCGGCGAGCCGTCAGAAGACGACGAAAAGGTTTGCTTTTCGATCCCTGCCGTCGCCGTCGATGCAGTTACGAAGACAAACAACATTTGGCATACGGGATTTTTTTCGTCCCTTCTTGAAAACATGGGGTACCAACCTGAGCCCATCAACGAAGCCTTAGCCATCGTCTACGCCGAATGTGCGGAAGATGGTCACAGCGGCATCGCCATTTCCCACGGAGCAGGGCAGGTGAACGTCTGTGCTTCTTACAAACTTGTAGGCTCGCTTGAGTTCTCCATCGCTCGTTCGGGAGATTGGGTTGACCAAAACTCTGCTACGGCGTCCGGTGTCTCAATTGCGAGAGTCCTAAAAGTCAAAGAAGATCCAAACTTCGACCTTCTCGACTACGAAACTGTGGACGACGAGATCGGTCCAGCTCTTTTCTACCACTACTCAGCAATGATTAAGTACGAGATCATGCACCTTGCTCGTGAATGGATGAAGATGAAGTCGCAGCTCGACTTCCCGGACTCCATCCCCATCGTCCTCAGCGGCGGTACGGCGTCGATCAAAGGCTTCAAAGAGCTTTGGGAGCTAGAGCTAAACCGCTTTCAGAAAAAGAACACGCTTCCGTTTAAAATTAAAGAAGTCCGTATGGCGAAGGACCCCTTCGGAGCGGTCGCTAAAGGTCTTCTCACTTACGCAATGTCACAGGGGAAATAATGAAGGCTAGAAAGAAACCAGTCATCATTGAGTGTTTTCAATACGACCCGGCTGAGTCGTTCCCGGTTTGGGCTCAAGGCAAAGCTGTCATTGATCCTACGTCTATGCAGATTGTTATCGAGACGCTTGAGGGCACGCACCGTGCAAGTCCGGGTGACTACATTATTCAAGGCGTGAAGGGTGAAGTGTACCCCTGCCGTAAAGATATCTTTGAGGAAACTTATGACGTACTCGTGGAGTTTACTACTCAGCCTGTTGTTGGCGTCGTTCACTCTGTCGTCGTGTGAGCGAGCGGATGAAGGCATGTTAGCCTGCCAAAAAGCCTGCGGCGAGTTCGGCGTAGCTACTTACTTGCACAGCACAAGCCAACCTGTTTGCATGTGCAAAGCGGGCAAGGAATGTCCTATTAAATGAGAGGAGTATTTGTGAACATCAATGCTATCCCTGTATTCGGTTGGTTCCTATCCATAGGACTTGCAGCATCCATCTCAGTCCCGTTTTACTTTCTGTGGAATTGGCTAGGACCGATCTACTTCTCGTTCCTTCCCCCACTCTACTTACAGCTACCGTTCTGGCATTGCGTTGGCTTGTGGGTTCTTGTTCCCATGGTTAAGGCTCTGCTTTTCCCGACGATCAGCTCAAGCTCGTCTTCGACGGCAGCTAAGACCTGATCTTTCCCGACAAGGTTAATCCTTCAAGATTAACCTGAAGGCAGATCCAATTGCCTTGTCTCGTTGGGGAGTTCACGGTGTTTCCTTTAAAGCAAACAGCTAATCAAGAGCGAGCAGTCTGATGGCAATTCGGGTCATAAGACAAATCGCAATCGCTATGCCTACGGCGAAGAAGCCGCTGCCGTTTATCTTCTATAAGATGGAAGGTTACCCAGACGGCGGACACGTCAACGTCAAAACAAACGACTTCATCTTGAGGGCGTTTAGTGCGGGGAAAATCGTCGGCGAAATCGTCGTCATCCACTCCGGCAGGAAGATCTCTGCCTACAGCGCACACGTTGAAGAGAGCTACCGCCGACGAGGGGTAGCGACCGCCCTCTATGACAAAGCGGAAGAAATAACAGGAAAGGAAATAGTTCCTTACCCATATTCAACAGACCATCTCAGTTTCGAAGACGACATAACGGAGGAGGCTCAAAAGTTCTGGGTTAATCGTTGGCGGAAAAAAGGTCAGTACGGCTAAGCAAAATGAACCCCACTGTACTGTAAAAAACGCCTTTGAATCTCGAAATTAGAGCTTTAGAGCGGGTTCGACCTACCTACCCCTCTCTAAGTAAGATTCATTGGCATTGAATACGTAACCATTTTCGGTGGGAATCACTTTGCCTTTTATTGGACGAAATTCTAGCACCGACAACAACAAAATCTGGCGGTTTTCGGAAGCTAGAGTTGACAGCTTTGTCGGGGGCAGGACGGTAAGATGGCTCCAATAATCGACGTAACCTCCGGCATTGTCCGTAACCTTCTAAAGACTACGTACTATCTCCGCATTCCCAGAAAAGACAAAGTTGGAAAGACAGTCCCCCTGCGTCACGACCGGGACGGTCAAACTATCCCACTACCACCTAACGTCGATGTTGAACTTTTCTGGAAAGACTTCGATGCGATTGAAGAGCAGCTCATCGCTCTCAACCGCGACAACATCGTTAGGATCATCAAACGTCCTACCCACAGCTCTGGTGTTGGCACCGATAATTTAGACATTGAGAAAGATTCAGTTACGGTAGTGTCGGATGCTCTCTTTTTGAACTTCCACGGCAACGTAGATGTGACCAATGAGGGAGCAAACCGTGCGGGCGTTACAGTTAGAGCCAACAATCAAGGCAGGGAAGTTTTCTTCACTGCTGGAGATTGGAACGAGCACACATTAGAAATTATCCCTACCGGCGTTCCGGTAATAGGTCAAATCGGACCCCATCAGTTGCCCGTATCAGGAAAACAATACGACGTAGCTCCCTTTAAGATTCTCAGCGTGGACGACAGACGACCGATTGACCTCGATACTTTTGTTAACATCTCAACTGGAGTTATCTCCCTTAAAAAAGCTCCTGCCATTCCAGATTTTGCAGGTCTCGTTATGCTTACGATGATTCTGTGAAGGGGGTGGTGTGAATAACATTCAAGCAGTCAACCGAAGAATCGACAAACTAGAGATAGCATTTGTCCTTCTTTTGAACTGTTTGCGTGCCACCAAAAAGGTGGAGGAAGACTTCGTTATATTGAAAATCCCTGAAAAAACGCTTGATTCTCTTGAGAAGATGATTCTGGCAAGGATAGGGGATGGCAATCAATTAGGTGAGATTAAATAACTACGAAACCACCGAGGAGAGAAAATGGCTAAGTTAATGTACGAACATGTATTCGCGGCTGGCGGCTTCTCAGGCGAGTCTTTCGACATCGCCGTGGGTCCTGCCAATACAGGTCTAATTGATGTGTTGCTTTCTGCTGGCGACGGCGCTCTAACGGACAATGCTCCCCACGCTCTTGTATCGACAGGCGCATTGACGGCAGCAAGGGCTCTCGACATCTCCGGCATGGAGACTGAAGGAGCTGGCGGCGGTGGACAAGCACTTAACGGTCGCTTCTTCTACCTCTCGGTTCAGAACACCGACATCGAAACTAACCCAATCACAATCAGCAGCTCGACGAGCATCAACGGCGTCGGTACCCTCGTTATCGACAACGTCGGTGACTACCTCTTCACGCACCTCTCTGGCGGTGTTTGGAGAGCCAACTTCTTGCCTAGCACTGTTCCTGACACCGCGTCCATGGTCCGTGTTACTTTCGCGGCGGCTGACTGGGTTGGCAACGCCATCACGATCCTAAGAACCGGCACTCCAGGTGCGGGTCAAGTTGGTCCCCACGATCTCGCGGCGTACAACTCCTACTTGGTGCAGATCATCAACACGGATCAGACGCCTGACGAAATGGTCGATGTCGAGTTGCAGTTCGCTGGCTCGGGTAACATCACCATGCGTAAAGCGCCAAGAGCGGCAGCTTTCGCTGGTATCGCAGTCATCTCCGGTACTGTTGACTAATAGGGGGCTACAATGGATATGGAAGCTAAAACGAAGGAACTTCGTCAGGAGTTGGAAGCGATGGGTTCCGAAGAAAGCAAACTTCGTGGACGCATCAAACAGCTCAAGGAAATGATCGAAGAGAAGAAGCGTCGTTCTGCGTCACTTGCTTCTCTGAGAAAAGAAGAAGAAGCCGTATTGCTAGAACTTCTTAAGTAAGTCTGTCGCTGCTGAGGTAAAGTGAGTAATGAATTCTATAGCCTTGCGAGAACTTACGGCGGACTTTCACTTGAGTACGCAGACGTAAAGGAATCCGATTTTGCGTCCGCAGCAGCGTCAGCTTATTCTCCCTCAGAACGTGGTGACTTTAGACGTGTAGACGGAACAAGAAAAATTCAACTACTCATGGAGTGTCCAGGGGTAGTTGAATCTTTTCAAACTTCAGCGGGTACAATAGTTCTTCCAGCAAACGACGTATCAACAGCAACAAATGATGCTGGTGATGGACGTCTTTTCTTCTTTAGGAACTCTGGAACAGGTGCGATAGCTATCGAAGACTACTTCGGAAGCTCCCTGCACTCAGTCCCTGCTAGTACCACAATTATCATCATAGGTAACACCGCCAACACTTGGGACTTCATAGCTCCTAGTGTGACGACCTTCAATACTCCCTCTACTCAACTCGTAGATCAAGCTAACGCTCAAGGCGTATCGCCAGACAGCAGTCGCGCGGATCATATCCATAGTATACCGACAGCTACTCCTACAGACGTAGGCTCCGCTAACGCTCAAGGTATTGCTACGACGACGGTCAAGTCTGACCACGTCCACAGAGGCGTGCATAGTCTCAAAGCTACAGCCACAGGCACTCAACGCTTTGGTGACATCACACTTGAAAAAGGTTCCAATATTGTCCTCTCAGACAATGGTTTGGGCTCTTTCATCATATCAACTTTAGATCTGTCTATTACAGTTACGTCAGCCTCCACTCTCACTTTGACTGCCGCATCGACGGCGCAGCAAGTGTTTACGGGAGTTACGGTAGGTCAAAATGTAGATCTTCCTGACGCGACTACCTTAGATGTTGGTCGTCTATACTTCATCTGGAATGATTCCACCAAAAGCATCGACGTTAGAAACAGCACCAGTGCTTCGATCTTCATCGTCCCACCGCACTACCGTGGAATCGTCACCCTCACCACCAACGCTACGGCGGCTGGCGTTTGGACCTGGATGATGATGTCGGAGTCAGAAGATTTAAGTCTTAAGTCTGGTGTTGCTAGCTCGGGTAGCTTTACTGGAAGCCCTAAAACGGCTCTAATCTCTTTCGCAACTCCATTTTTTTCCAACTTGTACGCAATTGTTATTACAGGCAGTGATAAACGTTCGTGGTCGTATGACAGCAAGACTGTCGGCGGGTTTACGATAGAAGCAAATGCAGCTACCGCGTTAACCGCAGAAGTTAGCTGGCACGCAATCTTAATCGGTGAGAATTCATAAAACTACTACTGCGCAAGATTAACACGGGTATAATTCATAATATTTGAGGGGGTAGAGATGCCGCATATTATCGATAGTATAATCATCGAAGGAACAGGTAGGACAAACGCCCTCAGCGTAGACGTAACAAGCACAGTAACTGCGGCAGGTTCGCAAGTTCTAACGGCGGCTTCTACCTCGCAGCAAGTGTACACAGGTACAACTGCCGCTCAGTTGATCAGAGCACCAGACGCTACGACGCTTGCGGCGGGTCACACATACTGGCTTTGGAACCAAGCGACCGTCCCCGTGTCGTTCCAGAACAATACACCAGCCACTCAATTTACTTTGCCAGCCGGAGCTAGAGCTAGGGTTACTGTTACCGACATTAGCTCTGCGGCAGGTGTTTGGATTTGGTCGATTGAAACTAACTTAGCCGACCTAAAAACAAAAGCGGGGACGATCTCCGCAGGTACATTTACAGGTACTCCTAGAATCGCCACTGCTACTTTCGCTACCGCCTTCACTGACGCCAACTACAGTGTGTCTATCATCGGACAAGATGGTCGTACTTGGAGATACCAAACTAAAGCGGCTGGCTCGTTTGTGATCAACACACAAGCAAACACTGCTTTAACCTCCGCAGTTGACTGGATTGCAGTGTTCCAAGGTGAAAATTAACAGCTAAATTTTTGAGGAAATAGAGGGGATTTCAAGATGCCGCATATTATTGATACAATGATCTCTGAAGGGCTACTAGATACTAGAAGTTTTAGGACTCAAGCGGTTGTAGCGGCTACGGCTGCTGCGACTACAACCTTAACGGTTTCCTCTGAACTAGCTCACCTCTACACAGGAACTACTGCTGGACAGATTATTCGTCTTGGCGATGCAACGACTTACACAGTCGGTCATCAGTACGAGATCCACAACAGCTCTACCCAGAGTATTGCTCTTCAGGATAACGGCGCAGGAGTTCTAGCTACACTTGGAGCTGGGCAACGTGCTTCCGTAATTCTCCAGAACATTGGAACTGCGGCGGGTGTTTGGGCAGTCGTAGTTGGTCAAATCATTACCACTGCTGCTGCCTCAACGCAAAACCTTGAGCAGACGAACGCAGAAGGTACTTCGACTTCCCTAGCTAGAGCCGACCACGTTCACAACATTCCTACTGCTGCCCCGGTTGCAATTGGTACAGCTAACGCGGCAGGTGCCGCAGTTACTGCTGCAAGATCCGACCACGTTCACCGTGGTATCTCAAGCATCGACGCCAACGCAGGCACTGACCGCTACGGCGATATCACACTACAGCAGGGTACAAACTTAACTGTTGTAGACAACGGTTCTGGTACGTTGACGTTCAACGCTACTGCCCAAGTTGGTACTGGCTTAGTCATCAAAGCAGGTACGGTAGCTGCCGCTACGTTTGCGGGAAGCCCTAAAAAAGCCACGGTTACTTTCGGCGCTGCGTTTGCGGCTGCTACTTATTCAATCAACGTAACTGGTGGTGACGGACGCACTTGGACCTTGGAGAGTATTGCAGTTGGATCTTTCGTGATTAATGCTAACGCCAACGCAGCACTTACTCAACCAGTACGTTGGGAAGCGATTGCCGCAGGCGAATCTAACTAATTTTGAGAGTGTATTTGGTTGAGTTCTAAATTAGAATCAACCAAATAACCTATAATTATAGTTAAGGACATTTTTTAAATGCCTAATATTGTAGATATTCAAACGGTTGAGGGTCTTACAGACACTCGGAGTTTTAGGACCCAAGCCCTTGTACAAGCAACTGCTGCGGTAACCACTAGCCTAACGGTTGCCTCAGAAGCTTCCATTATGTTCACCGGTACAGTGGTGGGACAGATTGTTGCCTTAGGCAATGCAACTACTTACACGGTGGGTCACCGGTACGAAATCCACAACAACTCTACCCAAAACGTTGTACTACACAATAACCCAGGTACAACTTTAGCTACAATTGGTGCGGGGCAGCGAGCCTCAGTTATCCTTCAAAATAACACAACTGCTGCTGGTATTTGGGCTATAGTTCTTGGTGGAGCTAGTGTAGTTACAACTAACCTCGGTGTAGTTCAAAAGCGAAGAACCACTACTTATACGATGACCGGCTCTTTCGCTAGTATCACATTTAACACACTAGATATCGAATCAAACTCTGCGGTAGTAGACGCAGACCCTGTTAATACAGACCGTATTAGGATACAGGAAACAGGTCTCTACCAAATATCATTCACGCTAAATACAGAGATAAGTGCCTCCGGATCGATCAGCTACAGAGCTTTTGTAAACAATACCACAGCTATTCTAGGCTCCCAGCAGGTGATTGATGGGGGTGACGAACTTTCTGTTGTTGAATGTTATGCGAACTTAACAGCCGGAGACTTCGTTACAGTCCAACTACAAAACACCGGAGGCTCCGGTACAATAGTAGCAAACGCTTTGTTCTGTATTGAACGATGTACAGGAGCACAGGGACCTCAAGGAGCAGCCGGTGGTTCAACTATCACTGTCCAAGAAGAAGGTTCAACAGTAGCGTCTAATATCTCACAGATAAATTTCGTAGGTCCCACCACTACAGTAACTTCTCCAGGGGCGGGACAGATAGTTGTCACTACTCTTTCAGGCGGTTTCGGTGCAAACTACGCCTACATCACATCTGACTCACTTGATACTACAAACTCAACTACCTATCAGGTCAAAGCAACTTTAAGCACTGGTTCAATTCCGGCAGGTACTTACAGGGTGGGATGGCACTACAACTGGTATTACACAAGCACTAGTAGAAGATTTGACGTTAGGGTCAGACTGAATGATACGACCGACATCGGAGAACACCTAGAAGAACCTTCTGATTCGGCTACCAACCAAAGAAGGTCACCTGGAGGTTTTGCTAACATAACGGTAGGTGCAAGTACGAACAGTATCACCCTAGAGTACCGCTCTAGTAACGGATCAGACACCGCAGGGATTGCCAACGCCCGTCTTGAATTTTGGCGGGTACAGTAACAATTTTGTGAAATAGGATACAATTATGTCAGCAACGAAATACACATACTCGATAGCAGCAGACACCGCCTCTGGGCTCGTTAATACGGATTCCTTGTCTAGTCAAATACAGGCTTCCGCAATTGTAATTGTCCTAGACTACATTAACTCTAGCGGTGACGTGCTTGATGTTTGGATGAAGGCTGCTTTGTCAGGCGGCGATGAAACTATTCTGGATTCAGTAGTGGAGGCACACCTCGGGGTTGCTCCCCCAGATTTAGCCCAGCCGGTTGTTGTTTCCAACTTTCCTGCGCAGGTACTAGGTGCTTCAGGTGCTCCCATTGTTGAGCAAGGTCACTTGACAGGGGTCATTGGATCGAAAGCGGTGTCAATTGTTTCTCCTAACTTGGGAAACCGTTGTACTTGGTATCAAAAGTCAGTGAAGGTTACCGCAGAAACACTCACCAACTCGGGCAACGACCTTCTTTTCACTAGCGTCAATCCTTGGTGGATTGACATCTACAACCCCAAGCTAACGTACAGCCACAAGCAACTACCTAAACGAGACGCTTCCTTCGGCAGGCACTCAGATTGGGCAGTTCTAGTTTATGTTGACGGAGTTCTACAAACTAGTGGTTACACCCTTAATTATGTGAACGGAACGGTTACGTTTGCAGCGTCTAAAGCAGGAAACACAATCACGACAACTTATTGGCATACCAACGGTGTAGCTAACTGCTCTGAGTGGTTATTTAGTCCAGCAGCAGGGAAGAAGTTCATTATCAGTTGTGTTGAACTTCAGTATTCAATGAACATGCCAGCCACCTTCGACACGATTAGGTTTGAGGTATGGGGTGGCGCTCCTCTTGCCCAATATTCTGGCAACGTAGCTCCCGCTTCTACAGTGTCTGCGGACTCTAGTATTTGTTATCCAGGAATTCAACCTCAACGAACAACCGTAAGCTCAGACTTTACGCAGCCTGCGGCAGGCGCGACGGTTACTGTAACAGTGGGATCGACCACTGGAATGGCTCCTGGACAAGCCCTATTCATCACAGGTGGTGGGTTTTACGGGATTGGAGCCGTACTAAACGCAACTACTCTCGTTCTACAAAACTTGGGGTTCGAAAGCTTTTCAGACGCTGTTTACGATTTAGGTTTCGGACAGTTTAGAGCTGACTACAGAAACGTCTGGGATATTTTGAATACATCGAACAACCAACAGTCGGGCATAGTTCCTAAACACAGTGATATGCAGAACGACCTATTCATAGCTCCTTATAACTACACACAGGCGTCGGTATTCGACTCCGCATTAAACGCTACTCTTAGAGTCTGCTTGAAAGCTGATACTCCTATTGCTGATATAGAAATCGCTTCGGCAACCTTCTACATCCAAATTGTCTAAGGAAGTTTATAGATGCTAACCAAGTTTTTAAATTGGTTCAAAACGACAAGCTTATGGGTAAGACTTGCGCGTCACACAATTGCTCATTTTACCTTCAGGCTTTTTGGCTACCCCAAATTCCCCATCGAAAAATACTTCGACATCGTAGACGCAATGACGTTAGACCCCGACGCACTTTACTCTTTCGTGAGTGCTGACAAGTCGTCTTTAGCTTGGCGTCTGAACCACTTCATCACTGGTGCGTTTTGGGGTCATGCAGGCATCGTCCTCTTCGAGGGTGGGAAGCCTACGGCGTGGCACATGAAAGGCAATGGTCTTAACGGGTGGCACCTCTTAGACATCCTGAAGGAGTGCGACAACTTCGCTTTGGTGAAGCTACCCCTCCATGGTGCAGATTTGACTGAAGCCAAAAGACGCCTGGAGGTTCTCAAAAATGCGCCTCTGGTAGCTTACGACTATCAGTTAGAGCTAACGCCTGATGTTCTAGATTTCTTACAGCTTGGAGCGCCGATCGAAGAAGGCGCGAAGCCTCTAAAGATCTACTGTTCGGAGCTTAACTACGCAATCTGCTACGGACTGATTAAAGATCCAACTTGGAAAGGGTACTGGGAGCCCCGCGTAAAAGTCGGGATGCACGTCTTTGAGCCTGACCAAGTTTATGCTGGCGGTCCTGTTGTGTTTGAAGATTGACACAATACTTGTTTGACAATTTAAACGTTTGACGAGAAGCTTTGAGCTAAGATCAGACTTGCAATTACCTTTACTTGGGAGCAAAGCATGGAAGCTATTGAGGGACATTTGTTCTCTCTGTGGGCAGATATCTCGCATTTCTTCGGTCAGTACGAACTCAACGAAGGCATGTTGTGGATTTTTTTAGGCACTTACGCCTTTACGTTGATCACCGACTTAGGGCGCACGACTCTAGAAGTTTTTTTCAACTTCTTTCGTCGTCCTGGAAATCCGCCTAGGGTTAAGTTGGAGACCTCTGAGTGCGCTATTGTAATCCCTTGTTACAACAGCGATGAGGTCATCAAAGAAACACTCGACACATTGCCTTCTGGTTACAAGATCTACGCCGTAGCGAATGGCTGCACAGACCGCACGATGGCGATTTTGCAGGAGTGCTCCACATATCTCCCGAACCTGGAAGTTATCAACACGGCAGTGCCGGGTAAGATCCGCGCAGTCCTTTTAGGAGCGCTCAAAGCGCGCAAAGACGGCTACTCACACTTCATGCTGCTCGATGACGACATCCAGTGGTGTAAAGAAGCTGACGGCTCGCCGCAACCGATCACAGTCTATAACAAGGCAAAAGCTGTAACAGCTCTACCTGTCGTCCCTAGCAAGGTTGATCTCAACTGGATTCGCAGCGTTCAAGCCGTCGAGTATCAAATGATGTGTGCTTCTAAGAGAGCGCAAGGTAACTTAGGCAACGTGATTATGGCGTCGGGTGCGGCAGGCATCTACACGCTTAAGACCTTCATCGACTCCATGCAAGATCACGACGGCGAACATGTCGGCGACGACCTTCAGTGCAGCTATATTCACCACGTAAAAGGCTACAAAATCGACTTCAACTCGGAGGCGGTGGTCCAAACACACCCGCCTGTTACGCTTGGAAGTTGGTGGAAACAAAGAGCAAAACGCTGGGAAGCATCACCAGTTTTTAACCTAGCGTGGTCCGCTAAGATTATATGTGCCCCACTTTCCAAGGAATTAAGCCCTGGGTGGTGGATTAGAGGCGTGACTTTTTATCGTGCCTTCGTAATTGTGAACGATCTTCTGCGTTGTTACAGCTTACCGTTTGTGCTGCTTTTTTCACCACATCTCGTTTTAGGCGTTTGGGCAATTACTTATTGCAGTGTACTAGCGAAGCTGGTAGCTTTTAGATACTTTTTCCAACAAGAGAGCTATGTCAAAATTGACGGAATAACCGTTGCTTCGATCCTAACGTATCCCCTCTATGGAGCTATGATGTGGATGAGCAGGGTTTATGCACTGCCTAAGGGCATCGCTCTTAACTGGAAATATTACGGCAAAGGTTCAAGGAAAGTTTCAACATTGGCATCTAAAATGCCAGAACTAGAAGGGGAGATCTTATGAAGGCGAAGTTTCTTGGATTGATCTTAGGTGCGAGTCTCGTCTCTGGCGTTGCTCTAGCTCAAGATGAGTCCGCAATGGTCGTTCCGACCTCACAGGCGTCTACGTTCCGTTACGGTTACAGTGCGGAGAGCTACGAAAAGGCTGACGGCTCGACCGTCGAAGAGTCGTGGTACAGTGCTCGCTCTGGACACCTCAGCGGTGCTATCGACAGCAAGCTCAACAAGTATCGTTTGAGGCTCAATGCAAACGCAGGCGATCTCGTAGGTCTGCCTGACAACGCAGCGCTGAAGAAGTTCCAAGTGGAGCTTGGCGGCGAAAGCAACAGAGCGCCATACGGCTTGCTAGCTACCGAGCTTGCGCTCGTTAAGCATGTCAACCTGTTTGTCGGTACTGTTCACAACCCAGGTGGTTCACAGCGTTTCGTCGTTGGTCCAATCATGTATTGGTCGCAGTCGCACTCGATGCTTCTCTACTATCCAAAGCCGAGCAAGTCCGAGTCTGTCGTCGAGCATTCCCTAATCCTCAAAAACCGAGTTCGTGAATTTGGTAAGTTGGCTTGGCTAGACGCTGACGCTTCCTACAAAGTCGTTCCTTCGGACGATCAAGTGGCAGGCTTCTCCGACTACGGCTACGGCTTGACGTTGGGCGTTTGGAAGCTTTACGGTAAGTATTCCGTCACGCCGTATTGGGAAGGCAACAAAGTCCAAAAGACAGCTTACGAAGCAGGCATCGACGCTAGCTTCTAATTGCATCTTCTGAATTTTTATGCAAGGATTGGCTCACCACCAAGCCTTTTTCTTTTGGGAGTTCCTAATGCTTAAATCCCTGTTCGTCGTTGCGTCTGTCGTCTTCTCTGCTCCTGTAGGCGAAAGCGGTCGTTTCCTTCTTAACCATACCCTAAGCTCTAACATCATGCTCGAAGGAAGGGCGGATGTCGATGTGGTCGCAGCAAACGATATCGACGCAACAGTTGAGCTTGACTGTGCCTTCAAAGTCCGATTCATCGGTGACCTCGGTGGAGCCGCTGCCGAACACCTCCCTCTGACTCTGTTCAACGGCGAGCTGTTAGACCAACTGAAAAGAGACGGGTCTATTGTAGACGAAGACTTCACCGCCCACTACGAAGGTGTCGAGCTTATCACGCTGCAAAACGGTACCAGCCACACAGTAGATAAGATCATGATCGACGGCATCAACACGGCAGGAACGGAAGACCACCCCTGCTTTCAACGGCTAGTCACTGCCATGGCGAAGGTCTATGACCGCAAAGCTGCCGTCAGTAACTTAGTCATCAAAGGCTACGTCGCTCCCGGTCAAATCCTCGGCGGGCTAGTCCGCATCGTAGTCTCAGGACGATCCTCAGGCGTAAACTTCATCGCAGGTCTCGATAAGGAGTAAGACGAATGCCCGCAGCTCTAAAACCCACTTTGGTCGTCTTCATTGACATCCTCCCCACGGCTAAAGCAGGGGGTTTTACGCTGAGTTTCGATAAAGATGGCGATCACACCGTCTTCGAAGTCTCTTACAAGAGAAAAGGACATCGGCAGCAATATGCTTTCGTCGTAGGAGATGCCAATGGCGGATGACACACCGATCAAAGTCACCGTAAGCGGAGAGACCGTCTACAAGGCGGTCAAGAACTTCCTACTTCATGACGACGATTTCCGTAAGAAGGTTGATGCCGTCTTGGCGAAACTTGAAGTCGAAGAAACCCTTTCGGCGTGTGCGGAGAGGGCAGTCGAAAAGCATCTGTCTGCTAAATTCATGTACGGCGTCGGCATTGACCGTATGTTGGAGAAGGTGGCAAGCAAGCTCATCGCCGAGAAGTTAGATGAGATCTTGAACAGTAAGATCCAAGAAGCACTGAAGAACAGGAAATTCGTCGTTTTAGACCCTTGACTCCAAAAGCTTCTTCTGAGATTATACAACAGCTATGAAAAACTATTTAAACATTTCCATGTGGGTCATTAGCTTCGGTTTCACCGAGGTCTTAGCCTGCTTGCGAAATCGACAAGCCCTCTGACTCGGGAAACCGAATCAGAGGGCTTTAAGTTTATTATGGCACCGTGGGTGAGAGGCTTAGCCACCTGACTCATATTCAGGATTTACGACAGTTCGAGTCTGTCCGGTGCTACCATTAGGTTCATCCGCGTGTAGCTCATCGGTAGAGCACTGCCCTGATAAGGCAGGGGTAGAAAGTTCGATTCTTTCCACGCGGACCACTTTAAAGAAAGAAAAGTATGCAATTCAAACACTACTGTGAAGCTCCCCATAGACCGCTAGATGCGCTCGCGCCTAGCATCTTTCTTGCTGGTGGCATAACGGGTTGCCCTCAGTGGCAATCCACAGTCACAAATAAGTTGCTGTCTGAGGATGCTAGCGGAGGCGTGCTCTACAATCCTCGTCGTGCTGATTTTCCAATGAGTGACCCTACAGCAGCTCAAGCTCAGTTCGACGGTTTTCGTCTTCCCAAGATTAACTGAAAAATGGGGTTATCTTGAGGTTTGTAAATAAAATTCATGCGGCTCTATCTCGCGTCCTTTACCATAAAACAAATGAAACTAATGCGATTAAAATTCTAAAAGACCGTAAATTTAGACTCTCCACCTGGTTAGGTGGGTCGGGTGTAGATAAAGGGTCTGAGAAGCTTTGGTTTTTATCTACTTCTACACGTCCCGGAGCCTTCAAGAAGGGTAGTTCTGGAGTAGTTTTTGTTTTAGATGGAAGCAGTATTAATAAAGACTATGAGGGCGATCCATTTGACTACTGGGGGGAGGCTTACCATAAAGCCTCTGGTGGTGACACGGATGAAGCAGAGGAGAGAGTTTACTCAGATAAGCCGCTTATACCTATTCACTATATAACTGAGATACATGCGGACTGGTATATCGGTAATAAAGGTTATGAAGCTCATGCTTATAAAAGACACCGAGACCTTACCTTACTTGCTAAAAAACTAAATATTCCAATTTACTGGTACGAGAGCCATAAAAGTTTAGACTCCCTAAATAAACAAGAAGCTAAGAAGTTTTCGGACTTCCCCAAGGGACCAGAACTAGAACCTGAAGAAAGAGACTACCAAACTGGAAGGTCTAACCGTGAGGGTAGCGTTTCCAAGTATTTCTATGAGAAATGGAAAGCACTACTAAGCATCGAACCCGCTAAGTCTAAAAAAGACCTACCGTTTAAGAACATGTATCAATACCTCTCTAGCTATAGTGACGGTCATACCGGGTTTAAATCCGATATCCACAATGCCTCTAAAGGTGGAGAAGCTGGTGAGCTGAAATACATATATAAATTACAAAAACAAATGGAACGTGTGGGAGCTAAAGACTTCAAAGAGTTCTACTGGAAGATGATAGATAAACTATATAACAATCTTTTAAAAGAACCTGGTTGATTCTATTATGAAGTTGTAGGTCGGGTGACTGCCCGTCACGCCTGCGTTGTAGGCATAAGCCAAAGCTTGTTGCCGTAGAAGAGAGCGTCACTGACTGCTGGAAACATAGCTAAGTAGCGCAGAGTCGTAATCGTACTGTGAGCAAAGCAACGCTTTAGCTCTTCTCTCTTGCGCTCTACGCTCACGCTCTCCTCAAGCTTTCTGACGATGTGCATGTTGTTGATGGCATCTTTCAACTCTTTGTCCATCTGGAAGTCCTTCGTGATAGCAAACCTAATTGCACGCAAAACGCGCAAGGCATCTTCGTTCAGACGGTCATACGCAGAGCCTACAGCGCGTAGCGTGAGCATTCGAACGTCTTCAAGCCCGTTGTGGGGGTCAATCAAGTTGCCGTCAGCGTCTTCTGCCATAGCATTGACGGTGAAATCCCTACGACGAAGGTCGTCATAGAGAGTACCAGGCTCTACGGTGTCAGGGCGTCTGCCGTCTGTATAGTTGCTTTCTTTGCGGCAAAGTACGTAGTCGGCAGCATCGCCATCGTGAAGCTTTGCGCGCACCGTCAAAAATTGCGGTGAGGTCAAGAAGATTTTGCCACGCTCTGCGATCCAAGCGACCATAGCCTCAAAGGACGGCGCTTCTACGGCGTAGTCAAGGTCTTTCGGTTCAATGCCTAAAAGTCTGTCACGGACGCTGCCTCCGACGAGATAAGCTTGGATCGTCATAAATGCCCTCACAAAAGTTAGCAACGACTACCTTCGCATGAATTTTTTGCGGGAAGAAGCGTGGAGTTGCTTGACGCTCACATTTCCTTGTACACTGATCTCAGTCAATCCTTTGAGGGTCTGTAGCTCAATTGGCTAGAGCGCCGCGTTTACATCGCGGAGGTTGTGAGATCGTGCCTCACCGGACCTACCATTTCCCCGACAAATCTGAAAAACCGCTGGAGACGACGCATGGATCGTGAAGTTCGAGTCCGCTATTGGCAGAAGGGAAAGCCTAAAGACGAGTTGTGCGGCATACTCGAAGACCTAAAGAAGGGCGACGTTTTCTATCTCGAAGACGGCGGAAACTCCGACAACCTTCTCATCGCCTTAATGGACGCCGATGTCAAAGAGACATCAGTCCATGTCCCCTGCGAGGATTACAAGAATATTTTCGAGAAGCTTTTCGGTGAGCGGGAAACCGACTCCGAAGGCTACATGAAGTTTAGCCGCTGCGAAGTAGAACTTTTCAAGCACGGCTTTGAAATAAGTTACAGTGCGAAAGGTTTCGGCTTCGGAAGTCTTACGTTTGCCTTCCGTGAAGGTGAAGGTGAAGAGAAGACGCTTCGCACCGATACCGAATGCACAGGACTCAAAACCCTTACGGCACTCTTCCGGGCAGCAGCTCCAGCTCTTGCACAGCTCGCTTTAGAGCGAGATCCATACTACCGTAGCTCCCACGGACTCGGGACTTTAGCTGAAGATGATGCCGTGCGCTTAGCGGCTGCGCTTGCAGCCCATGACAAGATGATGGCTGAGATGGATGAGCAAGTCGCTGAGCACCAAGCTCAAGCGGCGAGCTTGATACCGGAGTCGGTCTCTTCTACGTCGGCTTCCGCAGGATCTTCAGGGTCAGGCTCGTCTGAACCCCAAAGCGAAACGCCCCCTACTTGACATCCTCCCCACGGCTAAAGCCGGGGGTTTTACGCTGGGTCTTGATAAAAACGTCAAAGAGTTTTTAGACTATCTCATGAAGTTAAGCGACCAAGACAACTAAACAGCCTGTCATATCCCCGCAAACCTCTCTTCAATGTCGCTGTTACGCATCATCGGCGAGAACATCGGAAATGAAGCGCGGTTGACAATATCGAGACTGAACGGGTAGACGCCTGCAAGACTCTGCCAAAGCCGTCCACGAGCATCCCACTTAGCTTTCGTAATAAACGCTGGCTTATCGGCTTCGACGTAATGGAAGTCTTCTAAGTCTTCTCTCTTGTCTAGATAGGAGAAGACCGGCTTGATAAGTTCGCTCGCCACCGGCACGAGGTAAACTCGCCCAAGCTTTTCGTAGAAAGCGATTGCAGTGTCGAGATCCCAAGCGGCATCGTTGTCGAGGTACTTTTGATGGACAAGCGAGAAGGTGTCTAAGTAAAGACGGCTCTTCGGCAGCTTGCCTTTGTTCTCTGGGTTATTGACGATACGGTAAACCACTTCGTCGATGAAAGTGCGAGCTTCTTCCACGCCTTCTTTTTGAACGGAGCGGAGGGTTTCAAAGACATTGAAACCCCTCTTAATTACATAAGCCTTAGAACGGTCAAGAGTTGGCATATTTCTTCCGAGCAAAAGTAAAAGTTAAAATTAATTTGATGCCCCGTTCAACTTTGGACATCCCGTGTTCCGACGTATCAACTTTGATAAGCTGCATGAACCTATTTCCAAAGACTGGTCTTCCCAAGAAGTGACCGCCCTCGGACGGGTTCCACAAGAAAAAGTGCAGCTTCCAGATGTCATAAACCGCATCTGAATCCCGGTGTAGCTCTATGACGCTTCCCGGTAAACACTTCATAAATTCAAGACCAAAGCTGTGGTGTTTTATCACCACGGCTTTGAAGTACCCATGACCAGCTTTTCCAGAAATCCAATTCATGACAACCATCTTCGCCTTTTTCTGGTTAAAACTCTACGTCAAACCGCATAGCGTTGTCTTTGACCTTTGCATATGCTGTTGAACGTCTTTCAAAGAAATTCGCTTTACCTTCAAGATCAATCAAGTTCATAAAGTCAAAGGGGTTCTTCGTTTCGAACAGTGGAGGTGAGTTAAAGGCATAAAGCACCCTGTCCGCCGTGTATTTGATATAGTCTTCCATCAGATCTGCGTTCATCCCAATCAGCTTCACAGGCAATGCTTCCCGAATGAACTCCACTTCGATACCAACCGCTTCGTCCATGATCTTGTGCATCTCTTCTTTAGAGAGCGATAAGAACATGTTTTTGTAGACTTTAGGAGCAAATTGCCAGTGCAGACCTTCGTCACGAGCGATGAGGGTGTTGGCTTCCGCTAAGCCGTGCATAAGACCACGTTTGCGTAGCCAAAAGATCGAACAGAATGCACCGCTGAAAAAGAGACCTTCAACGACAGCAAAGGCAAAGAGTCGGTGGGCAAAGCTTTTGTCGCTGTTGAGCCACTTCAGAGCCCACTCTGCCTTTTTGGCGATGGTGGGGTAGTTGGCGATGGCGTCGAAGAGCAGATCTTTCTCTTTGTCGTCTTGGACGTAGGTGTCGATTAGAAGGGCATAGACTTCGGCATGGACGGTCTCAATAAACATTTGTGCGGAGTAGAAGGCACGGGCTTCGGGGATCTCACAGTCGATGTAAAAGCGTGCTGCGAGGTTCTCGTTTACGATGCCGTCTGACTGAGCGAAAAACGCTAAGATGCGTTTGATATAGAACCTCTCGCCGTCGTTGAGCTTGTTACGCCAGTCGTCTAAATCGACGGTGAGGTCTAGCTCTTCGGCGGTCCAAAAGGCGTGCTCCTGAAGCTTGTATGACTCCCACAGCTCGGGATACTTCACGGGGAGCAGTGCGTACTTATTACTCATTCTAGAATCCTTTTCATGCCGAACAGGCGACACAATCTTCTGGGTTATCTAAGGAACATGCCACTTCTTCGACCGGCGTCATTTCGATTTGCTTCGTAGTGACCTTCTGAGCCTGCATCGACGGCTTCGAGCGGAGGTAGTACATCATCGTCTTCAAGCCTTTGGAATGGCTATAGGCGTGCATGGATGCGACCTGAGCTACCGTAGGATTAGCAAGGAAAAGGTTCATCGACTGCGACTGGTCAATGAACGCACCACGATCCGCCGCCATGTCGATGACGGTCTTCTGCGAAATCTCCCACACGGTTTTATAGATCTCTCTCACTTCGATAGGAATCTCGGGGATGACTTGGACGCTGCCACCACCCGAAATGATCTTATCACGCATACTAGAGTTCCATAGACCTAGCTCCATCAATTTCTTTACGAGGTGCTTATTGACGACGATGTACTCACCAGAGAGCGTCTCACGCTTGTAGATGTTTGAGGTCTGAGCTTCAAACGCTTCGATGTTGTCGAAGATTTGAGCAGTGGACGCCGTAGGCATAGGTGCGACTAGAAGCGAGTTACGCAAACCGTGCTTCTTAATTTTCTCTTTCAGACCTGCCCAATCGTACTCAGCACTAGGCTCAACGTCCCACATGTCGAACTGCAAAATGCCTTCTGACGCAGGCGACCCTTTGAAAGTTGAGTAAGCGCCGTCTTTTTCAGCAATCTCACACGACGCCTCAAGTGCTGCGAAGTAAAGCGCCTCAAAGATGTCTCGGTTGAGCTTGCGAGCTTCCGGCGATTCAAACGGCATGTCTAACATGAAGAAGACATCTGCTAGACCTTGCACGCCGATACCAATCGGACGGTGTTTGTTGTTGGAGTTAGAAGTCTTCTTGTTGGGGTAGAAGTTTTTGTCGATGACCCTATTTAGAAACTTAACTGTGGTCTTTACCACCTTCTTCAAACCTTCGAAGTCAAATGTTCCATTAACTACATGCTTAGGTAGACACTGTGAAGCGAGGGTGCAAACCGCAGTCTCGTCGTCGTTACTGACCTCAACAATCTCCGTACAAAGGTTTGAACTTTCGATGATGCCGATGTTTTTCTGATTGGACTTCTTATTGATGGAGTCTTTGTTGAGCATGTAAGGCACACCGGTTTCAATCTGCGCTTGGACGATCTGCGAGAAAAGGTCTCTAGCTAAGACTTGTTTCTTGTAGCGGCTTTCCGCTTCGTACTTGCAATACAGCTCTTCAAACTCTTTGCCGTAGACTTTGTTGAGTCCTGGGCATTCGTGCGGACACATCAAAGACCACACACCGTCGTTTTTGACTCTTTCCATGAAGAGGTCAGAAACCCACAAAGCTAAAAAGAGGTCACGGCAGCGGATCTTGTCTTCGCCTGTGTTGTATTTCAATTTGATGAAGTCTTCGATGTCGGCGTGCCACGTCTCTAAGTAGACCGCCACTGATCCCTTGCGCTTGCCACCTTGGTTGACGTAGCGAGCGGTCTCGTTCCACAGACGGAGCATGGGGACTAAGCCCTCGGAGTGACCGTTGGTGCCTGCTATGCGGCTTCCTCTTGCACGAATGTTATGGACGTGGATGCCAATGCCTCCGGCGTACTTACTGATCTGAGCGGTCTCCCAAAGTGAGCTGTAGATACCCTCAAGGCTGTCGTCACTGCGGATAGCCAAAAGGTAGCAGGAGGCAAGCTGAGGACGGATCGTACCCGCATTGAAAAGCGTCGGCGTGGCGTGGGTGTATTTCCCCGTAGAGATCAAGTCGTAGAGTTCAAGCACGTCTTCGATGCTGTCGCCACCGAGCGCAAGAGCCACCCGCATCCAAAGATGCTGCGGACGCTCAACGATCTTACTATTGGCTTTCAGGAGGTAGCTGCGCTCCAAAGTCTTGAAGCCGAAGTAGGTAAAGTCAAAGTCCCGCTCGTACTTGATGTGCTTCTCGATGTCTTTACCGTGATGCTTCAAGATCTTGATGAAGTCATTTCCGATTACGCCAGCTTTGCTAAGATCCTTCATCGACTGATAAAAGTTCTTGGTGTTCTTGTGGAGGTTGGACACCGCAATGCGGGAAGCAAGCCGAGAATAGTCAGGGTGCTCCGTCGTAAGCATAGCGGCGGTCTCGGCGAGAAGCGTGTCGATCTCCGACGAAGTGATCTTATCGTAAAGACCTGACACGACTTTTTGGGCAATGACTGCTGAGTCTACGGCGAGGTCTTTGGCGACCGCACGGACTCGAAACAGAACTTTGTCAAATTGAACATCTTCGAGAGCGCCTGAACGCTTCACGACTTGCATATAGACTCCTTAGCTGCCTGCTGCTGGTGTTTTAGTGATAGTAACTGAAAACTTTAGGGCAATCACCGATGGTTCTCAAGCAGAAGTTAAAAACAAATGACCAGAAGAATACTGGACCACAGAATCTATGAAATCAGAGGTGGAAGCGGCAGTACGGGGTCGGCGATAGCCATTGATTTTATTGATCTTTTTGCTTATTGAAAAAGAACGGTTCTGTAACAAATACAACTTGCCTACCCACGTCTACTGTGGTAGTTGGAGGGCACAAACTGTGTGTTTTCAATTATTTTAAGAAGGCTACAAATCAGATGTACAACTACCTAAACGAGCGGAATATCAAGTCGATCAAGAAGAAGTTGATGAAGGGCATGTCTCTGACAGAGGTTGCCGAAGACTATGAAACTTCGGTAAGCAACATCGGTCACATAGTCAGCGGCAAGAGCTGGGCAGACATCGTTGTTCCGGGCTTCAAGCAGTGGCAAAAGAAGAGAGCGACGTTAAAGCTAAAGCGTCGGGAAGCTAGACTTGAAGTAAAGAAGCCCCGCAAGGCAGCCGTTAAGACGGCTAAACGTAAGAAGAAAGTCGTTGCCCGCAAGGTCAAAGAGGTCGAAGTCAAAGCTCCCGTGGTGAAAAAGACCCCGCTTCTAAAGAAGATGAAGGCGAAGACCAAGAAGAAGGTCGTAGAGTTCCTTCCTAAGGGAGCGGAAGCCCTGCCCGACGTTCTTCAAGAGCTTCAAGCCGCAACACCTTTAGAGAACTTGGTGATCCGCCTCCGTAAGAAGACCAAAAAGAAGGCTGACGTTCCACAACTCGAAGCAGCTTCAACCGAAGAAGACACCGACTCGGTTGGCTAAAACAATTACTAGAAACCCCGAAATCGTTCTCGGGGTTTTTGTCTTTTCACAGGATTATGTAGATGTCTTTTCACCACCGAACGGTTGCCAAGCAAGAGTTGGAAATCCCCATCTCCCTAACGACACGCATCATGCTTTTCATTGGTATGAGGAGAGTCTATCTCGTCTTAGATCCATTCAAATGCACGCACTTCATTGTCTTTAGACCTCAAGACGTAAAAGACAACCCTGTCTTAGGCGTGATGTCGTTTCAATGGTCTAAGGGAGCTTTCAATAGAGAGCCCGTAAAAGTCGTCATCGAAGCGGGGCAAGCGATTGTTCCAAAGCCCGTCCTCAGCTTGGTCCCTAAAACCGTCTCGGAATAACTCTACGGAAACGTTCTTTGGTTTCTTTAAGAACGTCTTCCTTAGGCGTAACGACGGCGTTGCCTGCCCTTAAGGCGTCGAGTTCAGCTCGTGCAATTTCGTACTTACGAGCTTGCTCGACCCTTTCGGCGTCTTCCTTCGCTGTACGGTCTGCTAATACTTTGTTCTCGGTGTCTGTCATTTCTTCTCCAGGTCAAAAAGAAACCCCTCCGTTAAGAGGGGTTAAATTGAGAGTTCAAGTAGATCCGGCATTTTTTGCTTTTGTGCCTGTATTTCAAACGGGTGACTTAACCACTTGTCTACTTTCCCCGAAGAGAAAGGTTGGATTCGAACCAACGGTATGCTTGTAAGCCGAAGCTGGGGGAACTCGTACAAATAAGTGTACACGAGGTCAAAATCAAACACCATACTTTATTCGTCTAGCCCAAATACCGCCGAAGCCACTACAGTTACCAGCAGTGAAGGTGGCGAAGGCATTGACCGTAGTCGTGTCGGGGTCAGTCGAAGGCAGTGTCACCGTCCTCGTCGTGTTGAAATAGTTGATGTCGTTCGCAGAGGAAAGAAGCGTGACGTTGGCGTTAGCCAAAAACGCTGACTTAAGGAAATGTCTTTCATTCCCGGTTCAACAAACACGGCTTCGCAATTTCCTGACGGTTACACTGGTCTTGGACTTGACATCCTCCCCACGGCTAAAGCAGGGGGTTTTACGCTGAGTTTCGATAAAGATTGCAGTGGAATAGGACTGCTATAAAATCTTTAGGAAGTGGGGAAGGAGTTAGAAGCAGGAAAAGGGTGTAGAACGGTTCAAGTAATGTACGCAAAATTCTTTGCCAGAAAGTATGAGTTTCTGTGCCCTACCATTGGGCGAGTTCCCCACAGTGAGGGGAGCCCAGGAATCGAACCTAGATTTGCTTGTATGCGTTCGTCGGGGGAACCGATCTACAAAATAAGCCTAACGTAAGTTCTTACTGGTTGTCAAACTCTTTTGTGGCTCTTAAGCAAGACTATCAAAAACTTCCTTCACACCGTCCCAATAGTCAGCCGTATATTTGGTGTGGTCAAAGTCTTCCCCGTCTAAGTTCTCGACGAGCATCATATTGAGGTTGTCGTTAAGTTTCTTGTCGAGATCTTTTGCAAGCTCGGAAGCGATCTCTTGCCCCGCTTTGAAGCCTGGACTTTGTTCGGCTGCCGTAATTTTTTTACAAAAACGCATCACTTTACCACTTTAAGATGACTGCGCTCTTCCTTAGGAAAGAGCTTGGCGTTGATAGCACTTTCTACATCTGCCGCCGACTTCTTAAGAACGAGACCTAGCTCTTCTGAGACCAAGCTCATTGACTTATCAAACATCTTCAATTCGCCATACGAAAAGTCTTTGTGACTTTTGATACCTGCTAGCTCCATAAGCACTTCGGCGTGATCCTTTGCAGATCCAGTACGAAGCTTATCCATCAAGTCTCTGAATTGGCGATTCCAAGTCGTAGGACTAGAGTCCTTCGCTTTGATTGAATTGAAAATGCTTTTAGCTTCCGTCTCGGAGATCAGCTTACGGAGCATTTCGGCTTCTCTGCCTGGAAGAACGATCAGCGTTGCCGAAGAGTCCGTGATCTTCACGACGATCTTACCCTCTTCAACCTTAGTGATCTTGCCAACGCCGTGAGCGGGAACAACTACGTCTTCACCGACTTTGTAAGTCGCAGCGGCGACGACGGTGTACTTAGCGGTGATTTTCTTTCTGACGGTCATAGCTGTGCCCTTTTGGTAGATTCACTTTCAAACTAATCTTCAACTTATTAAGGAAAGTTATATGCGTAAGGAAGTCATCGCTCTAGGTCAGCATCTCCAAGTTCTCGAAGACGCCCGCCGTGCAGGTATCGTATTCGCAGGAAAACTCCGCTCGCTTGCGGCTGATGTTAAGCAGTCTGAGATCAGCGAAAAAGTCTTACAAGAATTTGAACAATTTAAAAAAAGTATCAAAAAAGGTCATGAAGTATCAGAAGAGCTAGCCGCTAAGTATTTCCTTAAAGGATTTCAAGAAAGCTACTTCGACGATTAATGGTAAGCCATAACCCGCAGTATTACCTAGCTTCCTGTGGATAACCTGTGGGTAACTAACTCCTTGAAAATTGCTAGAAATTCGACTACAAGTCCCCCATCGTCCAAAGCTATTGGTAAAAGGGAGTTTGTCGTTGGGTGTTCAAAATTTCAGCAGCAGCGGCGAGGCTTCGGTTGAGCTTTGGGGAGCCAAAGCTTTTCGTCTTTTTGAAGCTCGACACTTCTTCTCACACCCCGGCTTCGTCATCACATCGGACGAAAGCCTCACCGTCTTTAAAGAACTAGGCATTGATGCTTTATTAAGCAGCTTAGATCCCGAAAACCTCGACGAGCTGCTTTTGGTAAGTAGTAAAATCAAGGATCTCGTGGCTGGTTATCCTTTCCCCTCAAGGCTTTCAGAGGAACTCTCTGGGATTTCCCAGAACAAACGTATTGAATACGCCGTTCGGTCCTCGGCAGTGCTTGAAGATACGCCTCGGCTGAGCTTCGCCGGGCAGTACGACAGCTACTTGCATGTCCACCGCAGGGAGCTTGCAGACTACGTTAAGCTCGTTTGGGCATCGCTTTACAGCGCCCGTGCGATCAGCTACCGGCATCACAACAACTTGCCTAAGAGTGGGCATTCGATTGCGGTTTTGATCCAAGAGATGTTTGACGGTGTGAGTGGTGTTCTTTTTACGGTGAACCCCGACACGGCTGCTAACGAGCTTTTTATCCAAGCTGCTTGGAACGGTGTCGTCAACGGCAAGAGTAATGCTTCGACCTTTATAGTCAAAGATGTCAGCGAGATCAGGGAGCACGCTCCTTACTTGACTAAGACGGACGTTCAAAGCTTGTACGTCTACGCTCATTGTCTTATGAAGAAATTCGGTCCTGAGCTTGACATCGAGTGGGTAAAAAGTGAACAGCTCGGCATCATCCCCCTTCAAGTCAGACCTCTTACCAAAGTTAGCTCGGGCACGGTTTATATCCCTTCCAACGGTCAGATCCCTATTTTGATCGGAGCTGGGATTGGAATGGGGATAACAAGGGGTGAAGTGTACAAACCTGAATCACCATTTGACAAAAACTTTAAACCGGGCTTCATTCTAGTGGCTCGTGACACTAGCCCTGATTGGGAACCTCTTATGAGGTTGGCGTCTGCCATCGTAACGGACCACGGCTGCCGGACCTCACACGCAGCTCTCGTTGCGGCTGAGATGGCTCTGCCTGCGGTTGTGGGTACCAGCGATGCTACTACGTCGCTAGCGAACGGTCAGGTAATTAGTTTGGAAATTTCCGAATCGTTAGGATTCGTTTTTGGAGGACGGACACACCATGGGTAGCGGTAAAGACAACATGAAGACGACGGCAGCGGCGGACCCCAAAGGAGCGGACACGCTCTTAGGTAAGCTGACAAATTGGACCAGCAAGAAAGGTGGCGGCAAACCGAAAACAGCAGAGAACTTTGCTGATAACGTCGCCAACGCCCACGCCAAGCTTCAGACTTTGCTTGCGACGAAGAAAGCCGATCTCCTTAACGAAAAAAACCGTGAGGACTATAACCGCCAAGCTGTGGCAATTTTAAACACGATGAACCATCACCTCGAAGACACGATGGATTTGATCTGTGAGTATGCGGAGTTGACATGAAGCGTCAGGATCTTGAGTGTGGAAGCTGTTCATACGGCGAAGAGCGTTACTGCGACAACGACCAAAGCTACGACGGCGATCCTTGCCCGTCATGTCAAAACGATATGTTTGTCAAAAACGAAGCTGCTGATGATGATGATGACTCTTATACTCCTGGCGAGCTTGAAAGCGAAACCATCTCGCTTACCGATAAGCTCATTAGGGTAACGCAGGGTCATTTCAAAAAAGGTGTTGGCGACAAAGAGATGAGCGTCATCTTAGGAGCGATGATTTCCTACGTCGGAAACTCCTGCACTCAGATCTCCGAGGGCTTCTTGGGGATGCCTGAGACGGACGACCAAAGGGCAGCCTTAAAAATGCTTCAGACGGCGTACATCACTTCGGTACGGGAAGGTTTGGGGTCGGTCTTAGACCACCTCGGCACCTCCGTTCAAAACGCTACCATGCTTTTAGGCTTTCAACCGAGCGGAGCCGTGAAGATGGAAATGGTCGATAAGACCGTTGCCAAGGAGACGATGAATTGACCGAAGTCAAACGCCGCAAGGAAGAATTTTACTGTGACCCAGGTGGTGGCGGGTGCGGGATGTATTTCTCGACGTACCTCCGTGACAATATGAACGGTGCGTACACGATACAGTGTCCGAAGCCTGCTTGTAACCATAAGCACTTCCGTAAGATCGTAAACGGGCTCGTGACGACCGACAGAGACTACTCAGCTCAAAAGCACAACGAGATCTTGGTCGGTCTAGAAAGTACCCTGAGAGCAACCCCTTTCCACGCCTCGCCTGAAAATAAGCGCAGTGCTATGAGGGCTCTTAGGTCATGATGATCGTAAACCGTACCACAACGCAAATAGCTGAAAAACGGTTTGAAGAGTTCAAGGTCATCTTCGGCACGGCTCCGAAAGAAAACGTTGTCAAATTCTTTTCGGAGCTTAACTACCCCAAGCACGATACCGTCAACACGGGCAATTCCTCACAAAACGATAAGCATACGTTCTCAAGGCTCCACCACCACAACGAGCCTGAGATCAGGCTTTGTCTCTCAAGCGTCAACGCACGCTTCGGGTTTAAGAAATACAACGACACCATTGAAGTGACGTTGGAACCTTACGAATTTATTATGATACCAGCCTTTACGCCGCACTACTTCATTGGTGACGGCGAATACATGCGTTTCTTTAAAGAGGACAGCAAAGGTTGGGAACCCCTTTTCGAGGAGATAGCAAAATGAACCTCGCACCGATGATCGTTGAATGGGATGACAACCTCCCTAAAGAAGTCGAAGACGCCAAAAAGGTCTACCAAGCAGCTAGGGCTCAGCAGCGGACGATAACGACACTTGAAGGGGCTCTAATTGAGCACTTCCACCCTCGGCTGTTAGGCTTTCGGATTGAAGGTCCGTCGCTGGCGTCTAACCAATTCGCTGCCCGCTTCTTCAACGAGACCGGCGACGAGACGCTAGTGTGGGACTCCTCCGACTCCAAAGAAGTAAAAGAAGCGGCGGAACGCTTCACCAAATATTTGAATAAGGGCTACAGAGCCTTCGCCGTCAGTGCTGACGGTGCCCTCAAAAGGCAGATCACGCACTTCAATGCCGATCTTGAAGAGATCACCTTCGTAGAAGTTAGGTCGCAAGCAACCTTCACCGAGAAGGTCAAAGACTTCATCAAAGCCTTCGCACCGCTTCCTGCACCGGTTGTCCAAGTTCTTCCACCTACATATCCGGGGTAACTTATGGCTACCAATGCAAACCTTATGGTGTTCCCCGAAGTCGAAGCTCCGGCAAAATGGGCTGCGGTGGAAAAGCCGACCTACACTAAGGCATTCCCAACGCTTGACGGTAACGACCGCTTTTGGTCGTCTCTCAGTGGGACGGGGACTTCTGAGAATTTGCTGAAAATTTATACGGGACAAAACGGCTACACGGCTAGTACGGTGGGTGACGTAACGTGGAGCACGGGTGCTACTGCCGTTACAAGCAGTAGCCTTGGTAGGACGATCTCGATAGGTGACAAAATCGAATCGTGGATGACCGACAGCACTGGCAGCATTTCTCTTATCACAGGTGATAGTGTTAGAATTGACGGCAGCCAAGTTATAATTACTAACGGAAGCCACTACAACTACATCTATGGTCCGTCACCTGTTCAACAGGCTTACCTTAGGCAGCAGCAGTTACGGCAAGCCATACGAAGCAACCTCCTCATCAGAGTTCGAGGGGGGAACCGTAGTGCTCTAGCTAACGGCGTCCCGCCTCAGGAGCTTAAAGCACGCAACACGTTGAGAGACATGCTGTCGGAAGCTGAGTACCGCCGTTACCTCACCAACAGCTTCATCATGGTTCGGGGAGCCTCTAACCGCTGGTACCAGATCTTCAACGACAGATCGCGTATTGTGCAGGTCTACGAAAAGAACGTGAAGGTTGGAACGCTTTGCATCCACACCCTCCGTGAGTGCCCACCTTCTGACCACGTCATCAACATGAAGGTGCTCATCGAACTTGATGAGGCAGGCTTCCTGAAGCTTGGCAACTACCGTGACTTCACGAAGGACGCAGCCTTTTCTTTTGGCGTCACAGCAGATGGAGCTAGGCGAGAAGGTGAAGCTTTAGCCAAGTTTGCTCAAAGGCTTCGCGTCGAACTGCCATCGTTTACGATAAGGGAAGGAATTTCTCTTGCCTGCTAAGACACCACAAGACTGCCTCCACTGCGAGGGTCTAGCGAAGTGCGTTAAGAGCCATATTACGAAGCTGTGGGATGTCTGCTGCATTGAGTGCGGCATCTCGACGCCTCCCACTGACACCAAAGAACGAGCGCTCAGCGTTTGGAATAGAAAGGTGGGAGAGCCATGTTCGGAGGTGCGGTCACCGTTACGCCAGACTTCAAAGTCCAAAAGCAAATCAGTGCCCTTTTAAAGGAGTCATCGTCACTTTCATATGGATGTTCTCGCCATCTGAAAGCCTAGGGAGTTGAGGACCATTCGTTCAAAGTAGTCATAACTTTCTCACGCATTGCGCCACCTGACGATCGCGTGGTCACAACCCTAGCTTCAAGATAAAGGAGAATCAGCTTATGAAGCTTTCGTCCCGTTTTTTCCGCACAAAAATGAAATACGTAATCGTCCGCACACAATCTGCCGGCGTCTTTGCTGGCGAGCTAGAGTCACGCACAGGACAAGAGGTCGTCATGCGAAACGCTCGAAGGTTGTGGTACTGGTCCGGCGCGGCGAGTCTCAGTCAGCTCGCAGTGGACGGACCGCAATGCCCTTTAGATTGTAAATTCCCTGTCGCAGTCGAGCGCGTTGAGCTGCTACAGGCAGTCGAAATTTTAGACGTGACGCCGATTGCGCGTTTGGCGATTGAGAGCGTGCCGGTATGGAAACGATGACCGGCGAAGGCTACGGCTACGACTCCGGCGAAGGCTACGGCTTCGGCGAAGGCTTCGCCTTCGGCGAAGGCTCCGACTCCGGCGAAGGCTACGGCTTCGGCGAAGGCTCCGGCTTCGGCTCCGACTCCGGCGAAGGCTCCGGCTCCGGCTACGGCTCCGGCTCCGGCTTCGGCTCCGACTCC